AATAATAAATTATTGAAAAAATATAAATTATATATTATTATTAAAATAATAAATAATTTTAACAAATGGATGGGGTACGAATAATTCTTGGAATGGATATCAGCACAACTTGCTGTGGTGTATCTATTTTGAAATACAATACACATACGGGGGAAAAAGAAATCATGTATATTGGTAGTGTAAAGTTCAAAACACAAAAAGGTCTTACTACAGAAGATTCTTTATTTGTTAAGAGCCGTCAATTTACAGAAGATTTCATAAACAAATATAAGGATATTGGGATTACAGATATAGTTATCGAAGCACCATTGCCTAATTCGAATAACCTTATGACTGTTCATACGTTGGCAAGATTTAATGGAATGCTCAGTCAATCTATTTTTGATGCAATTTCTGTAGCCCCACAATATATCAGTTCATATGATGCAAGAAAATATGCTTTTCCAACATTGATGTCTGTTAGACGTTATGATAAGAAAGATGAACCATATTCAATCGATAAGGTTCGTAAAGCTATCAAGAAAAATGAATTGACACCTTTCGGTGGGTACACATATAGCACAGATAAAAAGTATGTTTTGTGGGAGTTGATAAATAAATCCTATGATGGAATTGTTTGGCAATATAACAAAAAGGGTGAGTTAAAAAAAGAAAATTTTGATGCATCCGACTCGTTAGTTGCAATTTTAGGATGGATTAACTATATTAAATATCATGATGATGAACCCAAAGTTGTTGATATGTCTGAAAAGAACATATCAGATAACGATGGTAATACATTCACAAAGATTACATACTCGGTTCGTTTTTGTGACGAAACAAATACAAAAACAGCTGTGTTTTAATTAAAAGTAAGTTTTTTCTATTGTGTTATTTTCAATGTTTTTTAGGTTTTGCCGTGTATTGTTGTGTTTAACTTCAGTATGCGGTTTTTGTTTTTGGTGCTTGTTATAGTATAATGATATTGATAATGTTATTTTAATTATTCATATATGTTTGATATTGAAATAGAAAATATTGCTCGAATTACTGAGAGAGTTTTAGGTAAACCACGTCATGAGACAAACATTGATGGGTGGACAGAATACGACTGCCCATATTGTTGTGATATGGAAAATATTGACCATGATGGGAAGTACAATTGTTGTATTAATTATCGAGAAGGTTATTTCCATTGTTGGAAGTGTGGGACGGCAGGAAAAATATCAAAAGTTCTAAAAGACTATGGTGGTCAAAGTGTCGTACGTGAGTATTATGATGAAATTAAAAGCATCAGAAATTCGCAAGAGTTTCAGTTCACACAAAATAATGCACTTGTTAAAAGTGAATTGGTTGAGGTTGAGAACTCAATTAAATTGCCTGATAATTTTCGTCTTATTTCGAGTGCTGATAAGGAATCGTATGGTGCATACAAATATCTTAAAGAACGTGGATTAGACTATAACATAATTAATGAATTTGGTATTGGTTTTGTCCCTTGGTCAGATGATTTTAAGATGCGAAGTCGTATTGTAATACCAAGTTACGACCAATATAATAATCTTAATTATTATGTTACTCGTGATTATACAGGTAAACAGAAATTAAAGTACATCAATCCTAATATTGATAAGAAAACTATTATTTTCAATGAACAGAAAATAAATTGGGGTGAAAATATTACGTTATGTGAAGGAGTATTTGATAGTTTCGTAATACCTAACTCAATTCCACTTCTTGGTAAAGAATTAAATGAAGATTTTGCTGTATACCAAGCTTTATTTGATAAAGCAAGAGCTAATATTAACATCTTATTAGATGATGATGCTGTGGATGACGCAAAGAAAATGTATCTTTTTCTAAATACAGGGAGTTTGAAAGGAAGATTACGTTTTATAGAGTGCCCAAGTGGGTATGACGCTTCTCTATTTTATCAAAAATTTGGGAAAAAAGGTATGTACAAATTGCTTAGAAGCGCAAGACAATTGAATGAATACGAACTTTTGTGATTATATATTTTGTTTTGCACGTTTTTTGCAGTATTATATAGATAAATTATAAGTAATGGTTATTAACATAGAAATCTCTGATAGAGATTATAGAGATATTGAATTATACTGTAATGCAAATGGGTTAGATTTAAAAGAATATATTTCGAATTTAATTATGGAAACCCATTATTGCAACAAATATGGTGATTTAAACACTATGATGGAAAAAGTCGCTGAAGAAAGTACTGCCTCACCAAAAAAGAGGGTGGTACGTACAAATAAGAGTGATGCAAAGGTTAAAGAAGAAAATGATGTAAAAGAGCAACTTGAAGTAAATAAAAAACAAATAACAGATAAAGAAGAAACACCTACAGAAAAGGTGGCAAAAGTAACAGTTAAAAGAAAAAGAACTTTAAATACATTGTAAAATGATTGAAAATATTAAACCTACTGATAAAATTGTTGTGGATGTGTCGATGTATCAGATTGATATTAACCCATCTAAGTTGCAGTCACTACGTAGAGAAATTGCTGATAAGTATGGTCTTCCATTGCGTAATGTGATTGTTAATCCAAAACCAATTATGGTCGATAGTGATGGAAATAAAGTATCTTTGACATCTGATATTATCACAAGTATCCAAGACCCTAAATTTCAACAGAACCTTTTTAAGGAATATATTGAGCTTAAAAAGATTGAGAATGTTGATATGGATATGATTTTAGATATTGATAACAAGGTTAACGCTTTTGTTGACTTTGATTCATATTCTAAATATAAATCATATAAATTTACTTATGTAAAGTGGAAAAATTTCCTTTCATATGGTGAGGATAATTATATTGACTTTACGAAGCTTAGTGGATTGGTTTTGCTTTGTGGTAAACCACAAAATCAAAGTGGTAAGACAACGTTGGCACGTAATCTTCTTCGCTTTGCTTTGTTTGGACGTTCAGAAAAGACACCTAATCTTGCAGGTGTATTTAATAAATTCACGCCTGAGGCAACAGAAATGTCTGTTGAGGTTGGTATTGAGATTGAGGGTGAGAATTATGTTATTCGACGTACTGTAACGCGTCCTGCGCTCTCAAAAAGAACTGAGAAAAGTAAATGTAAGCAAACAGTAGACTATTTTAAAGTAGTTAATGATGAATTAGAGCTAATTGAAAATTGCGAGGCTGAATCAACGCAACAGACAAATAATGTTATTCGTGATTCTATTGGTTCACTTGAAGATTTTGACCTTATTGTTTCAGCAACGGCAAAAACACTTGGAGATTTGTTCTCAATGGGGCAAACAGACCAAGGTAAATTGTTTTCACGTTGGCTTGGGCTTCTTTCATTGGAAGAGAAAGAGGGAGTTGCAAAAGAATTGTATAAGAAGAATGTAGAACCTGCTCTTCTTTCAAAGAAATATAATAAAGCAACTCTTGAAGGTGAGATTGCTGATATGCAAACAGTTATTAAGGATAATGAGGAAACGTCAGTAAAACTTGAAAAGAATGTAAACGACAGAAATAATGAACTCCTTAATCTTAACAACGATAAAATTCAGATTATGTCTGAACGTAAAGAGGTGAAGGAAACACTCATTAAAACTGATGTTGCAACAGTAGAAAACAACATTAATATTATTAATGAAAAGTTGACCATTGAAAGAAATAAGTTTAAGCAACAAAAGGATGAGTGGGGTGAACTTAATGGTGCATCGTTTGATGTTGAAGAACTAAAGGCTCTTCAACAAGAAAGAAATGACATCGTAGATAAAAATGGTGGTATTAAACAAGAAATTAGCCTTATTAAGGATAATATTGCTCACATAACCGAGCTTATTGAACAGAAAGTTTGTCCAAACTGTGGCCATGAAGTCGATGTAAAAGAACAAAGTGGAATCATTGAATCTAAACAAGATAAAATTAATAAACTTGTAGAACAAGGTGTTGAAAATAAGAATAAGATTGATGAAATTGACAAAAAAATTGCAAAGTTAGAAGAAGACAGAGAAAAGGTTAATAGAATGAACCGACTTAAATTGAGTATGACGGCTTTGCACACACAAATCGAGAACTACAAGTTACAGCTTGATGCCTTGAATAAGACCAAAGAAGAAATTGAACAAAATAAAGAGAACATTATATTTAATAATGAGATAGACAATAAGATTCGTCTCGTTGATGAAAATATTAAGTCTATTACTGCGGCAAAAGAAACCTTTATTCGTCAAATTGAGACTTGTAAGGTTGAAAATGAACGTTATAAGAAAGATATTAAGGTTCGTGAAGACCTAATTGCTAAATTGACAGAAGAAGAGAAGGTTATCCGTAGTTGGGCAATTTATAAAGAGCTTATTGGTAAGAATGGTATCTTGAAAATTGTTCTAAAACGTGCGTTGCCAATTATCAATAATGAGGTTTCAACTCTTCTAAATGGTTTGGTTGATTTTGATGTTGTTCTTTCAATTTCTGATGACAATAAAATTTGTATTGACCTTGTTCACGATGGTGTGTCAATGAATGTTGGTCTTGCTGCATCAGGTTATGAAGAAACGATGGCAAGTCTTGCACTTCGTAGTGCTTTGGCAACTGTTTCATCGTTTGCAAAACCAAACTTCCTTGTTCTTGATGAAATTTTCGGAGCAACAGGTAGTTCACACTATGATGATATTAGAGAATTGCTACGACGGATTATGAAAAATCATGATTTTGTGATAGATATTACACATAATGAAATGATTACAGATTGGCATAATCAAATTATCGAAGTGGTTAAGGAAAATAATATCTCAAAACTTACAGTAAAATGAGTAAAGTAAAAATTAATGATTATGAATCTGAAATAGAATATTACTTCAATTCACTTAAACATTATAAAAAACTCACTCGTGCTGAAGAGAAAGATTTAGGTGAACGGATACAGAAAGGTGATAATAATGCTTTAAACACATTAGTAGAACATAATTTGAGATTTGTTGTTAGAGTTGCAAAGGGATACCGTGAAAGTGGTATTCCTTTTGCAGACTTAATTTCAGAAGGAAATCTTGGACTTATTCATGCAGCAGAAAAATTTGACCCAACTAAGAATATTAAGTTTATTTCATATGCTGTATGGTGGGTACGATGCTACATTAATGAGTTTATTGAAAAGCAAACAACAAATGCGGTGATTAGTACGGATAACTATAAAGATTATCAATATAAAGATGAGTTAATTAATGAAAATTTTGAAGAAAATCTGAATAATCTTAATGATAGACATTCTACGATTGCTGACTTGTTAATATGCTTAAAAGACCGTGAGAGAAAAATTATTCAAATGTCATTTGGCTTAAATGGAAAAAATGAAATGACTCTTGATGAAATTAGTAAGGTTACAGATTTATCAATGGAACGTGTAAGGCAAATTAAGGATACTGCAATAATGAAACTTAAATGCGAAGCTCTATCACGAACAACAAATGATTTTAAAGAAATGAAAATGCTTTCTTGATAAGGAAAGCATTTTTTCTTATATTTATAATAAAATAATAGATAAACAATTATTATGGCAAAGAAAAGTAAGAAAACTAAGGCAGTTGAACCTGTTAATGATGTAGAACTTGATGCATTGGTAAATGAGGCTAAAGAAAACATTGATATGGCCGAAGTTGATAAAGTAATTGAAGAAAATGAAAAAGACAATAATACAGTTCTTGAAGAAACCGTTGTTGAAGATGTTAAACCAATGGAAGAAACAGTAGAAATGGTTGACACAGAAGATGAAAGTGAGGAAAAAGATTCTGTACATGTGAGTGAAGAACATTCTGAGGAAGAAAAAGAACCTGAAAAAGAAGAAGAATTAACTTCGCTTGAAAGCGACACAGAACTTGATGAATTGGTTGAATCAATTGATGATGTAATTGCAGAGTGTACAGGTTCTGTTGAGGAGGTTAATGAAACCCCTAAGGTTTCAGAAGAGCCTTGGTATGTTGCACGTGCAAGACGTATGGGAGACTATTATAATTGGTAAATAACAAAAAAAATGAACAGAACTGAGAAGGAGTATAATGTAATTTCAGAATCTATAAAAGCAATGCGCCATATACAACGTAAGGGTGCTATTAACATTCTCAGAGAATCTGAAGAAAAGGATACTGAAAGCGATGGTGCTGTACCTTACACAAACCAAGATGAAATGTTAAATAATAGCCTTCAGCCTTGTAGAACACAGTTTGGTGCAAACTTTTCTAAACTGAAAAATCCAATGCTTTATTATCCCGAAGATGGTGATGTTACACTAAGTGGTGTTATTCCTTCACTTAATAATGCTAAATTCCAATTCAGACTTTTAGAGCCATCAGGAAATGGTTGCTTTATTTGGCTTGATAGCATACAGTTGAGTGAAGAAACAATTAATAAAATTCAGAAGATATATGGTGTCTTCAAAAATTGGAAGCAACAATTAGTAACAAGTGAAGATATTAAACCATTAAAATTAAAGAATGAAAACTAATTTATTATAAATTATAAAAAGGTGAGGAAATTATTACTTTCCTCACCTTTTTTTACATGTTATTAATATTTATTTTAAACTGAATTTATATGAAAAAATATATCAGAAAAAGACACCTTAATGAAGATGTTACAACATCTGAGGTGCGTAGTATTGTGAGTAATAAATTGGATGACTTGTTAAAGGAACGAGAGTTTGAGAAACGAGTTAAGGAAATTACTGCGAATGTAGTTGAAAAATTTATCTCTGAATTATTTCATAAAAGATTAATGTGGAAAAATAGTATAAAGAATGGCTAAAGAACAATTATTAAAATATGCAAATTCAAGTCAATCAAATAAAAAGAAAATATTTGCCTTGCGTGATTGGTGTCATAGACAAGGAGATATTTTTGGTTTACAAGAAGTTTTTGATTGTTTAAATGATTTTGCTCAAACCAATGGAGAAGATATATCAAATCTTATTGAAAAATTAGTACATAAATCAAAGGTTAATGGGCGGTCATCTGTTGTGTGGGGTGATACAGGATTTCAAATGTATTTAACACGTGATGAAGATGGCGTATTACAAGTTAGAGGTAATGATAGTCATTTTGTACCTAATGCAAAGGGGCAACATTCACCACATGACAATAAGGTATTACGAAAGGATGGTCAAGTTAACAAAAACTTGAATAAGACAAAAGAAAAACTTTATAATTTAGGGCAAGAAGTACGAAAGATATATAGTGACCAATCTAATACATTTATAACGCTTGCAATGGTGGCAATTAAAAAGTATGCCAAGGAACATAAAAAGTCTGAAATGTCAGTTGTTGATAAATTAAAAAAAGGTGTTTTACGCTTAGATGCTAATGATTGGGTTCTTGTACCTAATAATCATACGATTAAATTGGATGAGTCTCAAGTAAGAGAATTGGCTGAAACAACAAAACTTACTGAGTATAAGTTCTATAATAATGTTCAGCGTTTTCTTTCTGATTTATTAAAAGACCCTGTTGGTGCACAATTACCCTTCTTACTTCAAGTTAATGACATCACACGTAATTATTTGTTATATCATTTGAAAAGCTTAGGTATTATTAAACGACACCAAAAGATTAGTGATAAAGATAGCCAAGGCAATCCAAAGACTGCTAAGATGGTAGTCAAATATAGTGTACCTAAAAAAGATTTTGTAAAGAAGATGAAGAAATTATTCATCACAACTGTTGCTAAAAATGTTCCTGATAAGTTAGAAAAGATTTTAACTGAATGTGATGGTGGAGCTATGGGTGGAGAGGCCGCAGGAGCAACAAGTGCTGATACATCAGGACAGTTTAATCAACCATTATTTGGCGTTCAACGGCGTAAAATGCCGAGAGAAATAGATGAGACTACCGCAGCATCTAATGCAGGAAATTATCAATATACAGTGCCATTTGCTTCTGATAAAGAAACAAGAAATAGAAAGCCCGGATTTAGTGTGAAAAGACAAAACGAAATGTATTTTCATAAGAAAAAACTTTTGAATGAAGATCGGGAAAGTAAAAATTTATCTAAGGCAAGGAGAGTAATTAATCAAATGCAACCTAACATGGATGCACAGAAAACACTTGAAGTGATAAGAAATTATATTCCCAATTCAAGACTTATGAAATGTGAGTTTTTACCAGGCGTAACTCGAATGGTGCTTGATGGTTTATTTAACGATGAATCAAAAATACGCCAATTGAATCAGGTTTTGAAATATATAGCGACAGAAGAATATTCAGGTGAGTATAATCAAGATCTAAATGGAGAAGACGCTGAGACGTTAATTAATCGTTTTAGTGATAATGTTCAACAAGATATAGAGAATGATAAACAAAATGTTGGTAATACACAGTATAAACAGAATAATAATTATAATATTGTAAAGATACACTCATTTGAAGAGGCTGAAAAATATGGTAGATATACATCTTGGTGTGTGACACATGATCCTAACATGTATAACTCTTATACTGCAGAAGGTGATAATATATTCTATTTTTGTTTAAAGGATGGTTTTGAAAATATTCAACCTGAAAAGGGTGAGAACTGTCCAAAGGATGAATATGGCTTATCAATGATTGCTGTTTCAGTCTGTCCTGATGGTTCGCTTAATACAGCAACATGTAGGTGGAATCATGATAATGGTGGAGATGATAATATATTAACAACAGAGGAAATATCACAGATAATTGGAAGAAACTTTTATCAAACGTTTTTACCGCTATCACCTGAAGATATTAAAGAAATTAAACAAACAAAAATTAATGAATTAATGCGTCGTATAACCGAATATAACGAATGTTATCGTATTGAAGGTAGTAGATATTTAACTAATCTTTTTGAACAATGTATTATTTATGATACTGAAACTAAAAAGATTATATCAGGAGATTATATATTTTCTTCAGTAAGTACCATAATAAAATTTCCGTCACACATTGCATTCAGGGTAAATTATAATGGAGAATTCGGTGTATTTTTCCCTGAATATGGTTTTGTTTCTTGTTCGTATGATGCAAACACAATTCATCATATAATCAGAGACAAATGTGATTGTTTACCTTGTGATAAAAATGGGGGTTTAAATTATTTTGATATAAATAATTTAACTTATTTATATGATGAATTTAGTGATAAAATACCATCAATTAACACGATGCTATCTAAATTAAAAAGAAAAATATCAAAAGTTGATATTCTGAATTTTCAGAATATGATGGATGAATTAAATAGTTTAAAAGAAAAAGGAATTCGTTGTGATTCTAGTGGAATTGCAATGATGAAAAATGAAAATGGGTATGCATTATTTGATGTGTTATCAGAAAAATATCCGAAACCAATATATGTTGGAAATATAGGAGGGTATTTTTGTGGGGTTAATGACAAATACAAAGATATGTTTGTTATTATTAATAATGGAAAATATATATTATACTCATTAAGAACCCATAATTTTGTTATGAATGGTTATGAATTTGATGAACAACCAATAACTAATAATTATTATATCACAGTAAAAATGCCAACTGATAATAATAAATATAAAGAGTGTTGGTATGAATTAGATTTTTATGGAAGACTCCATAATAAGATATATAAAAATGGAAGCGAACGATATATTGAGAAAATTTCTTAAAATAAGGTTTTTGTAATTGAATTTTATGTTATGCGAAATATTTATAACTACAATACTGACTTTGATAAAGATACAATTTTAGATAAGATGGCAAACATTGAAGAGCAGATTCAAGATGCTGATGATGAAACACCATCTGCTGATCGAGATAAAAAAGTCAGAGAATTAATCTACGCTCAATTTATACAAGGGTTAAGACTAAGTACAGGTTACAACATTTTTTAAAATGTAACTTTGATCTTGACATAGATATAACATTAAAACTAAATAAAATAAATAATTTATCTTAATAAAATGTTAAAAGAAAATAAGGTCTATAATTTCAGCGAATTAAGAACCATCCTTTCAGAAGAAAAAATGAAGAATGAGTTCAAACCAAAAGTTGGGAAGGGCTACAGTAGGGATGCTGATGCTAAGGAAAATGAGAAGGCTGTTAAAGACATCACCAAACGAACAAAGGAGTTTGATGGAGGTTTGCAAGATGAAGCAAAACGAAAGACAAACCCTGAGGGGATTGATGACAAAAATAAAACGACATTAGATTATGATTATAGTTATGAACCAAGTGACACTTATAAGGAAAGAGTAAAAGCTCAGGTTCATGGTTATACTTCAAAATCAGCGGAAGAAAACGCCAAGAAAGATGAGTTCAAGAAAGCAGCCGATTTTGAAGGGAATAAAGATTTCTATGACAAGAGAAAAGAAGCAGGAAATGAGGACGCACAAGCAAAACAAGAATATAAGCATGCGGGTCTAAAAGCACACAATTTACCAAAAGAAACATTTAAATCTAAAACATTATTCACGGAGAACCAAAAAATGAAGAGATTACATTTTAAGAATACAACATTCCTTAATGAGGAACAAATGATGAAGAGAATCCCTGAAGATTATAAAGTTGATGGAAATCGTTTTATAATGAAAGATTCAAAAGGAAATGAATACCTTGTTGAGTGCAAGAAGGATACACTTTGTGAAAGTTATATCCACACTAATGTAGTTAAACACAATTGTGGAAAACAAGTGATGAATGAGGAACTTGAGAAGTTTAACCGTCTTATGGGCTATAAGAGTTCTGATTACAATAAGAAAGTTGGACAGATTTCTGAATCTAAGCGTTATAATGATATGTTGAATATAACTCGAAAATTGGAAGTAGAGACAAAAAAATAAATAATAAGCAATGGAACAATTAAGTTTTTTTGAAAGAGCTGTTAAAATTGTTGATAAGTATGGCACTTTTAAAGTAATTATATCAATCGTTCTTTTTGCCTTATTTCTTTTGGTAACAGTTGGTACCCCAATAATTACAAAATATTCGATGGAAAAATCCATTGATGCTGCTGAGAAAAACAAAGAACTAACACACATTAGAGATCTTGAGAATCGAAGAGAGGTTCAACCACAGATTTATTCAGTATTAGATAATTTGTTAGAATCAACAAAAGCTGATAGAGCTTTTATAATTGAGTTACATAACGGTTCACAAAATATTAATGGAGTACCCTTTTTACACGGTACGGTAACATATGAGAGAGTAAGAGAAGGTGTTGAAAATATAGATGAAGAATACCAAAATTTATCATTGTCACGTTTTGAATCATCAATCTATATGCATAATAATCTTCACTTTGTAGGAAGCGTTAAAGACCTTGCAAAAATTGATAAAAAAATTGCAGCAAAATTAACTTCTAATCAAGTATCATATGTTGCCGTTACAACATTACACGATGGAGAGAAAGAATGGGGATGGTTTGGTATCTTATATGGTGAGGGTAGACCAATACCATCAAAAGAAAAAATGTTAAACGAATTGTTAATTAGCTCTCAGACAATATCAGGCATCCTTGTAAATGTGCGAAAATAGTATGTAATATGATAAGAGATAAGATAATAAGAAACGGACAATGGCTAATAATAATTTTATTGGCCATTGTATCTTTTTATTTTTGGAGAAATTCAAAAGTAAATAATGACAGCGTAATTAGTGAAGGGCAATATAATAAAAATAAAACACAATATGTTGTAATTTCTAAAGACAAGTCATTGAGTGAGTTGAAAAAAACAAATGCGGAGTTGTATGATTCTATACGCAAATTAAAAGACGTAAAACAAGCAGTACAAATAAAGTATATAACCCGTTATAAAACTGATACCGTTCGATTTAGTGATAAGTATGTACCAAAAGACTCAATCTATTGTTATACGCAAGAAACTGACACCGTAAACTATGACTTAAAAATCAAGGCTAACAGCGTTAAATGGTTTAAACTGAACATTTCCCTACGTGATAGTTTAATGCTCGTCACACGGGCTAAAAATGGCTATAATGAGACTTTAATCAATCATGGTAGTAATACAGAAATAACTAATTCAACCGTATTTATACCAAAACAAAAATTATATCAGAAAGTTAAAGATAGATTATATTTTGGTGCAGGTGTTGGCGTTGGTTATGGGTTATTTAATAAGAAACCTGATGTTTTTATCGGGTTAAACGCAGGCGTAAAATTTTGAAAAGTAATTTGAAAAAGAGTTTTAATACTTCTATTATTAATATAACAAAATGATATTGATGATGGAAGTATTTTTTTCGTATTTTTTAGTTTTCATGCTATGCATGTCTATATGCAGTGTTTTGCGAGACATACTTGATTTAATTCGCTGCTATATTAAAACAGAAGAGTTTAATATTTCAGATACACGTGTTGCAATGCTTTGGTGTGCTGTTAGTTATATTATAACATTTATAGTATTTGCTTAATATGAATTTACAAAAGAAACTTATACAGTTGAGTGAATACAAGTGTTCATTCAAATATGTTGAATCATACTTTTTGGTAAGTATGGTGTACCCCGAGAATTGGAGTATTATACCTTGTGAAGATAAAAGTATTGATGTTGCAGAGGAAGACGGAGTAACATATTATGCTGCATTAATTGAAACCGATATTAACAAAGCCTTTGAACTTATTGATGATACAATTTTATACAACCTTGATGTTGAAAAGAAAATGAATTTGCTGAAATTTAATATCAACAAGCTACAAGAAATGTTTGCAACAATGGATTTAGAAGAGTTAGAAACACTTGAGTTTGTGACTACGACACCCAAAGTGCGTAAAAATACAGAAAAGAAAAGCACTAAGACAAAGAAAGTTGCAAAAAAGGTAACATCTAAAAGAAAGAAAGTTGAAGATGCTGTAACAGAAGATGTAACTATTTATCAAGGTGATAAAACAAATCTTGATAACTTAATGAATAATTTTGTTGATGATACATTTTATGGAGAAATGCCTTGTGGTAATACAGTAGAGACGAAGCAAACAAATAATGAATATTTAGAGGAGGTTGAAAGATGAATTTATTAGGATTATGTATTGTTTATGGATTTATGTTATATGGTCTAATTGAACTTTTAGTGTTTTTCCCAGGACCATTTAATATGCTTGGTAAATTTAGAGAATTTATGCATTGGCTACACCCTCAACTTGGTGAGCTTATTACATGCCCAATGTGCTCAAGTACTTGGATTGGAGGTTTTATCAGTGCTTTAAATTATTTCCTAATTCCAAGACCTTTCACACCATTTAATATATTTTTATTTGGGACAAACCTTTGGTGGCTAATTATCCCATTTGATACGTTTTTTGGGTGTGGAGCTGTATGGTTATTACACGTTATAGATGAATATTTTGAATCAAACACAAAAAAAGAATACGAGGATGAATGAATTTGAATTACATAAAGAATTAGAACGTAATAGCAATGATAAACAAATAATTAAAGATGAATTGTGTGCATCACAAAAGAAGTGGGCTGAATATGTCCTAAAACATAAAGATGAAATACATTCACAACATCATCCTATCGTAGTTAAAAAGAAGAAAAGTGCTTTTTTTAAAGAAGTACTTAATAAAATAAAAGCCATATTTGGTATGGTAAACCATAAGAACAATCAAAATGGAACTGAGGCATATTTACACTATAGCAACGAATTTGAAGAACATGTTTGAAACAGATGATTTAGTTGGCGCAGATATAAGTGATATTGAGTTGAATGTAAAACTATCACCAAGCACACTATATGGAATTGATAGAGAGTTTTATCGTCAAACACATGATGGTTCTATTGATGGATTTGTACATAATAAAAAAATTGATGCTAACATCGATAATGTTCATTTTGTTTTAACTGAAAAAGAAAATAGCCCTGAATAAGGGCTATTTTTTTTTGTACATGGATATTTATATTAAAATATTTTTATATATGAAGAAAAAAATTAAAAAATCGGAACTAAAAGAAATGGTTCGCCGTTTAATTAATGAATATTTGGACTATAGTCCTGCTGATTATGGCTATGATTATAAATACGATGAAATGGAGGATAATGATTTAACCCCATACGATCTAATGGATTCAGATGAATACGAACGCCTTCTTCAATCCGAACGAGAAGAAGATGCTTGGAATGATGATGAATTTGTTGACGATTTAACAAAAAGCCGCATAGACTTTGAAGAACATAATGAATTAGAGGAAAGTATCAAACACCTTGTTCGGAAGTACATTAATAAACGTTTGAAATAATGATAAAAATTGAAGCATCAAACCTATTAGGTTCTTAATTTCTTCTTAGATTATAATTAATATACGTTAAAGTATTCGTTATATCTTTGTTTTATATGGTAATAATGCGTATAATTCACTAAAAACGTAATAATATGAAATATGCCTAAGAAAAAGACTAAAGAGGAATTTATTAAGGATGCAAGAAAGAAACATGGGGATAAGTATGATTATTCAAATGTTGAGTACGTGAATAATGCAACAAAGATATGTATCAAATGTCCAAAACATGGGGAATTTTGGCAAACACCAATTAGTCATTTAAGAAGTTGTGGCTGTCCAAGATGTGGTGGTACAGGTGTTTTAACGAAAGAAGAATTTATTAAAAAAGCAAAGGAGATTCATGGGGATAAGTATGATTATTCCAAAGTTAATTATGTGAATGCTCATACCAAAGTTTGCATAATTTGTGGTGAACATGGGGAATTTTGGCAATACCCTGCTGATCATACCAATGGCCATGGTTGTCCTAAATGTGGTGATGAAAATAGTCGTGAAAAGAGAAGTTCAACTAAAGAGAAATTTATTAAAAAGGCTAAGGAAAAACATGGTGATAAATATGATTATTCAAAGGTAGAGTATGTAAATAGTGTAACAAAGGTATGTATCATTTGCCCAGAGCATGAGCATGGGGAGTTTTGGCAAAGGCCTACTGATCACACCCAAGGCCAAGGTTGCCCTAAATGTGGTGGTAGATATTCTCCAACAACAGAAGAGTGGATTGTTTCCGCTCGTAAAGTTCATGAGGATAAATATGACTATTCCCAAGTAAAATATGAAAAAAATAACATGAAGGTTTGTATCATTTGTCCTGAGCACGGAGAGTTTTGGCAATCACCATATAAACATTTAAATGGTAAGGGTTGCCCTAAATGTGGTGGTAATTATAGCCCTACGAAAGAAGAATGGGTTGCTTCTGCCAATAAAGTTCATAATGGAAAATATGATTATTCTAAGGTTGAGTATGTGAATGCTCATACCAAGGTATGTATCAAATGTCCTGAGCATGGAGAATTTGAACAAATGCCTTATCAACACACCAATGGTTCAGGTTGTCCTAAGTGTAATTTAAGCCATTTGGAACGCAGTATTATGAATTATTTGGATGAGGTTGGAATTACTTATGATTATCAAAAGCGTTTCAATTGGTTAGGTTTACAGAGTTTGGACTTTTACCTACCATATTATAATGTTGGTATTGAATGCCAAGGAGAACAACACTTCTTTCCGGTTGATTTTGCAGGAAGGGGTGTTGAATGGGCATGTAAGGAATTTGATAAAATAAATTCTCGTGATAAACAAAAAAAGACATTATGTGAGAAACATGGTGTGAAGTTATTGTATTTTGGCAATGTTCCCAATTACGATACATTTCTTGGAGAAGTGGTTCATGATGATGTGCAATACCTTATTGATTATTTGCAAGAACATAAAATCGATAGAGATAAACCAACAACTGAGTGATTTTGCTCACGAAATTATTTTCGTGACCAAATTGTAACTTGAAGTTTTTCAGTCATTTACCTTTACATAAAAAATGATTATTAACTATATCTATGAATAGATTAAATTAGTAAACAATAATGGGAATGAAAAACATTCCCATTTTTTTATTTTTATAAAGCTTTGCATTTGTTTCGTGTCCACCCTGTTTTTTTTTGTATTTCAGAAATCGCCCACTCAACAGACGTAGTTGATGATAGTTTTCCCATAAAAAAAATGTTTGGATATTTTTTTTTATCAATCTTTTTCTCGATAGTATCGTATAATTCCACCGCCTGCTTTGAATTCTTACATCTTATCATGTCAAAATCATTTTCATCATCATAATAATGTATCACTTTATTACGGTAAACAAATAGCCTTGAATAGGCGTTAGTATTTTTTAATATGATATTATCATAAATATGATTAAAATCTTTTCTTTCTTTTTGAGGATCAAAGCCATACACGTTGAATGTTTCTTCAATAAACCATTCATTTTTGTCTAAGATTTTATGAGTTGGTGCGTCAACAAGATAATTTTCTATGAACTTACCATTATTATTTCGTAATAATGTGACATGATTAGATTCTTCAGGACTTAGTTTCTTTACTAGTACCAATTCATACTTATTCTCCACATATTTACCATAGTTTTTAACTATTGTTTGTTTGAATGCAACCTCTTCTCTATTTTTCTTTAATAAATCGAAGTATAGTTCAAGTGCAGCATTTTTAAAACGTTTCCTACCGAAGAATTTTACTCGTTTTCCATTCTTCATAAGATATATTGAAAATGTTCCTTTTTCATCACCCATTAATTTACGATATTCATCTAATGCTTTCTTTCGTTTAGCATATTTACGAGCATTACGCTTCTTTAAAAGACGTTTAGACCGAGCCTTTTTACGCTCTTCCAATTTCGCCTTCTCTTTTTCGGCCTTAATACGAGCCTTTTCTTCACGGCGTTTCTGACGTTCCGCTTTTATCTCCAACAATCTTTTTAAACCGTAAGGCATTGTATATTAGTTTTTTAAATTTATTATTATAAATAAATATGTGGTAAAGTTGGAAAATAGCACTTTAAGTAGTATTATGTTTGTGATAGATTTAATGTAAAACCAATTTAAAAATTTAAGAAATTATGATTTTTGGAGAAATTAGTGAAGATGTACGTAAGGTACTTGATGAAGTGTTTGACGAAACTAACTTGTTCAACGTTATGAACATTAAGTACTATTCCGTTCAGAAACAGAAGAGTGTTATTAAAATTGTTAAGTTGAGTCCTGTTGGAGAGGCTGTATCTAAAATGCCGAGTACTATTGTAGTTACTGTGGTTGAGAACATTTTCGAGCGTCTAACACCTATTCAGCAAAAGATGCTTGTTGAGGATGCAGTTAATCTTATCAGTTATGATGATGAAAAGGATAAGATTAAAATTGAAGCACCAACTATTAATATGTCTATTGGAGGATGGCGTAAATATGGTGCAGAATTGCCCAACACATACGAACTTTGTGCACTGACAGTACAACAGTTGGAAGAGGAAGAAAAAGAGGCTAAAAAGCTCGCAAAGGAGGCAAAAAAAGCTAAAAGAAAGGAATAAAAAATAGAATAAAGATGTTACGAGCAATTAAAATACGATTATATCCAAATAAACAACAGGAACAAACACTTCAAAAGGTGCTTGGTTGCTATCGTTTTGTGTATAATCACATGCTTGCTCGCAAACAAGAGGTCTATAAAACCGATAAAACAAACCTTGGATTAACTGAACTTTCAAAGTACTTTCATCATGAATTGCTGAAAGATGAGCAATATACTTGGTTGAAAGAACAGAATACAAAGGTGATGCAACAATCCATCAGGCAAATGCTCACTGCCTACGATAAGTTCTTCAAGGAACATAAAGGGTTTCCCAAATTCAAGTCTAAACGAGATAAACAATCGGCTTTATTTCCTTATGATGCAATATCAAAAACCAATGCATTTGATACTCGTAATATAACTCTTACGAAAAACTTAAAGAATATTAAATTCCGTTGTTCTGATTTGTATTTCAAGAGACTGCAGAAATATAAGGATAATATAAGGAGAGCAACCTTATCGAAAACCAAGAGTGGTTGTTATACCTTATCTATCCTTGTTGATATAGATAATAATGAGTTTGTAAAGTTTAACAAGACAAGTCGTGATGTTGGCATTGACCTTGGAGTTAAAGATTTTGTTATTACCTCTGATGGTAACGTGTTTGAGAACAAGCATTTCTACAAGAAGAGTGAAAATAGACTTGCAAAACTTCAACGACAATTATCGAATAAGCGTAAAGGTTCAAACAACTTCCATAAGCAATGTAAGCGAATTGCAAGGGTATTTGAAACTATTACCCATAAGAAAGAAAATTACATTCATTTTGTGGTTAATGAGTTATTATCACATTATGACACAATCTATATGGAAGACCTTAATACAAGTGGGATGTTGAAAAACCATAAACTTGCCAAGGCAATACAAGAAGTCGGTTTCTTCAAGTTTAAGACTACGTTACAAAACAAGGCCTTGCAAAACGATAAGAAAGTTATCTTAATTGGAAGATATTATCCTTCCTCAAAGACTTGCAACAAATGTGGGTATATTCATAAACGCTTGAAGTTGCAAGACCGTCATTGGCAATGTCCCAATTGTGGTTCTTATCATGATAGAGATTACAATGCAGCAGTAAATATCCTTTATGAAGGACGTAGGATAAGTGTTGCATAATAAAGAAAATAATTAAATAAGTAGGTATCCGTAGTACCGAATTAACGCTTGTGGACTATCCTCCTATGGATGACCGTTCAGTAATGAACCTAAAAAGTAGTGATAGGTTGAAGCAAGAAGTGAAAACTAAATATAAATCATTGATTTTATTAGATTTTCATGTACGGTTGAAAAGTTCATTAGAGATAATTTTGATTTAACACCAAAAGGAATTATTTGTAAGTTTTTCCCTTGTGAAATTAAGCCAATTTTTTACAACACCGCACGTAATGGACATTTTGGTTATAACGATAATGATACTTATTATCCTTGGGAAAGGGTGGATTTCAGTGATAAATTGAAGGAATATGTTGATGAAAAAGAATTGTCGATAATCGAATTTTAAAACAAATCTTGAAATAATCGCCTTGAATCAAGGCATCACTTTGACGAAAGTCTAAAAAGATCGTGTTATAAATGCAATCTAACTTAATAGTTAGGTTGCATTTTTTTATTTTGAGAAAATAACATAAGATGGCTAAATTTATTTAAAAATATTTTAAATAAAAATGGGATGTAATTGTAAAAAGAATGTCAATCCAAAGTACATGGATAACGATGAATTAAATCAATTGAGTGGGCATGCCCCAAATATATTTGAAAACTTGGGTAATTTATTTGTCCGCATGCTTATCGGGTTAATAATTGGGATAATATTAATCATTAGCTTGATTCCTGTTACCTTATATCTTGTATGTTGTATTTGGTTTGGTAAGCAACCAACGGCTCGTATGCCAAATTATACAAGATGGTTAAAACATTAATGATAATTATTTATTAAAAAGTAGTAAAGAAAAATACACATAATGGAAAATCAATCAACTTATAGAATTAGAACAGAGTTAGGTGATGAAAAGCCTATTAACATTCCAATTAATCTTACACAGGAGTTTAATAGTTTTGAAATACTTTCTCTTAAAGTGAATACAAATGATACTTATCGTTCGTATACTTCAACAGAAGGTATTGTTATTGGTCGTGTAAGTACGGCTAATAATGGTTTGGGTATTCCTAATGTTCGAGTGTCAATATTCGTCCCAAAAGGAAGTTATGAACAAAGTGATGAAGAAGCTGTAATGTATCCATTTAGTTCTCCAACAGATTTAAATGGTGATAGGGTAAGATATAATTTATTACCGAGTGAATCTGATGTTTCTTGTTATCAGGTTATTGGTACTATGCCAACGAAGCGAAAGATTTTAGATAATGAAACGGTTTGTGAAGTTTTTGAAAAGTTTTACAAATATACAACAGTAACAAATGAGGCAGGTGATTTCATGCTATCCAATATTCCTGTTGGTAAGCAACGCATACACATAGACGCAGACCTTTCAGACATTGGTCCTTTTCTTTCTCAGAAGCCTTATGATATGATTGACAATCTTGGCATTGAAAAGAATCGTTTTGAAAGTACCCGACAATTTAAAAAATCTTCAGACCTTGATTCTTTAGCACAAGTTATTAGTCAGAATAAGTCAGTATATGTATATCCATATTGGGGTGATGCAACAGAGAATGGTGCTGAGATGAAAATTACACGTACAGACCTTTCCCTTAACTATGAGTTTAAGATGGGTGCAATTTTTATTGGTAGTGTAATTACCGATAAACAATCTAATTCTCTTAGAGAGAATTGTACTCCATCTGATCGCTTGGGTAAAATGAGTGATATGGTAACAGGCCCTGGACGTATTGAAATGATACGTAAAACTGTTGATAACAAGATTGAACAACATCGTGTTAAGGGTGATATGCTTATTAATGATAATGGTGTTTGGTGCTATCAAGTTCCAATGAATCTTGATTATGTACGTACTGATGAGTATGGTAATATTATACCAACTGATGACCCTAATAAGGGTGTGCCAACTCGTGCAAGAGTTCGTTTCCGTATCACACTTAATGAAATGGAAAGTGATAATGATGCACATAAACGTTGTAGTTATCTTGTCCCAAATAATCCTAAGAATACTGATGAAAAGTTTCTAATAGAAGATAATGCAGACTATTCATTTGGTTCTGATACTTGGGATGAAAGTTTTGTTGATTTATTTTGGAATAAAGTATATACTGTAAAAAATTATATCCCACAGATACAGAAAGATCCAAGCCCAACAAATAGAAAACATACAGGGATTAAGATGGTTAATCACTTTGGTGATAATAATCCGTTCCCATATAATAATCTTTCAATTAGACTATCGTTCTTATATCGTTTGATTTGTGTAATATCAAAAATATTTATCGGTGTAGTAACAATAGTAAACGGTATTATATCTGCAATTGGTGGTGTATTATGTGAGTTATCAAGAGTCTTTCATAATGCGTTTTGGCCTGTAAATAAACTATTAAGACCATTAGCAAAGACGATTGATACAATCTTAGATAAGGTTGGTTGTATTCCATTAGAGGCTTTTTGTGATGACGGCATTAACAAAAATGTATATTATCCAGGATGTGGTTCAACATTAACTTGTATGTGGGATAGAATTGTTAAACCTAAATGTGCAAGGGAACAGAAACGATTAAGTGACAGAGGAGAGACACCTTCTGAATGTACAAATGATGGAAAGCAATTGAGCAACTGTATTGAGAATGATTTAGCACAAACAAATGATGCAACTTCATTTAATTTTGTTAATGATTGGATTAATGGGTGTCTATATATGCCTTTATGGTATCGTAAAATACGACCTAAAAAATCATTTTTCTTTGGTTTGTTTAAGAGACGGGCAAAAGACCAATGGTGTGCGGGTGAAAGAGGTAAAGGTGCTCATGAAGCTAAAATAATCTCATTTTGTGCTGTAAGATATGGTGAAGTTAAAGATGGAAAAAACTATAAGGATGAAGATGTAAGCTATCATATTATGGGAGATGATCCTATGTGTGGTAATAAATGTCACAAACATAAGGATTATCGTTATTTAAATGATGGTGTAATTATGAATGTGGAAAACATGTATGGTCAAAAGGTTTGGTATTATAAATCTGTTGAAACTGATTCAATAAAAAGTGGTTTATTTGCTGATGAATATGTGAATGATAAGGGTGTTCCAATGGTATCAAAAACCCTTTTTGCAACTGACATTGTTTTACTTGGTAGTATGAATGATTGTGATATGAATGGAGTACCTAAATTCTTTAATTATCTTTCGGGAACAACATATAATATGCCGAGTGATATACTGTTTACTGATACAGAATTAACATTTAAACTCGATGAAAAAGGTGAACCAATTGACCAATCAAGTAGAAAGATTAGTGTGTCATCAGGTGCAGATTGGGGTAATGTTAATGAGTATGGAGAAAAAGATGGTGGCCTGTTTTATTCAATTGGATGTAGTGATGCAGGTACTGAAGTTATTCCGTCGTCATGTATTAATTTAAAGAGAATTTGTGAGATTGGGGTTGGTTTAGATGAAATGCAATATGTTGATAATATTGATGTATCAATTACAAGCTCGACAGATGTATTAGATTACAATAATGATTATTATCTTCGTCCTGATGGGTTTATATCCTATGATGATATTATTGATTTCGATTACCGTTCAATGTTTGCAACAATGAATAGTAATAGATTAAAAACAAAGATTAATGTTGAGACAGGCGTAAGAGAATATGATTTTAGGCATCTTTATATTGATAATTTTGACGGTTCTTTAAGGAAAATGATGGAATATAATCAGAGAGGGAAGAGAGATGTGGTGAATTATAAGTATAACTACAGATTAGAAGAAACCAATCTTGATTATTTAACATTTAGAATGGGTGATAATCCATACTTCTATGATGGGAAAAGTATTATTAAGGTAAAGAATTTAGATGGTGAAACTAATAATGGACCTAACACTTATAACCACCCTAAATATGAAAACTCATTCTATTTCTACTTTGGATTAAAGGAAGGAAAAACAGCAATTGATTTATTTAATCAACAATATAATGGTCCTTGTTCAACTAAAATTGTACAAGAAGAAACGATACCTTATGAAAAGAAAGCTAATTCGTGGTGTTGTTTGGATAGTGATGGTAACGGTACATATGACCATAGTACATTTGATGGTTACTTAAAGATTAATTTTGAAGATTTGCCCTTGCCTTGTCGGGCGGTTTTAAATTCAAAAGACAATAGTAGTGTAACATATACAATCTTAGGTGAAGCCAATCCTGATGGTAAAACTGATATAAATGATGCAAGAATTGCATTTTTTGGAAAAAGTGAAAAGAATCAGCTTAATGGGTATGCCAGATATTATCTATTATATGAGAATATGTCAGTTGGCGGTGATGATGGTTTAACTCATGGAAATAAAAAACCGGGTGTTTTATGTTATGTGCCTGCAAACGGTGAATATGTTATGAATGTCATTGATGGTGAAGGAAATCAACATTCATTTAATATTAATATTAACGCAGGCTATTTAACTTTTGATAATGTTGAAGAAAAGTTTGCACAACCAAATAATCTGCTTCTTTCATATTATAAACAGGCAGACCCAACTAAAGAACCGTTTAGCAGAGGTGCACGAATTGAAAAATACAATAAAATTGCTTTATCGCCTATTAATGACTCAATTGGTATTAGTAATGTTAATGATGGCACATCAATTCCAAACATTAAACGAGTTAGTTTGGGATTGCCGGAAGGAAAGGATGATGAGCGCTTAAAAATTAATCCAAATGAAGAGGTAAAATTAAATGGTACGATTTGTCTTTATAATCTATATTATGATGATAAAAAACTTGATAATTTTATTATAGAAGTTGAAGCTGATAAAGAGGATGAAGAATTAAAATGGTATAATAAAAATAAAATTAGAACATTTTTTAACCATTCAACGGATATAAAAGAAAACATAGAGAATAGAGAATTTGTCATTAATGGTGATGAAATCGTTGTAAGTGATAAAAAATCTCCATATATTTCTTACAATGACAATTTAAATATGAAAACAGGTTCAGATGATAAGAATAAAGGTTTAACAGTAAGATGTTATGTTATTAAATGTCCAAAGGGTGGTGTCAATTATACAGTTACTGTAACACAAGTATGTAAAGATGCTGATGGCAAATTTAAAAAGACACAAAATGTTGTTGAACGTAAAATTATGGTAAGTGAACCAACACCATATAAGTTTTTTATAAATGGTGCTGATTATGATATTTTCAAAAACTTCAAGACAGGATGGGAATTAAGTAGTGAAATTGGCCTTCAAGAGAATGGTGATCTTAATTTTAATGCTAAAAAACCATTTTTACCATTTAATGGTGTTGGTAATATTTCTAATGTTAAAGGTTGGCTTAATATATCCGACGTAAATAATAGATTTTATGATTGGAATGAAGACCTTGAAAAATATGTAGACCCTGATAAAGGTGATAAACGTTATGAGAAATTAAAAAAAGGTGATATTTTAACATATGAAAAATATACATATGAAAATGAAGAATTTAAAAATAAAGAAGATTCAATAATAATTTCACAAAATGATAGTTATTTTGGTCGTTATGTGGAAGATGTACAATTAGAATTGGCAAAATTAAATGAACCAATTGAGCCGAAACGCTATGATTTTAATAATGAAGAAAAATATACGTTAATTCACTCCAAATGGAATATTATACACCAAGAATGGGAAAAAAAGTATAAAAACCTTCTTAAAAAGGCGCAACCATTATTTAATCGTTTAGAGTTCATTGAAAAAATGAAAAAGGCTTTTTGGCTTCAAAATGAAAACGAGGAAAGTAATATTACGTTTACTGTACAAACAGATGATAACCCATATGATGTATGGGCATTGTACAATGATGAGATTGTTAGTGAAAAAAATGTAAAATATCATGAAACTAAAAGTAGGCCAAATGGTGGTCGCACAGGTTGGATTTATACTTCAAAGCCAACGGTTGTAATAAATGGTGTAAAAGTACCTAATATCACATCATATGATAGTAAGGATTATGGAATATCTGAAGATAGCGAAAGACAAAAAAAAGACTTCAAAACAACTTATAGAAAAGTAAATACAGATGATAATAGTATAAAAGATGGTGAAAAAGGGTACATTGCTTTTGCCCAAGATAATATTGCAGAAAAAAATCCTGATGGCGGTAGCATAAGTATTAAACCACCATATATCGTGGCTTGCGTAAATAATGAAGGTAAAACTAAACCTGCAAATATAAATGGTGATAATTTTTATAGCCACGAGAAAAATAAATATGGTTTGACAAGTTATAGGTTTGGCGGGTCTAATAAACGGATTTCTGATGATAATGGTCATGAATTTTTTCAATTCTATATGATCGATAAAATTTTCAGTGCTGATATTGTTTGTTGGTCTTATATGAATAACATACCTTATTTCATACCTTGGATGCCTTATGACAGTAAAGGTAATGATGGTGATTCAACTAAGTTAGGCCAAGTTATTAAAACAGAAGGAATTGTGTCGGGTATTATCAATAATGGTATAACGAATAAAACCGATTATATCGATGATACTGGTGACTTCCATGAAAGATTAATCTTTGACAAAGATACGGTATTAAAAACTTATCAGAAAGACACAGAAGATTCAATCCCAACAAGACGTGCAATTCTATATGAAAAATTAAAAACAGATGACAACGATAAAATATATTTAAATTATAGACATGCTGTAGAAAGTGATGTGACTGACACGAATCAATACAAATTAGTACCAAATGTTGAGGGTGAGTTAACATTTAGTGATAAAGATAGCCACGTTAAAACTTCACGTAACTTATATGGTTCAATGAAGATTCGAGTTAAGGATAATTCAACTAATGTAACTTATTTTATTAACAGATTCTTTAAAAGAACATTTGAATCCAATACATTAAATGTAAATGCCGTTAATGGTGATACTGATAACCCAATCACTTATTATATTTTCAGAGTGCGTATGGAACACGATGATGATCCAAAAAATCCGAAGCTTTTATGGTATCCTTTGAACTCTTTTAATATTAAGAAAACTGATGATAAGGTTAAATATCAATTAGAGTGTGATAATAATGTTAAAAAATGGGATGGAAAAATAGAAAATGCTTCTCAGTTCTTTAATAAAAACACTGATAATATAGTGTTTAAGGACAAGTATAGTAATAGTGGTCTTGCATCGTCTGTTGCTGAATCCAAAGTTAAGAGAGAAGACGCTAATGGTGATACTATCTATGATGATACAATAGGTTATGGTAATACAGGTATCTTTACTAATTTGGATTTTAAACCATACTTTGTTGTTGCTGTAACAGAAAATGGATGTCGTGCTGTTTCTCCTGTATATGATTTTAATAAAGTATATTATATCATTGGTCTTGTAAACATTAATGGAAAACACATTTTAAGAATTGGATTGGTTTATGTTTTAAGAGATGCAAAATATAATGATGTTAGTCAAATGGATGATAATGATGGGTATAAAGCAAGTTCAATAAGAGAAATTAACTATTGTAAATTACCACGTAACTACTATCTTACGCAATTTAATTTTACAATGGATTATTCAATCTCAATGGGAAATCTAAGTATTAAAAATACAGATATTAACTTTGAAAAGAATACTTATAATTTTGTTAATAAGAGTGAGTTTGATAAGTCTAAAATTGGTTCATCTTATATTAAAGAAAATATTGATGTAAGTGGAACAGTTACAAGTTGGGTTGTACACACAAAAACAAGTGCTGATGTCAAAGTAAACGAAGAAGCCAAAGAATTATCTGGTGGTCAAGAAGCAGGTATACCAATTGCACCATTAACTTATTATTATTCAACAAAAACTGTAGATAAAGATGGAAAAATGCAATATATGATAATAACAATTGATGAAAATGGCTATATTAAAAAAGATATTTCAACAACTATTCCTGCAAATAGTGAGGATATTAAAGATAAAGTTAATGTTAATATGCCTTTCCAATATAAGCATGAGGAAGATATATTTGATGATGAAGGTAAAATAACTCAAGTAACTAAATGGTATAAAAATACTTTATCATATAGTGAAGAGGAACGTGAAACATTTGATTATGACCCAAGAACCCCTCATTTCATGAAATGTGTTGATAAAGTTTTAAATGATACTGAATATAAGTTTCTTAAACAACTATTTAGTCGAATGCCTAATAAGGTTAAAGAGCTTGTAAATATTACCGTTACTGATGTTGTTGGAATTAAGCATAAGTGCAGACTTCATACAATAGTTGGTGAAAGCGATGGTAAAAATTGGAAGAATTTCATGAGAGTTCCAAAATAATTGTGAAAAGAATGTGGTTTTATTTCTAAACCACATTTTTTTTGCTTTAATGTTTGGTTTTTTCGATACAAGGAAGTATAATATAAATGTAAATAAAATAAACTATAATATATAATATAATATAGTTTTATTATTTTATTAATAGTGATAAATTCTTTAATAAATTAAAAACACATGGCAAAATTTAATGAAAAGAAGGTTGCAAAGCAACCAACAGAAAAAAACTTTATGGGTGAACTCGCCTTTAAGATGAAAGAGAAGGAGGAACTCATTAGCACCGTAATGACAACTTTTCTTCAAAATAGTTATTACGAAAAAGAAGAAACTACAGTTAAACGTATTCAAGAACTTTTAAAGAAAGTTGATCCGTTGTTTGCTGCAAAGTTGGCAATTTATGCTCGAAATGAAGGCAATTTGCGTTCTGTCACGCATTTAATTTCTGCCGATATTGCAAAGTATGTTTCAGCACAACCTTGGGCAAAACGTTTTTATGATAAGATTGTTGTACGTCCTGATGACATGTCGGAAATCTTGTCTGCATACGCACATCTTAACGATATGGAACAAGACGATATTAAGAAAATTCCAAACTCGATTAAGAAGGGATTTAAATCGGCACTTGAAAGACTTGACCCTTATCAATTGGACAAGTATAAGATGAAAAATCGTAGCGTTTCTATGATTGACCTCATTCGACTTTTCCACCCAAAAGGAACTGAAAAAAATAAGGAGGCATTTAAACGTCTTGTAAAAGGTGAATCTCTTGAAGGTCTTTATTCAACAAAGATTTTAGAGAAGGAAATGACCAAGGCAGGACAAATGACAAAGGATGCAAGTGAGGAGGAAAAGATGGACGCAAAACGTGATGCAATTACATCAGTCATTGAGAATATTAATGGTATGCCAATTATGAACCTGCTTCGTAATTTGAGAAATATTATTCTTTATGCTCCTGATAAGGTTGATGAGGCATGTGCTCAACTTCGCATTGAGAATAAGATTATCAACTCTCGTCTACTACCTTTCCGTTTTGCAACTGCATATGGTGAAATTGAAAAACTTAACTATGAAGAAAAAGATGCTTCAACTTCAATTGCATTTGAATCAGACAAAAAAGTTAAGTCTCAAACTCGTTCAACATTTGATAAGAATAAAGAGAAAATTCTTGATGCAATCGAAGATGCACTTCAATATTCAGTAAAGAATATTCCTGAACTTGAAGGCAATGTTGCAATTCTTATTGACCATAGTGGCTCTGTACGAGGTGATTCGGGTGGTTCTTCTAAAGTTTCTGCGTTTTCTAAAACATCCACAGCAATGATTGGTAACTTATTTGGTTCAATGATGGCATACCGTCAAAAGAATGTTTATATTGGACTTTTTGGTGATAAACTAATTAGTGTTCCTATTGACCGAGAAAAGAAACTGCTCGAGTTCAATAAGATGACCTTTAATGAAGGTGATAAATGTGGAGGTTCAACTGAAGCGGGTATCTATGACTTTATGCGTCAATGCGTAAAAGAAAAAAAGAAAGTTGATAACATTGTTGTCTTCTCAGACTGCCAAATTGGAAATGGTAAAAGTTCAGGCGGTTTTACACCTTGGTATGGTCACTCAACAGGTGATATGGGTTATCATTTTCATGAACTATTTAATGAGTTCAAGAAACTGAATCCGAATTGTAATTGGATTGTTGTAAATCTTAACCAAAGTGGTGGCACATCAGTGTTTGATAGATCTCAAAGAATTTTGAACATTGCAGGTTGGTCAACTAATATTTTTGACGTGATTAAGACGCAGTGTAAAGGTTGGGATGCCGTTATCAAAGAAATTGAGGCAATTGAAATCTAAGTAAAAGATAAAAGTGAGGGGAAATTAAGTTTTTTCCTCACTTTTTTTGTTGTGCTATGTTATTTTTTAAAATTACATGCTATTTATATAACGTGCTTATTTGCGGTAACTCAAGTTAAACACAACATATATCCAAAATAAGGTGCAATAAATTAGGCAACTAAATTTTGCACTTTATTTTTTTATGAATACATTTGGATTATTCGATGTTAAGTAGTATAATATAAATGTCGAAAGGAAATACAGATTGATTAAAGTAAATTCATCTTAACAAATCTAATTACTTTCGATAAAAAAAACGATAAATACATTTGGAATATAACAATGTAAGTAGTATAATATAAATGTTGATGTTGAATCATGAAGATAGACTTAGACAAATTTGAGTTACTCTACTACCTTGAAGGTTGTGCAAGAGGAAGTCATTTGAGACAAGGAGTGTGGAAGCGTTTTATTGATGAATTTTATGATAAGCTAACCGCTGAAGAGCGACTATTCTTATTTCATTATTCTGTAAGAGATTTATGGCAGATTTTTAATGATTCTTATTGCGGTAGTGACTATCATTATGGTAAAGATGACTTCAATATGTTTGTTTCAAGATTTAACCCATATAACAAATATAACGTTACCGCGTCAAATGATGGTTCAACTAAAGTATTTGAATGTTTTTGGTTTGATGGAAAGTTTTATACAGGATTTAATCGCTTCATCGATAATGAATACATTAAAAATGTTGAATGGTGTGGAAAAGAAGATTCTGAAATATATGAAAACAAATATGGTCACTTAAAAAGTGAGGTAGATAAAAGAGTTGCTCTAAGCCCACCTTATAATGCGTGAAATTGGAAAGTGAACCCTGATGGTGATGGGGGCAACCTGCTAAGTTGTTTCGTTCGGTAACACGAATGTAGTTCGATTCTACCGCTTTCCGCAATTTAAGTTGTAAAAAAAATATTATTTTTAATAAAATAAAACATGAAGATAGAATTAACTCCAATTGAATTACTAACAGGCATTCATGGTTGTGCAAGTTTTCCTTATACGTCTCCTGGGTTGTGGAAGCGTTTAGTTGATAGCTTTAACAATATGACAGTTGAAGAGCGTATGCACTTGTTTTATAGTTCAGTGATAGATTTTTGGTATCTTTTTAATGGACCAACTCGTGATGGTGAACCACAGTATGGTAGAGATGATTTTAATATGTTTATCTCAAGATTTAATCCATATAATCAATATAGTGTTGAGGTATCAAATAATGACTCAACTGATGAATATGAATGTTTTTGGTTTAATGGGAATTTTTATAAAGATTCTAATAGTGTAATATACGACAAATATATTAAACATGTGAAATGGTGTGGCAAGGAAGATTCAGATCTTTATGAAAACAAATATGTACAAGCAAGATCTATAATAGATGAGAGAGTTGGTTTAAAACCACCATATGAGGCGTGAAATTATAAACTGAACCATAATTGCGATTTGCCAAGTCGTTTCGTTCAGTAATAAGGATTTATTTAGATTCTTACGTTCTCACTTAACTAAGTTAAATAAGCATTTTATATTATTGCATATGATTTTACAAAAAAAACACATAATAAATTTGGAAATTTGAGCCATATGTAGTATAATATAAATGTAAAGAGATCTTTAAAATATTGCAAACAAATCGTAGTGGTGGTAGTTAGCGTTACTTCGAAGATTAGCTCAGTTGGTTAGAGCACAAGATTTTGGGACTTGATGTGGTCGGTTCAAATCCGACATCTCCGCGCTTTAATAAAACGCTGCTAAATATTCCCTACGATAAACTTATAACAACGTTGTGTTGGAAATTGATTATAAATTATTAAATTATTTTAATACACGCATCGTTGTAATTTATACAGGTGGTGGTTAAATTGTTACTTCGACACGTATTAATTTTGGTTTTAATTTTTTTTTTGAAATATACAATTTATATTAATCCCCTGTTCCTTTTTTTAATTTAATGTGCCTATTCTAATATTTGCAACGAACAAGGCAAATGCATATGAAGGTTGTTCAATATTAATTAGACGCTTATTTATCACCTTGTTTAGGTGTGGGACAGTAGCCTAAACTAAAATGACAGACCGTTCATTTACAACTGTTCAATCTAACGGTGTCATGCGAATAAGTAGAAGGAAAGAAGGTGGCTTATTCATTTGCAGATGTGGCGAAATCGGTAGACGCGTCAGACTTAGGATCTGATGTCATAAGACGTGTAGGTTCGAACCCTATCATCTGTACAAAGTGTCATAAGGCATTAGTATTATTGAACTGGGTGTGGCGTAGTTGGTAGCGCGCATGGTTTGGGACCATGGGGTCGCAGGTTCGAATCCTGTCACCCAGACATTTTTTTTTGCGGAAGTAGTTTAGTTGGTTAGAAGGCCTGCATTCCAAGCAGGAGGTCGTCAGTTCGAGTCTGATTTTCCGCTCTTAATGATAGATGTATAACATTTTGTTGTATGTCTATCATTTTTTTTTGTATAAAGTTTATTAAATGATTTGGTAATTATCCGAATTTTGCGTATTATATTTTTATAAGTGATGTTGATAACTAATGTAAAACTAAACAAGTAACATATGAATACATTTAATAAATTGATTACAATAACAAAAACAAATAAGTATCTTAATATGTTTTTTCGTCCGGTAATACCTGAAACAAAAGAAGAACTTGAAAGCATTATTGAAAAAGAACTGAAACGACAAGGTACTGATGTTGATTTGAACTTCATTGATACATCTAAAATTACAGATATGTCGTATCTGTTTATTAACTTAGGACGTAGGAATCTTAAAATCGATAAGTGGAACACATCGAATGTTACCGATATGCGTTGCATGTTTTGTTGTGCAACTTATGTTAGTGCAGATCTTTCAAAATGGGATGTGTCAAAGGTTACGGATATGAGCTTAATGTTTTATCATGCGGAGGCCTTTACTTCTGATCTATCGGAATGGGATGTTTCAAGTGTAACAGATATGAGTTATATGTTTGAAAGTGCCTATAATTTCAATTCTGACCTTTCCCAATGGAATGTCTCAAATGTCACTAACATGAAGGGAATGTTTAGTTATGCTAAGTCTTTTAACTCAGACATTTCTAAGTGGAATGTATCGAACGTTACTAACATGAGTAGTATGTTCAGTGGGGCAGAATTATTCAATTCTGACATTTCTATGTGGGATGTATCAAAGGTTACGGATATGAGCCATATGTTCAGTTGGGCTGAATCTTTCAATTCAGATTTGTCCGCATGGAATGTATCCAATGTAACAAATATGTATGGAATGTTTAGAGGGGCTAAGTCCTTTAACTCTGACCTTTCGAGATGGGATGTATCGAACGTTACAAGCATGCATTGTATGTTTTATGATGCCAATGAATTTAATTCTGATTTATCAAGATGGAATGTATCGAACGTTGAAGATATGGGCTTTATGTTTTATTGTGCGTATAAGTTTACATCTGATTTATCCAAATGGGATTTGTCAAATGTTAAGAACATGCATTATATGTTTCATGGTGCAACTAAGTTCATATCTGAACATACTAAAATTGAGTTCTAATCTAAGAAAATAATTAAATGAGCAAGAAAAAGACAAAAGAGGAATTTATTAAGGAAGCTACAGAAAAGCATGAGGGTAAGTATGATTATTCAAAGGTGGATTATGTGAAAAATAACATAAAGGTATGTATTATATGCCCTAAGCCTGAGCATGGTGAATTTTGGCAGAGACCAAATGATCATTTAAGTGGTTATGGTTGTCCAAGATGTGGTAAAACTTATTCTCCTACGAAAGAAGAGTGGATTACGTCAGCTCGTGAAGTTCATGAGGGTAAATATGATTATTCAAATGTAAAATATGTGAATAGTGCAACAAAGGTATGTATTATATGCCCTAAGCCTGAGCATGGTGAATTTTGGCAAAGACCTGCTGATCACACCAATGGTCAAGGTTGTCCAAAATGTAAGGGTGATAAAACTCGTGAACGTTGTCGTTTATCCAAAGAGGATTTTATTAAAAAGGCAAATGAAGTTCATGAGGGTAAATACAACTATACTAAAGTAAAATATGAGAATAATCGCACTAAGGTTTGTATTATATGTCCTGAGCATGATGAGTTTTGGCAAACACCTCACGATCACTTGGGAGGCCATGGTTGTCCAAAATGTAAGGGTGATAAAAATAGTGAAATAAAAACATTAACTAAAGAAGAGTGGATTAAAAAGGTTCGTGAAAAACATGGTGATAAGTATGATTATTCCAATGTGAATTATGTTGGTTCTCATACAAAAGTATGTATCATTTGTCCCGAACATGGGGAATTTTATCAAAAACCTTTCCACCACACAAATGGTCATGGTTGTCCAAAATGCAATTTAAGTCATTTGGAACGTAATGTTATGAAATGCTTAGATGATATAGGAATTACCTATGATTATCAGAAGCGTTTTAAATGGTTAGGAAGACAATCATTAGATTTTTACTTACCTGATTATAATGTGAGTATTGAATGCCAAGGTGGACAACATTTCTTTCCTGTTGAACATTTTGGTGGTGATAAAGGATTTAAAAATACTTTGGAAAGAGATAAACGGAAGAAAAAGTTATGTGAAGAAAATGGCATTAAGTTATTGTATTTTGGTAAGACCCCAAAATATGATACCTTCCTTGGTGAGGTGGTTCACGATGATGTGCAATACCTAATTGATTATTTAAACGAACATAAGAAACAAAATAGATTATTAACAATTAAATAAACAACATATAATATATGGAAACAAATAATGTAAATAGCTCTAAGAAAGTTTCTCCTAAAACAAAAGATGAACTACGAAAACTTATCAAGAAGGAACTTAAACGTCAAGGTCCTGATGCAGATTTGAACTTCATTGACACATCAAAGATTACGGATATGTCCGATTTATTTCAAGGTTTAGAGATTAGGAATATAAAGATTGATCAATGGGACGTATCAAACGTTACGAACATGAGTGGTATGTTTTATTGCGCTTGGCATTTCACCTCTGACCTTTCCAAATGGGATGTGTCGAACGTTACGAATATGCACGGAATGTTTTACGAAGCGAATAAGTTCAATTCTGACCTATCGGAATGGGACGTATCAAACGTTACGGATATGAGTGGTATGTTTTTTGGTGCAGAGTTGTTTACCTCTAATCTTTCCAAGTGGAACGTGTCAAAGGTTAATGATATGTTTATCATGTTTGCTCGTGCAAAATCTTTCAATTCTGACCTTTCCAAATGGAAGGTATCAAAATTTGCTATTATGAATTGTATGTTCTATGGTGCGATTAATTTCGAATCTAACCTTTCGACATGGTGTGTTTCAGATGCTAAAATGTTAGAAGATATGTTTGTACAAACTCCGATGGAAAATAAAAAAGAATTACACCCAAAAATAACTAATAGTTAAAACATTTCTTAAATAACAAATAAAAAATGTTGTTTTTGTTGGAAATAACTGTTTTTGATGGTATTATGAAAATAAAAAGAGAAAATGAAAGGTGTAATTACAGGAGATGTGGTTGGTTCTACTAAAATAAATGACTTTGGAAAGTTGCCTAAACTAATCAATGATTTAATCACTGAAATAAGTTTATGTTGCACTAAATGTAAAGTGGAAATTAGTCGTGGTGATAGTTTTCAAGTTCTTGTTGAAGACCCTAAACAAGCATTGCTTGTGGCACTTTTAATCAGAGCAGGATTTAGAAAATCATCTATTGATTTAGGTAATAAAGATTTGGATGTGCGTTTGTCAGTTGGTATTGGAGAAGTATCTTATATGGATGAAAAAATTGGACAATCCAATGGTGAAGCATTTATCTTATCAGGTCACGGTTTTGACAACTTAACTAAGGCACAAAGATTAAGCGTGCAAACGTTTTCAGAATCTATTAATTCTGAGTTAAAAGTCGAAACAGCTTTTGTTGATGACATTGTATCAAATTGGACACAGTTACATGGTGAAATTATGTATCAAGATTTGCTAACTGATGCAACACAATGTGAATTGGCTAAAAAAATAGGTACTTCTCAACAAAATATATGCAAACGTCTATGTTGTGCCAAAGAAAAATTGGTAAGATTATATTTAAATCGATTCTATTCTTTGATTATTGATAAAGAAAATGAATCATAATTAAAAAATAACTAAAATTAAATAATAAATTTAAAATGGAAAAGATTAAAACATTTTTTGTAGCCTTTTTGGTGCTTTTTACCTTCTGTGTAAAAGCAAAATCACAAGTAATGACTTATAATGATGTTAGTTATTATGAGGGGGTTGGTTCTATTAATTTTGAGAATACACTATGGATACCAATTTGTAGGGCGTGTTACTATACAATTCAAACAGAACATATTTTTGCAATTGAATTATATTATAAAAAATTAGAATTATCAGATAAAACTCTTCTTTTAAAATTTGATGATGGGAGTGTAATTAAATTACATCAATGTGCGAACGCAATAAGTACATACTATGATTATTTATCAAAATCCTATATTGATTTAACAAGGATGTTTTATAAATTAGATGATGAGGCAATTGATAAACTTAAATCACAAAATTTAATCAAAGTACGCATTGAATTAAGCAATTCAGACTATAAAGATATTGACTTGGTAAAAAAGGGAAATAAAATTAAAAAGTGGTTTAACGATTGTTATATTCAGGCTGATAAGGTTATCAAAAAACGTGAATCAACAAAATTTAATGGTTTAGAAAGTGATTTCTAAACATCGTAGTAATTGTGATTACACTTCAATTGACTTGAATGTATAAATGTAATGATGATAGGTGTGTAATGAATACTTATATGCCTATCATTTTTACAAAAAAAAACCAAGATAGATTTGGAAAAGTTGAACCTTTGTAGTATAATATAAATGTAAGACAAACAAAAAACGTTCTTTGAACTATTTATTATTTGGCGGAATGGTGGAATGGTAGACACGAGGGACTTAAAATCCCTTGGACATTGCGTCCGTGCGGGTTCGAGTCCCGCTTCCGCTACGATACATCTTTCTGATTAAATTCTTCAATTTATTCAGACTTTTCAAAAAAAATATTTAATCAGTAGATGTTAAAATGTTGCATGGTGTAATGATAGCACGGCAGAATTTGGCTCTGTTAGTTCAGGTTTGACCCCTGATGCGACAACAAAAAAAAGTTAATACATTTGGAAATTATACGATGTATTAGTATAATACAAATGTAATCAATTTTGCTATTATAGCAAGTTTGATTTAGCATGAAAAAAAGGTAATGAAAAATTAATATTTTAAATGTAAACTTTGTAAATTATGGTGTATGAGAAATAGTTTTATCGTAGCATGTTCAATTTGTGCTTTTGCGTTATTTTCTTGTAATAAAGAAGAAAAACAAGAAACGCATACATTTGAAAATGTAATTATTGCCAAGTCAAGACAGAATGAGATTGTTAGTTTTGGTGGTGATTCATTAGATGTCATTTCAGAAGAATATAATGAGTTTTTGAAAGAATTTAAGAACACATATATTGCGAGTGATGATTCAGAAGTAAAAGATATTGTTGGTATTAAAAAGCCATATAATATTTCTAATGCGTGTGTTGAAATCATTAAGAAGTACGAAGGTTGTGAATTGACTGCGTATAAGTATTGTAATAAAAAGACGGGGAAGAGAGAGAAATTTTATACTATTGGTTATGGCCATGTGATTTTCCCGGGTGATAATACACCATATAGAATTACGAAGGCGCAAGCTGAACGTCTTCTCATTGAGGACTTAAATAAAATTTATGTTCCAAGTGCTCGTCGTTTGCTGAATCAAATTGACAGAAACTTTAAAGTCACACAAGGATTTTTTGATGGTTTTGTGAGCTTGGTTTATAATTGTGGTGAGAAAGGCATTCAAAAATCTGCATTTTGGCGACGCTTGAAAAAATGTCGTTTTGACAAGAATGGTAAAGTCAATAAGAAGGATTATGAGTATATGCTTCAAGCAATTAAAACCGCTCGTGCATCAGAGCCTGGTCACTTTATTCGACGCCGTCAAGAGTATGCACTGATGGCAAGTAAATAGTAATGTAAAATAGTAAAATAAAATGAAAAAAATTATGAATTTTATCCGTAACAAGGATTTTAGTAGTAAAACATCTCTTTATATTGTGCTGTTTGTTTTTGCCTCTGTTGTGGCTCTACTTCTAATAGGCCTAAATTCTCTTATTAACAATAAGAGCAATTTGGAAAATGTTGAAGAGGTTGACCAATCAAAGGTGGTTACAGATACAATGAAGTGTTCAACTTTTAAATTTGACTTTGATGGTCATAAATACGTAAAGTTCAAAACGGAGGGGAACGAACATATTATTCACGATCCTGCTTGTAAATGTATTGCTAATAAATTGAATAACATTACAACAGTCATCATTAATAATGAAAAAAAGAGTACGCAGGAGATTAATGAAAAACTGAATAAAATGGAAACGCAGATTAAAAATTTCAGTGTTGAGTTGGAAAAGAAACCTAAAATTATTTATGTGTACAAAGCAACTCCTGCTCCTAAACCGCAGGCAAAACCAAAACCTGCACCAAAGAAGAGATAATTCAGTTTTTCTTATAGAATATATTTTTTGTTGTTAATAATAAAACATTGTGGCTATGCTTAAATAGTTATTAGCCACAATACCTTCTCCCATAACTCAGTTGGTAGAGTATCACACTTTTAATGTGAGAGTCCTGGGTTCAAGTCCCAGTGGGGGAACAAAAAACGAACACTTCACAAAAAAAGTACGTAATATGTTTGGTTTTTTCAATCAAAAGTAGTATAATATAAGTGTTGAAGGTTCGACATGGTATCATAGCTCAGTTGGTAGAGCAGAAGATTGAAGATCTTTGTGTCCCGAGTTCGATTCTTGGTGATACCACAATTAAATTTATAATATGTGAAATCTTAATTAAGGTGGGTCAAAATGAATACATAAATTAGTTGATAGTTATAATTTAAAGTTTACAATAGTTATAAATGTTGTAAAATCGTACTTTCATAGAAGTGAAATTCTATTATCTACAACGTATAAGATAGTCTTACATGGCAGAGATGAAAGTTTTAAAAGGTGATAAAGTTACCCTTAGATACAAAGTATCAAACTGTCATTAGAATGTTTAGTTTAAAATGTGGTAAAACACTCTATTTAAAATAGAAAGATATAAGTTCGAATCTTGTAACATTCTCAATAAAAAATACTCGGATGATGAAAATGTAGACATGAAAGATATTAAAATCTTTTGGGTGGTAATGCCTATATTGGTTCGAATCCCATTCCGAGTACAAATTCAAACATTTAAGGACTAAGCAGGAATATGCAGTGTACCATTGACTATCGGCAGATAGCTTTCTTGAAAGTATAAGATGTTTTGGTTATCCAATTCTGCATACAAGTAAAGTCAATAGTTAAAATCTATTTTAGTTCTTTTTATACTCCCATAACTCAGTAGGTCAGAGTACCATTCTTATAAAATGGAAGTCACGGGTTCAAGCCCCGTTGGGAGTACTAATAATGAAAAAATCAATAAAATGAATAAAGAATTACTTATATCGATGAAAGAAAAGCTGCAAGATTTAAATACTTGTTTGCAAAATAACAGTGGATTAATGTCGTCTGACGCATTTTCTGAGTTAGACAGCATTATGAACAGTATTCTTGATCAAATTAACACTAACTTAAATTAAAGTACAGATATGAGACCTCATAGAGTAAAACATATTCCTACGGGATTATATTATAAACCTTATGGGAACAATAGCAATTTATCTGCGGTAGGTAAAGTATATTTAAATAATTCTGATCCTTTTAATGCTAATAATGGGGAGGATTCTATTTATATTTCTATTAGAAAATCTCATTCTATTTTAAAGAAATTTCCTAATGAATTTCCTGAATTAAAATTTGATGAATTAGGGTATAAATATTGTGGTTTAATTCCAAAAAGTAAGTTTATAGTAGAATATTTAGAATAAATAAAGCCTTATGAAAGTAAAAGAAGCAATTGAATTAATCAATAATTCTAAAGAAGGTTTATATTGTATAGATTATGCTGAAAGCTTAATTGATTATGAAAAAGTTTTAGTCGAAGATGTTGATATAAGTCGTCGTAGATTTTATGAAACCAGTGTTTCTTATTTTCAATTAGAAGATGGTATTTTAGGAATAATTGGTGTGTCTAACATATATGCTGAATGTATGAGTGCTTCTGATTGTGGTGTTCATTGTTATGCTTTTGAAGGTGAAGAATACACAACAGTCTCATATAAACCAAAAACGCAAAAAATGGTTTCTATTATACAACCGTAGAAAATAGAGTAAAAGTATATTCCAAATCTCGGAGTAATCACTATTAGTAAGTCGCGAATTAGTATTAGTGAGCTGCGTTGGTAACGTTACAACCGTATTAAAAAAAATTGTTTATTACAAAACCATCCAGACGGAAGCCATTAATTATGTAATGAATTTATATACCATAATAGAGGTTGGGGATGGGTTGTGGTAATATGGTGGCCTTAGTTTAGTTGGTTAGAACGTCAGATTGTGATTCTGAAGGTCATGGGTTCGAGTCCCATCGGTCACCCAATAAAATGTTAGTTACTATGTGATGGCCACACTTAGTGAATCGTAACGATTATAGCCTTTGTCGTTATAATGAGAACGTATGCTCATACAATAAAAAGTGATTATTGTTTCGTGATTAACACATGGTGTTTCTCTTAAAGTTTTGAGTATTGAAAAACTATCACTTACCTCTCCTTAGTTCAAGGGATAGAACATTAGCCTTTAAAAATTTGTAGTATATGGGTATTAATTGGGAATCTCATAAAGAATCACTTCAATTATTATTAAATAGTGGAGCTTCTTATGAAGAGATGGGCAGAAAGTATAATTGTTCTGGGGCTAATATTAAAAAGGTTTTAAAAAAGTTAGGATTTACTTTATCTCCACGTAGAACAATAAATTCAAAAGAGCATTTTAATAAGTGTGTTTACACAAAAAAATGGTTATATTGTGGTAATATTGTTACGAATAAACATTCTATATTTTGTTCTAGAAAATGTAATAGTGAGTATCGTAGAGAAAATTATTACAAGGATTACTTAAATAATCAAGATACTTTTTACGGTAGAAAAAGTATGAGATTTTGTAAGTCTTTCATTTTAAAGGAACAAGATTATAAATGTGCTATTTGTAAATGTGATAACATCCATAATGAAAAACCTTTAGTTTTTGTCTTAGACCATATTAATGGTAGAGCAAATGATAATAGACGTGAAAATTTAAGATTAATATGCCCTAATTGTGATTCTCAGTTGGATACTTTTAAATCAAAGAATAAATCTAGTGATAGAGATTATCGGTATTCTACAAAAAGGAGTGCCTCATTAGAAATGATGAGCGTAGAAAATCCCCTAAACGGCGAACACTAAGTTTTATAATAAGTCAACGCCGTGCTAATTTCAATTATTGATTATAATTGATTGAATGTGTAGAGACTATACAGGGATTCCCTAAACTATTTTATAGCATGGGTATGACATAGTCCAGACCACAAATTACATGGACAGTGTAAGCGATGAAAGTCGTAGTTGGTATGCTAAGCTAAGAATCTCAGTTCGAATCTGAGAGGGGAGACTAAAAAATGAATACTTCACAAAAAAAGTACGCAATTTATTTGGTTTTTCCATTCAAAAGTGGTATAATATAAGTGTTGAAGGTTCAGAATGGTATCATAGCTCAGTTGGTAGAGCAATGGACTGAAAATCCATGTGTCCCAAGTTCGATTCTTGGTGATACCACGATAAGTCCTTGTTGAAGGTTTTCTGATATACAGCCGTAGACGTCAGATGTAATACTTTACCATGTCTCGGAGTAATATTTCTTATTGAGTCGCGAATCAATATTTAATAGCTGCGTCGGTAACGTCACAACCAATTTATAGGAAGATTGACAGAGTGGTCTATTGTAGCAGTCTTGAAAATTGCCGTGCCGTAACAGGTACCATTGGTTCGAATCCAATATCTTCCGCAAAAATATATCGTGCGGTAGAGAAGATGGCATCTCGTCACCCTCATAAGGTGAAGGTCGTGGGTTCGAGTCCCATCCGCGCAACTATAATTTAACATAACGTTCCTTAACATGCTAAAGGCCTAAGAAAGCATGTCGTTATGTTATCCTATGCGAGTTACCAAGCAGAGTGTAAAATTTTAAATCTCAAGTAGGTTGTTAATTTATCGGAGTTGAAAATATTTTTTTAATAAATTTATAATAAAGTTTATTTAAAACTATTGGAAATTAGATAAGAAAAAGTATTATATAATTGAATTAAATAAGGAAATCAATGTTACGAGCAATTAAGATACGATTATATCCAAACAAAACGCAAGAACAAACACTAAACAATGTGCTTGGGTGCTATCGTTTTGTGTATAATCACATGCTTGCTCGGAAACAAGATGCCTATAAAGCCGATAAAACAAACCTTGGTTTAACGGAACTTTCAAAGTACTTTCATCATGAATTGTTGAAAGACGAACAATATCAATGGTTAAAGGAACAAAACACAAAGGTGATGAAGCAATCCATCAGACAGATGCTCACAGCTTACAACAAGTTTTTCAAGGAGCATAAAGGATTCCCAAAGTTCAAGAGCAAGAAAGATAAACAATCAGCCTTATTCCCAATTGGTGCAATATCAAAGAAAAATACATTTGACACACGTAAGATAACTCTTACGAAAAACTTAAAGAATATTTCGTTTCGTTGTTCTGATTTATACTTATCAAGACTACAAAGATATAAGGATAATATAAGAAATGCGACCCTATCGAAAACCAAGAGTGGTTGTTATACCTTATCTATCCTTATGGACATTCCTCAAAATGAGTTTGTGAAGTTTAATAAGACAAGTCGTGATGTTGGCATTGACCTTGGAATTAAGGATTTTGTAATAACTTCTGATGGGGATGTATTTGAGAATAAGCATTTCTATAAGAAGGACGAAAAGAAACTTGCAAAACTTCAACGTCAATTATCGAAGAAACGTAAAGGTTCAAGTAATTTCAACAAGCAATGTAAACGAATCGCAAGGGTCTTTGAAACCATAACCCATAAGAAAGATGATTATATCCATTCTGTTGTAAATGAATTGTTACGTCATTACGATACTGTTTACATGGAAGACTTAAACACAAGTGGTTTATTGAAAAACCATAAACTTGCCAAGGCAATACAGGAAGTTGGTTTTTATAAGTTTAAGACTACGTTGCAAAACAAGGCCTTACAAAATGATAAGAAAATTATCTTAATTGGAAGATATTATCCTTCTTCAAAGACTTGTTCACAATGTGGTTATATCCATAAGGATTTGAAGTTAAGTGAACGCAAATGGCAATGCCCTAATTGTGGGATAAATCATGATAGAGATAAGAATGCAGCATTGAATATCCTCTATGAAGGTCGTAGGATAAGTGCTGTGTAAAATAAAGAAATTAAGTAGGTATTCGTAGTACCGAATTAACGCTTGTGGACTATCCAACAATGAGATTTCAGCATTGGTTGTTACTTTCATTGGGGTAGGTTGAAGCAAGAAGTGAAAATTAAATATAAATCATAGATTTTATTAGTTTTTCATGTACGGTTATTGATAGATAGCTGCTCGGTTCGTCTATTGAACTTTCATAAAAAAAAATATAGTAACTTGTAGCATTTTTTACCTTGATGCAATGTTTATATAGTAAAATGATAAAAGTAGTTCCAAATGCTTTTGCAGATGGGATAGAGGGTGTTGGAGTTCCTCCATTGGTATTAACCATAAAGATATAATATTCTATATTATTTCATACTATTATCTGTAGTCATGAACGCTATAAGATTCCACGCCGTGGCCTAATAGGTTAAGGTTCTTGTTTTGGGAACAAGAGATTATGAGTTCGAGTCTCATCGGCGTGACAACTGTTTATACCAAAAATAAACATTAAATGCCTTGTTATGTAATGGTCAGCATATCTGATTTTGGATCAGAGAGACGAGGTTCGAATCCTTGCGAGGCAACAATAAAATAAAGCGTAGTCGGTCAAATGGTTACTTCGATAACTTGATTTATGTGGATAATGCAATTTATAATTTAATACCATTTGTAATTTTACTCGCTTTAAATGCTTCCTTAGCACAATGGTAGTGTACCTTATTTGTAATGAGGTGGTTGTCAGTTCGAATCTGACAGGAAGCTCTAATGTGCCGTTAGCTCAGTCGGTAGAGCCTCTGACTGTTAATCAGATGGTCGTAGGTTCGAGTCCTACACGGCACGCAATTAATTTGCACAAGTACAAATACTTTGTGTTTCGAGAAATGACTTTCTTGATGAAGCTCATTTCTTGCGTTTTATATATGCTTATGTTCTCTGTTTATAAAATATAGTTTATAACGCATATACCGTAGTGTTAGCTATATCAACATCACTGTAATTGATATAGAACGTAACAGATTATTGATTGATAATAATATTAAGCCAATAACTCAAATCGTATGTTGAGGATATATGGTGAATATATTTCTGTGGAAATTTGTTGTAAACTTATCAGTGTGTTTATAACAACGTGTTAAAGTTTTGCGTGAATAAACTATCACTATTAGGTGCGTTAGTTCAGTCGGTTAGAATGCATGCCTGTCACGCATGAGGCCACGGGTTCAAATCCCGTACGCACCGCTTTTATTTATGAGAAATTTGTAAAGTTATGCACAAATATAAACCTGAAACGAAAGAAGAACTCAATAATCTCATTGAAAATGGACTTGAATGTCAATGCGAGGATGCATACCTTACTTTTATTGACACTTCTGACCTTGATGATGTTTCTGGTTTGTTTTTTTATAGAATAATTAATAATCAAGTTGTTATGGCATCAAATAATGTAGAAATTTTAAAGCAAAACTTAGAAAAATGGGTTGATGTTAAGAATGCTAAATATACTTCCTTAAAAAAGGAAATTATTGAAATTATCAATTCTTTTAAAGAATTTTTTGATAATGAATTATTTGTAATGCTTAAAGCTTTATCTAATCAATATAACATTAGTGAGAATTTTGGGCCAATAAGCGTGTATTATAATGAAAGTAAACTTTTTAAAGAAAAATTATGCTTTATTGAAATAAGTTCTAAACCTTATATACAATTTTTTTCTAAAAAGGTTGAATTTAGTTATGTTGCATTTAAGTGTGTTAGCTCTGATTTTTCTATCTATTTGTCAAATCCTGAAACACCATATATGCATCCAATATTTAAACTATCTTCAAAAGATATAGATAAAGAAAATAGTTTTTTAGAAGGTAAAACATTGCAACAACTTGAAGAAATTTATGAACAGTTATCTGATATATTAGAGTCAATTAAAAATCAAAAACTAATTGATGATATGGTGACAAAATGTAATTCTGAAATTGAAAAACTTTTAACTAAGTATTAATAGTGTTTTCCGCAAGTGAGTGGAAGATATGTATAGCCCAAGTTTTTTCTTGGGCTTTTTTTTGTTAAATTCATCTTTTGATTTGGCTATTGCAAAAGTAATTAGTATAATAGTAGTGAATAATGAAGTGTAAAAAAAATAACACAAATGTATGAAACCAATGCTTAAATATAGAGGTGGAAAAACTAAGGAAATACCAAATATTATGTGTTATGTTCCTCAATTTTCTGGTAGATATGTTGAGCCTTTCGTTGGTGGTGGTGCACTATATTTCTATTTAGAGTCAAGAGAAGCTATCATCAATGACATCAACAAACAACTCATAAATTTCTATAAAGGTGTGCGAGATTATTTCCCAAGACTTAGGAAGGAATTGGATGAAATTGAAGCATTGTATGAAATCAACAGAAGAGATTATGAAGTGTTAAAGGCAAAAATTCCTGACGAAAGAGTAGAAGATAAGAACGAAGTACTATACTATTTTTTGCGTGATATGTTTAATAACAAAGTTAGCAAAAAATATAGTGACGCTCTTCTCTATTACTTCATTAACAAAACTGCATACTCTGGTATGATTAGATATAATGCAAGTGGTGATTTTAATGTACCGTATGGCCGCTATAAGCATTTAAGTACTAAACAAGTTTCTTTATCTCATTGTGAATTATTGAAACGAACAGAAATTCTGAATGCTGATTATAGTGAGATTTTTAATATGTGCAAAGATGACGACTTCGTTTTTTTAGATCCTCCGTATGATCGTGCTTTTTCTAATTATGGTAATGTACGGTATAAAAATGGTTTTAATGAAGACAGCCATAGACGGTTAGCAGAAGATTTCAAGAATCTCCCTTGCAAGGCATTAATGGTTATAGGCAAAACACCTCTTACGGAAGAACTTTATGGGCAATTCATTGTTGATGAATATGAAAAGAGATATGCTGTAAACATGAAGAATAGGGTTAATTCGGAAACTAAACATCTTGTAATAGCAAATTATAAAAATTGATATTTTTATGGATAAAGAATTATGGTGTGAATGGAAGAGAAATAGTTATGATACCAAACAAGTAATCTATAAACAAAAAGATTGCGTTCATGAAATTGAATTGTTAGATTTATATTTTAACGAGAAGATTCTTTCTTTTAACTTCAATGATGATGAAGTTGAATTAAAGATTGAGCGTAAATTTACTTTAGAAGAAGATAATCACATTTGCATTAGAACCATAAAAGAGAATGTGGTTTTGAAGCGTGAAGATATTTTACGAGTGATATATCGTTGATGTTGAATTTTAATATAATTTATAAACAATAAAAATATTATGGTGAAGATTGAAGATGTTAAATTAATCAAGGTACGAGTTGGCGTTCGTTATTGGGAAGATTCCGAATACAATGGTGTTGAAGATGTGTCATTATTTGATGCAACAGAACCCATTGTACCAAACATGCCTTTTGCAGTCCATTCGGGTAGAAGTAGTTGGAAAGACTATGAATGGATAATTAAGATTAATCCATTAAATGGTAAAATCGTAGGTTGGAAGGAAGGCGACACTGCAAACATTCATTATAAATCATGTGACGACAATACTGTTTATCTATTAGGCGATAATGATGCCGTTTTAGCTGAATATAACTGTTATGTCCCGTCATTTTTGTCTCCCGATGGTGACGGTGACTATGTAATTTTTGAAATTGAATCTGATGGGACGATCAAAGGTTTTTCTTTCACCGAAGATGATATTGAAAAGTTAGAAAAAAATGCATTACCTTGAATGAACAAGTTGTAATTTAAAATTATATACGATGAAATACTGTATTGTCCCTGATGTTCATGGAAGAACATTTTGGAAGAAAGCACAAGAAAACATTGATAAGTATGATAAGATAATTTTCTTAGGTGATTATCTTGATCCTTATGTGGATTATGATGGTGTTACTAAAAAACAGGCCTTTGATAATTTCAAAGAAGTACTTAAATTTGCAAAAGATAATAGAGATAAAGTCACTCTTATTCTTGGTAATCATGATTTGCATTATTTTCCTAATGTTAGTGAAGATTATGGGTGTAGACGTGACAATAAAAGATATAAGGTTATTCAATCATTGTTTTTGAAAAACATTGATTTGTTTTCATTTTGTACTGTTATTAACACAAAAGTTTTAGGTAAAGTTTTACTATCACACGCAGGAATTAATCTTGGTTGGTATTTACGCAACTTAAAAATTGCAAATAAAGATAATTGGGAAGAGATTCTTAATGGTATTGTTGGAAATGTGCAAGATATTAACAAATATATATGGAACATTAGTGTGATGCGTGGTGGGTACGATTCATTTGGTGGTATCGTTTGGTCTGACCTTTATGAACATGATACAGATTCAACATCCGTTGTAAATCAGAAACTTGGTGTGGATTATCAGATATTTGCCCATACTTATTCTATTCCTTCTCCTGATGAGATATATGTGTGTGATTCATATTCAATGATTGACAATAAGAAATTGTATGAAATTGAATGAAATAATGTCAAAACCGAAATTGTTTATTATAACAATCCTCGGTTTTTTTTGGTTTTTGGTTTATGTTATAGTATAATGAATGTGGTTTTAAAAAATTAGATATGAGATTAAACGTTGATAAAAAAGATCTTGATGAGAAAAATAGTCTCGTCAACGATGCAATTACGCAGTTGAAAAAGGAGTTTGTTGGTATTGACGAACAGATTGACTCTATTATGAGCAATGTTCGTGTGTGGTTCTTGTACCCTCAATTACAATCAAGCCCTTGTGTTGTTAATATTTTTGGTATGACAGGTTGTGGTAAGACCTCTCTTATCCGTCGTATTTCTCAGTTGCTTAACATTGAAAAGAACCTTGTTTATTTTAATTTTTGCGCGATCAATGAACAGAGTTCTTGGGAAGTTGAGCAAGATATTGAGGAGCAATTGGATAATGATTGTAGTAATCGTATGTTCGTCTACGATGAATTTCAGTATGCTGCAACTATTGATGGTAATGGTGGGGAGAAAGACAATAAAAATGGTTTGAAACCATTTTGGGAATTGCTTGACACAGGCATCCTACATAAGCGTACTTCATTTTGGGAAAATAGAAGTGTGTTTAGGGTTCTTACATATATGATGAAGATTAATTCTCTTTGTCCAATGGAGATTAAAAATGGTGTGTGGGAAAATAGTGAAGAATGTATGGCCAAATTTAATAAATATGACCGTAAACAATTTTTAGATGTGTTTAATGTTACACAAAGTTATGGAGAAAATGATGAGGATGTAGAATATGACTCTGAAGGTTCTTTGCATAAGATTAGACATTCTAAGAGTGATGTGGAGGAAGAGCCTGACTTTTTCTTACAATCACATATTTTGAATAGATTTACAGAACTTTATCGTAAAGTGTATAATGTTGTGTGTGATACTTCTGATGTGTATTGTAAGCTACAAGGGATGGGCATAATGGAGATTTGTGATTTGTTTAGTGATGTATATCAAAAGTCTCTAATTGGTTATGACCTCAATTTTAAGAACTCAATTATTTTCGTCATTGCTAATCTTGATGAAGCTTATGATGTTGCATTCAATGTAAATCCTGACATGTCGCCTGACCAATTCTATAGTATTACCAAGAAAATTAATATTGTAGATATTAAGAAGGCACTTCAGATGCGTTTTCGTAATGAACAGATTGCACGTTTGGGTAATATTCATGTGATTTATCCATCATTTACATCAAAGTCATTTAAGAAGATTATTGAACTGAATTTAGAGTCATATAAGAAGACTGCAAAGGAATTGTGTGGCCTTGACCTTGAGTTTGATAAGAGTGTGTATAAGGTCATCTTTGATGAGGCAGTGTTCCCAACACAGGGTACAAGACCTATTTTCTCTACGATTCATGAGTTTATTAAAACTAAACTTCCTTATGTCATAACTAATATTTATGACAATAAAAAAGATAAAGAGGCTGTATCGATTAAATACTATTATAAAAAGAACAAGAACATCGTTAAGGTAATTAACAGTAATGGTGACGTTATTGACACATATAAGTTTACTGATAAACTAAGACTTGATAAACTTCGTGAATCAACTAAGGATGAACAGCAAGCAAATACTGCCGTCCATGAAAGTGGCCACTTTGTTATATATTCATACCTTAATGGAAAAGTGCCTGCAAAACTTATTTCACGCAGTGCTGAAAAGCAAATTGAAGGCTTCATGATGCATGATGTTGAAGAGGAAGAAGGGGTTGTTGGTTCGAAAATTGATTATCTTAATGAAATTAAAGTAGCACTTGGTGGATATGTTGCCGAAGGTCTTGTATTTGGTGAAGATAAACGTAGTGCAGGGGCTTCTTCAGACTTAACACATGCAACTGCAATTGCTTCAAAAATGGTTAGAAAATGGGGGTTAGATGGAATCCCATATGTATCAACATATATGTCAAGCTTTGAATTTGGTGACTCATTAGTTAATGAAGATAATCAAGATTATATTAATGACAAGATTAAAGTAATCATTGATAATTGCCTTAAAGAAACTGAAAGAATTATGAAACTTCCTAATGTATATGAGATGTTGAAAAAGTCTTCTAAGTATCTTGCACGACATTCTCAGATGCCTAAGAAATTAATGATTGAGCTATTGAATGAGGCTCGTGCGAACGGTGAAATTTGTGACAATAATGACACATATTATCGCGATATTGTCAATAATATGTGATAAACTGTCAAAATGGCAAAAATACCAAGCCAAAATGATAAAAGTTTTGGTTTGGTATCTTTTTTGTAGTATAATAGTTATGAATAAAATTTTAAATTAATGTATATGGAAATGTTTGAAAAAGTTTTTAATTTGGATGAAATTTCTTTTGATAAGCTTTTTGAAGAAATCATGAAGCTTTATGAGAAAAAGGAAAATGCTAAAGCAGAAAAGGAGAGTTACTTTAACTCTAAGGGTTTTAAATACCAAAATGGTAAACTTGTTGATGGTTTTGAAAAAGAGTGTGTAAATGGTAAATGTGTTAAAGATGAATCATTTAATAAGGAACATGAACCTTCGGATGAAATGAAGAGTTTTGCTGATATGCTCAACGGTGAGTTTTGTGCCGCAAAAAAGTCAGAAGATCCGGCTGACGAAATGGTTAAGAATATTCAAGCCAAAGAAAGTTTGTACCTTGATACAATTATTAAATATGAAAAACAGATAAAAGAAATGAAACATTGTATTGATAATCTTAATAATAAGATTAATAGTCTTCAAGGTGAGAATAATTCTCTTCGCAATGTAATTAATAACATTAAAAATTGTTTTTAAGATATGGGAAAGATAATGGGTTTGGATCTTGGGAGCTGCTTTTCATGCGTGGCTGTAATGGAAAATGGTAAACCTACTGTAATTGTAAATGAAGAAGGTGGACGTACAACTCCATCTGTGATTGGATTGAAGGATGGCGAACGTAAGGTTGGTACGACAGCAAAACGGCAACAAATTGTAAATCCAAAAGAGACAGTAGTTCTTATTAAACGTTTTATGGGTGCAACATTTGATGAATCATCTGAGGCCGTTAAACATGTACAATATGATATTGTTAATCGTGGTGGCTTCCCCAAGGCAAAAATTGAAGGAAGAGAATATTCTCCCGAAGAATTGTCATCAATGATTATTGCAAAAATGAAAAAGGTTGCAGAGGATTATGTTGGTGAAGAAATTAAAGAGGCTGTAATTACTGTTCCTGCTTATTTTAACGACTCTGCTCGTCAAGCAACAAAGACCGCAGGCGAACTCGCAGGACTTGAAGTTAAACGTGTAATTGCAGAACCTACTGCTGCGTTGCTTGCTTCAAATATTGATATGAAGAAAGGTGGTAAGTTTGCAGTTGTGGATTTCGGTGGTGCAACACTTGATGTTTCAGTAGCGGATGTTTCTGATTCTGTTGTAGAAATTCTCGCAACAAATGGTGATATTTATTGTGGTGGTTCAGATATTGATAAGGCAATCGCAGATTATCTTGTAGATTTGTTCAAGAAAGAAAACGGTGTTGATTTAACGAGTGATACAATGGCATATACTCGTGTTTATGAAGCCGCTGAGAAAGCTAAGTGTGAGTTGAGTAGTAGTGCTTCTGCTGAAATTAATTTGCCTTATATTTCAGTTAAAGATGGTCAACCAATTCATATGGTAAATACTTTAACTCGTGCAAAGTTTGAACAGATTGTACGTCCAATTGTTAATAAGGTTATTACTTGTGCTAAGAATGCAATCAAGGAGGCTGATTTGGAAGCTAAAGATTTAGATGGAATCCTTCTTGTTGGTGGTTCTTGTCGTATTCCTATGGTACAAGAAATGTTGAAAAATGAATTTGGTGTAAAACTTCTACATGGTGCAAATCTTGATGAAGCTGTAGCACTTGGTGCTGCTGTTCAGGGTTCTATTATCAATGGTGATTCTGATACAGATTTGCTTCTTCTTGATGTTACTCCTCTTTCACTCGGTATTGAGACTGTTGGTGGTGTAATGACACGACTTGTTGATGCAAATACTACAATCCCTTGTAAGAAAACTCAGACTTTTTCAACCGCTGTTGATAATCAGCCTGCTGTAACTATTCGTTGTTTACAAGGTGAACGGCCAATTGCTAATGATAATAAGGAAATTGGGGTGTTTAATCTTGATGGTATTGCTCCTGCAAAACGTGGTATTCCTCAAATTGAGGTATCTTTTGATATTGATGCAAACGGTATTTTAAAGGTGAGTGCAATTGATAAGGCCACAGGTAAAGAGCAACATATCACCATTGAAAATAAAGGTTCTTTAACGCAAGATGAAATTGAGCGAATTAAGGCTGATGCAGAAGCACATAAGGCCGAAGATGAGCAAAAGCGGGTAGAACTTGAGAAACTCAATAAGGCTTCAAGTCTACGTTATACGACAGAAACAACGATGGAGACATATAAAGATAAACCTGAATTAATGAGTGAAGATGATAAGAAATTCTTTACTGAAAAATTGGATGAATTAAAGAAGATGGAAGATAGTAAAGATTTTACAAATCTTGAATCCGTTGAGAAGGAATTGACATCTAAGTGGAATGCAATTGCAATGAAAGCTTATGGTGGAAATAATCCAATTGGCGAAAATCCGATAGATGACATGATGAAGTACGGTTTTAGTGCGGATTCTAATAACACAGCGGATACGGAACCGAATAATGATGGTTCTAAGAATGATTTCGAGGAAGTTTAAAATATTGAATATGGTGGTAAGTTGGAATGTAATTTGCCACCATTTATTTTTAAATGTTAAATTATATGGAAAAAAAAATACAAACAACTATCTTCATCGATAAAGAAGTTAAGACTATCCAACATGCAAGGCAATTAGCGAAAATGGCTGAATATGACCTAAATCAATTAAAGGGTGAACTTTTGTCACTTATTATGTCATCACCTAAGGACATTACACCTGATGGAGAAGAACCATTATTGTATCTTAAAAGGAATTTTAATAAAATATGGGAACATTTATGGCAAGCCTTTATTGATAAATATAAGTACACGATGATTGCCAATGATGCAGAGTTTGAACCAAATTCAAGTGTTCAGAAACAATGGAATGATGAAATATCTGAATTAGAACGTTTAAAAGAGGGAGAATTGAAACAAGAAAAGACTTTTAATGGTAATGAAGATTTATTAAAACGTGAGAACGATATACAATCTAATTTAAGTGTTAAAGATAGAGAAAATTTGCTTAAAGAAGTCGAAAGACAAAAAGAACAAGCATATAAATTTCGTTATAATTAAAAATAAAAATGGCAAATAAAGATTTATATAAGATTCTTGGCCTTGGTAAGGATGCGAATGACAAAGAAATAAAGAAAGCATATCGAAAGGCTGCAATGAAATGGCATCCTGATAAGTGGGGTGATAAGTCAGAAACTGAACAGAAGAATGCTGAAGAGAAGTTTAAAGAAGTGACAGAGGCTTATGAAATTCTTTCTGATAAGGAAAAGAGAAGCCAATATGACTTATTTGGAACAACAGACTTTGGTGGAAGTAATGCATCAAACATGAATCCTGATGATATATTTGCTCAATTTATGAGTGGTTCAGGGTTTGGCGGCTTTGGAGGATTCCATCAACCACGAGAAAGAGTTTATTGTGGCACTGATAAAAAAATTAGGATTGGGGTAACTCTTGAAGATGTATTCTTTGAACGTTTGAAAACGGTTTCTTATGACGTTGAACGACCTTGTGAAGAATGTAAAGGTGTTGGTAGTTTAAGTGGAGCTGATACTTCTTGCCCATATTGTCATGGTACAGGTTTTATCACTCAAACGCATCATATTAGTGGTGGTATTGTTCAGAACACACAATCTTGCCCACATTGTCAAGGTACTGGACGATTTGTAAAAGATCCTTGTCATAAATGTAATGGTTCAGGTGTCGTTTCTAAGAAAGTTGAGAAGAGTTTCAAAGTACCAAAAATTGACCGTTTGCAATATACTTATCAAATGGTAGGAGAAGGTAATTCTTGCCACAATAATAGGGGGAATAATGGCGATTTGTACTTTACATTTGCATTGAAGGAAGACCCTAATAGTAAATTCCGTATTGATGAAACAAATCCATCTAATATTATTACAGGGATTAAAGTTTCAGTCATTGATTGTCTGACAGGATGCACAGCAGATATTAAGACAATTGATGGTAAAACTATAAAACTTACTATACCACAGGGGACAAAAGATGGCTATGAATTTACATTTAATAATTACGGTCTTCATTTAAGTAATGGTATGGTTGGAAAGTTAATTGTAAGAGTTGAAATGGAAATGTGTAAGTTGACGGAAAAACAGATTGAAAAAATAAGGAAAATTGTAGAAGAGAAGTAATATGAAAATAAGTTGTGGTATCATTCCATTCAGGAAAAATAAGGATGATGAGCTTGAATTCTTTTTGGGTCATCCTGGTGGAAATTATAAAAATTGTAGAAATTTATGGATGTTCCTTAAAGGGGCTACTGAGCATGATGAAACTTGGGAGGAAACAGCTTTGAGGGAATTTAAGGAGGAAACAGGCCTTACAATGGATGAGTGTGATAGTGGAATGCTTATTCCGTTGGGTAGTGTTCAACAAAATCCACATAAAGTAACAGTTGCATTTGGCTTGCATTATCCAAACATTGATCCTGATGTGTGCGTTTCAAATATAGCAGATGATGGTGTAACCCCTGAAATTGATAAGTATAAATGGATGACTTATGATGAAGTCTGCAAATACACACATCACACACATCTATGGTTTTATGACCAATTAATTGATATGGAAAAATATTGTAGCATCAAATGATAAAAATTATTAAAGATAAAGATCCGATTTGGGATGTTGATGATTTTGAGGTAATATTATTAGGAACATCGACATATAATTTATTAAGTGGTGGGTTTCAATCAAAATTAAAATATAAATTACCCTTGATTGAAGAATACAACGATAAAACAAAATATGCCGATAAATCAAAAATTGGAACAAGGCTTACCGTACCATGTGAACCAATAGTTTCTTTGATGTATATATGTAATTACCCACGTCCAAATGAAGAAAGTGTAGATTATGAAGCACTTAAAAGATGCCTACTTACAGCAAATGCTGAGTTTAAAGGGAAAAAGGCTCTTACTACAATTGTTGGGTCTTCAATATTTGATGGGTGTGGTGATAAAGATAAATGTTTAAGTATTATAGAAGAATGTACTAATGATTTAGATTTAACAGTTTATGATTATGAACAAAAAAAGAGACAAGAAGAAATAAAGGAACAAAGAAAGTATTTAAGGTCTCTTCAATATACTGATGTAAAAAAGTATGAGTTGTTGAAGGGTATGTTTGATTCATATTTAAAAAAATTATATTTAAATGGCTAAAAAAAATCAGAAAAGAGAAGATTTTTCTGCACGTGTGAATGATGAAATTAAATATGCTGAGGCACGTGTTATTTATGTCGAACGTAACAGTTCAGATGGTGCTAATGATTTTAATAAGATTATGAAGGTTTCTGATGCAAAAAAGTTTGCAGATTCTGTTAATCTTGACCTTATTGAAATTAATGCTACATCAAATCCGCCAATCCTTAAAATTGATGATTATAAGAGGTACGTGTGGGAAATGAAACAAACCTTAAAAAAGAAGACGGTTGTAGACACAAAGGAAATTCAATTGTCTGTAAACATTTCTAAACACGATATGGAGACAAAGGCTAAACATGCTTTGTCCTTCATTGAGAAGGGTAAGAAAGTAAGAATTGTACTTATTATGCGCGGAAGAGAACTTGGACGAAGAGACGAATCTTCTAAGTCATTTTATGAATTTTTGTCTTTGATGGGTGATAACATTGCATATGATTCAGCACCAAAGGATGAAGGTAATAAGTTGATTACAATCATTAGAAAGAAAAAGTAATTTTATGAAATTATCATACATCTAAACTTTATGCATTAGATGTGTGATAATTTTCTTTTTAAAAGCAAATTATTTTAAATTTGTGACTTGAAGTATTTTTTTAATGAAATAAAAGGCGTATGAATAAAAAATCTGAGGACATAAATATTTATGGGATTTATCTGAAAGATATTCGCAAATACGGTACTATTGATGATGCTAAAACCCGTGAATATTTAAAAACCTATCATAATGGTACTATTAAAGAGAAGAATCTTGCAAAGGAACGTATCGTAGGTGCTCATCAACGTTTTGTGTGTTCTATTGCTAATAAGTTTTCACAAAATGGTAATCTGATGGACCTTATTAGTGAAGGAAACATTGGGTTAATGTTAGCTATTGATAAATATGATGTTAATAGTGAGGTTAAATTCACAACTTATGCAACGTATTGGATACGTAAGACTATTATGGGCTATATTACAGTTGAAGAACCAATGGTTACTCCGAATAATGCAATTAAGTTGGCTACGTATCTTCCTAAATTTCGTCAAGAGTTTTGGTTTAAGAATCAACGTTATCCTACAGCTGAGGAAATACAAGAGGGTTTAAAGAAAAAACATAACCTAAATTTCGCAAATAAAGAAGACCTTATTGCTTTTGAATCGATGTCAATTGATGAAAAATATGGTGAGGACGAAAATGGACAAGAGTTTATGGAAAGTAATGCTTATACCTCTAAGACTGCAACATGTGATGCTGACGAACTTGTAAGAAAAGAAGACGCAAAAATAACGGTAAGAAAAATTCTATCTAAACTTAGTGACCGTGAGGCATATATTATTAAATGTGTATATGGTATTGATGGTGCTTCTAAATCAATGAATGATGTTGCAAATGAAGTTGGTATCAGTTATGAACGTGTGCGGCAAATTGCTGTAAATGGTGTTAAACGACTTGGTTCTACATATAAGAACCTAATCGATACGTTTTAATTATATTTTCATATTGAAAATTATAGCCTTTAAAACTATTTTTACTTATATAAAACTAAATAATGATTATGAAATTAAAAGTTACGTTAAATGAAGACCATATTAAGTTAATTAAACACTTGTGGTTTCAAGATTTTAATACAAAGGTGGGTATTGATAAGTACGACATTTTTGGTAATAGCCGTTTATTTGAAGATATGGCACGTATTCTTGGACTAATGGACCACATTAGAATGGAAACATTAGATGATTGGGATGGTGCTAAATTTGACCCAGAAGCAACAGATAAGATGCTTGAATTAGCGGAGTTCCTTGATGAAAACATTTTATCTATTGAGGAAATCCTTCATCAACATTGTGATGTCGGTTTAAAAGTTGGAACATACACCTGTCTTGACAATGTGCGAATATGGAAGTTTGAAGAATAAAAAAATGGCGGCACTTTTTAGTGTCGCCATTTCTAATTAAAAATCGTTTATAATAAATTTAAAATCCTTTGCTTTTGAAACCTTTTTACAATAAGGACAAGCAATAACTTTACCAGTGTCAACCAAATCAGTTTGTTCACTGTAGATTGGTTTATCAATTTTAGACCCAATTGGCTTGTAATATTCAATATCTACGCCTTGAAAAGCAATTGGCTCATTACAACTCGGGCAAATAGCGTAGAAATTTGCTCCTTCATACACTTCAACAACTTCCATTAATCTTCAGATGCTAATTTATGTAATATATCATTTTGTATTTGAGTATCTGGTACCCACTCTCCACGAGCAATTTTTGAAATCTCTGAACGGCGAGCATCATCATTTCCACTAAGCCCACCAATCTTTCTTGCAAGACCTGATTTATTAATTGCAGGGTCATTTAATGCTTGACGAACTTGCGTAGCTTTAGATTTAGTTTCTTCGTTGATTTTCTTTGCAAGCATATCACGTACCATAGTTTCTACAAGTGCACGTGTTTTTTTATATCGTCTTTTTTCATTTATTGTACGAGTAAACTGCTCGTTAATCATTCTCTTTAATTTATTATCCATGTTAAACATTTATTTTATTATAAATAGTTGGTTTCTTTTCATTATTGTAGTATATTAAAGATAAAAAGATATATGAATTCACCTATTAGATATTTTGGGGGTAAAAACAGTATGGCAAGTAAAATTTTAAAATATTTTCCTAAAGAAGGATCTTATAACACATATATTGAACCATTCGGTGGTAGCTTTGGAGTTGCATTACATAACACAAACATTCCACCAATTGAAATCTATAATGATTTAGATAATAATGTGTACTCACTATTTAGAACGTTAGTGGATAATGAAATGTTTGAACAGTTCAGAAAACTATGTGATTGTATAATTTATAGCGAAAAGGTAAGAAAAACGTTTAAACAAGATTTGAAGGAAATTCCATTTAATGAAGATGACAAGTTAAGTATTGTTCATAGGGCATTTAAGTTCTTTTATGTGAATCGTACCTCACGCAACGGTATTGGTGGTTTTTCAATTAATACTTGTATTCAACGCAACATGTCCAAATCTTGCTCTGATATGCTTTCTACAATTGAAGGCCTACCTAAGTTGCATGATAGGCTATCCAAAGTTATTGTCACAAACCAAGATGGAATAAAATTAATTAATAAATATTCTCAAAGAGAAGATGTATTTATATATGCAGACCCGCCATATCATCAATCTACACGTACAGAAACGCGTTATAATATTGATATGAATGATGAAGAACAGGAAAGATTTATTGATGACTGCGTGAATGCTAAATGTAAGATTCTCATTAGTGGCTATGATTGTGATGCATATAAACGACTTGAAGAAAATGGTTTTTACAAAATAACATTTGTTGTTCATACAATGAGTGGTGACCACAAAACAAAGAAAGATAAAGTAGAATGTTTGTGGATGAATTATAAAACTGAATTAGAAGATGTAGATAATTAATCAAATTTTTTGCTTAAAATATTTGGAAAACTAACTATTATATAGTATAATATAGATGTTCAAAATAATTAATAAATAACATATATGAAGAAAATTATTATGATGCTTGCCCTTGTAATGGGCATCGCAGTTTCGGCAAATGCTCAGACTGCTCTTGTAGACAACGGTACTGCCAAGGACAATTGGTATGTAGGTGTTGGAGTTGGAACAAACGTTTGGAATGATGTCAATTCTTGGACGCTTTTCAATACGAAGAGTTCAAATGGTAACAACAGTTGGTGGCGTACACAACCTGTTCACGCTAACGTTACTGTTGGTAAAATGATTACACCTTATGTTGGTGCTGAGGTTGATTATTCAGGGGTGTTTAATCTTGAAAATAGCAAGACGTTCTTGGATGCACATAACCTCACAGGTAATGTTGTGTTTAATGTAAGCAACCTCCTTGCAGGTTATCAAGGTCATCGACGTTGTTTCGAGCTTGAATTGATTGGTGGTGCAGGATGGGTTCATGAATTTGATTCTGAATTTGCTAAGGGTAGTACAGGTGGTAACGCATTGAGTGTACGTGGTGCTCTTCGTGGTAATGTAAATGTTTCCAAGAATGTTGCAATCACTGTAACTCCTGAGTATCTGTGGCTTCCTAAGCAATTTACAATGCGTGGTGAATTTCAATGTGTAAATCTTTCTGTTGGCCTTAAGTATCGTATTCCAACTACACGAGGAAATTTCCAACTTAAACAATTGCGTAACCAAGCTGAAGTTGATGCACTTAATGCTACAATTGCATCTCTTCAGAATGCCAACGCTGAACTCACAAAAGCTAACGCTAATCTTGAAGAAACAATTAGACAACTGCTTGCTGAAGGTAATAAGGTGACTGTTAATACGCAAAGCATTGGTAGTTATTACTTTGATAAAGGTAAGTATAACGTAGATGTAAATAAGATGGCAGGCCTTGTTAAGGCTCTTAAAGACACAAATGGTTCTATCGTCCTTACCGGTACAACTTCACCTGAGGGTAGTGAATCATTCAATAAGACCCTTGCAGAAAAACGTGCAAATGCTATTAAGGATGCACTTGTTGCAAACGGTGTTGATGCAAGCCGTATTAAGGTTAAGAACGGTTATGATGCCCAACGTAGTGTTGTAATTCTTGTTGAATAAGATATTTGAAAAAATTATGGCAACTAAGATATTCTTGGTTGCCATTTTTATTTTGAGTTAAATGAAAATAAAAAATAGGTGCTATATAAACACCTATTTTTTTTTATATTACTTTATTACTAACGCATTGCCTTCAACATCTATATCAGGTATTTTTTGTGTAAGGCTATCAATCTGTTCTTGTTGCTTTTTATCAAGTTCTTCATTTTTTGAAACGCTTGATTTTATTTCATCAATTTTTGCATCTTGTTCTTTATCCGTATTACTTTTTTCTTCAGACGATTTTTTTTCAGTTTTATTATTACTCTTTAAAAGGCCTATATTATCAGAATCAAACCCCCAAATATTGATGTTATTTTCGTAAATATTACTCATATCGATTTATATTAATGGTTATTATTTTCTTTTTTAAGCTCTTCTTTAATCTCATTTAATAACTCGTCTTTAAGCACTTTTTTAAGCTCGTCTTTAAGATTTTCTATTATATCATCAAAATATTCATTTTCTAAATAATAGATCATTTCAGAAAATGGTGTACCAATTAAGTATTCCTTTCCGTCATTAAATGTTATAGTTTCAATGCGGTCTAAACCGTTAACTTCATTAAATTTACGTGTATGTGGATGTTTTAATAATTCATTTTCTTCACTACTCATATGTACTAAAATAATATATTATTAAACGTGTGAGACAATACCAAAAAGACTAAGTGTTGTTCCGTTAACTGAGTAAGAAACTTTTTCTTGTGGTTGGGTTGGTTGAAGGCCTTCTAAATTTGCTTTATTTTGATCAGCTGTTTGTTTAACTCCATTAATCAATTCTGTTAACTCGTTTTTTGCCATTTCAATCTTGTTAGTTAACTGTGATTCTTTGCCATCTACAAACGTTTTAACTCCATAGGCATCTACAAGACCGGTTGCGTTTTCTGAAGCATTTTCAACCTGTGCAACTTTAACACCAACAACTGCTTGTTCATTTTCCTGTCCTGGATTAGATAATTCAAACGTAAGATAGTTAACAGAATCTGATTTAACGGCAACATCATTTACATCAAGTAATTTTCCAAGATTAACTTTTACATTTTTATCACCTTCTTTTGTTTCAAATGTTAATGTAAGATTATTCGTCGTTTCATCATATTCTGAATTTTTTAACAAACCAAGATCACCAAAAAGCTGAGATACATCAACACTACTATCTTCAATAAGTTGATTATTTGCACCGGATAAACCAAGTTTCTTTTTATCTACATCATAGAAGACTTTTAAGTTAGTAGAAAGACCTCTTTCAGTAGCTTTAATTGTGTTTTCGTCATGCTTTAATTCTAAGGTATAAACAACATCTTCAGTATCATTAACATCAGTATGATCAGTTGTTAATGCCATAACATTTTCATTGCCAACCTTAACTCTAACTTGTGGCATTGAAATTTGATAAGAACTACCACCAATTTGTATTTGTTTTAAACTCATAAATAAAAAATTATTAAATTATTATTATATAATATATATCTGAATTTTAATTTTTTAATAGGATTATTATAATATTTTTTTTTTGTTCTTTTAACCTTATTTATCGTGAAATGTGCTTCACAACAATGATTAAATAAATATAGTTATCCTTAAATGCTCTCATCATTTTCTTATTGAAAATAAACTCTTAAATACTTATTTTTAATGTATAGAAATATAATTAATAATGAATGATAATAGTGCTAAAATAAGTAGTAAGTCTCTTATTAGAATTGCTACTGTTGAACAAATTGAAGATAATCTTGACACTGCGAGTTCAAACTCAATTTCAAGAAATAGCTTTGGACATAGAATTAAGGTTAGATTACACGAAGATGACCAACAGTTGAATGGAAATGACCTACCTTGGGCTTGGCCATTGTTACCAAAACATCTTCAAATAATCCCAAAAGTTGGTGAAGAAGTTTTGATTTTTCTACAAGAACTTGATGGGGCAATGGGTAATAGATTCTATATTGGGCCTATTATTTCCCAAGACTATTACTTAGACCATGGTGGGCAATATGAGGCCTTATCATTAATGAAAGGTTTAAGTACAAAGCCTCTATGCCACCCTGTAGGAAATCCTAAGAATGATGGTACTTACCCTGACCAAGATACAATTGCATTTCAAGGGCGTGGTGATTCTGCAATGTGGCTAAAAGATGAAGAACTTAGATTAATGTGCGGCCATAAGCCATTTTGGGAACGTCGTTCCATTGTTGAAAGAGCTGATCCTGGTAGCCTTGAATTTAATAAAGAAGACTTGTCTTATATACAAATGAAGTATGATAAGTTTAAGGGTGGTAAAGAATACGGTGGTTTTAATAGCGCAATTAGTGTTGTGGCTGATAGAATCAATTTAATTACCCACAATGGGGCAAATAAAGAAAGTTACCTAAACGTAACAGACCAAAAAGAATTAATAACGAAAGAAAGTGTTGAAAAATTCTCAGACAAAGGGCAACGAATGGTCTATGGGGATGAATTAATTGCTTTCTTAGAAAAATTTAGGCAAATCTTTGCTGACCATACACATCATTGGTCAAACGACAAACAAGTAATGTCTGCAAAAGATGTGGAGTTTTGGAGCAAGAATTTAGATGAATTATTATGTAAAACAATTAGAATTGCATGAATGTACCTGATAATTTAAACGGACACGTATATTATTTTGAACCAAATGATTTAGACTTTGGTACTGATCAAGATGGAAATAGTGTTCCTATGATTCCTCATTTGGAGGATTTATGTATATCTATGTCATTGACGGCTGAAATACGTTCACGTGACAAGTCAAAAAATACGCTTGTTGAAAAGACAATATCTTGGGTAAGTTATCCAAATCCTAAATTCGACCAAAGAACAGGTCATTCAGACCATATGGTTAATGGCGGTGATAATTTTAATGGTGAAAACTTTCTTACAACCTATTATACAGAGATAAGTGCCGACAAATATGTTGACCATGAATTAATTGAAGGACTTGGTGTGACTAATGTAAACATATCATTTGAATCTTGGTACACACCAACAATTACAATTGATTTTGTAGATGTTCATGGCACTTCATTATGGGGTCGTGAAGAAGCAATCCATGATAATGGTGATATTACTGCAGATAACTTATTGGGTGTGTTCTTTACAATGCCTTACCCACTATTTCGCTTACAAGTAAAAGGTTTCCTTGGGAAAGATGTTACATATCAACTTTCAGTAAGCAAATTTAATGGCCATTATAACTCTCAAACAGGTGATTTTGAAGCTACGGTACAGTTTATTGGTTATAGTTATTCTCTTTTAACTGATATACCCTTAAAGTGCCTATCTTATGTGTCTGAGTTATCATATGTTGGGCAAGCATATTGGGAAGAAAACGCAAAGAATAATCCAAAATGGCAACTTATAAAGGCTGATGGGGAAAAAATACCGCCAATTAAATTATATAAATTAATTGAAAATATAAAAAATGCAATTGGTACTGTTGATAGTCAAAGAGCTTTAGCTTGTGATAATACCGAAATCAACGTAACTTCTGCAACGCCTCAAGCAACAGATATTTCAAATGATAATCAGAATGTCACTTTGCAGCAAGGCCAAACGGTCAATGAGGCAATGATAAACTTAACCAGTACAAATAATCTTTCAACATTATATAATAATTTCATTAAAGAATTAGTTAAAACAATTGAAAATGATAACCAAGGTACGGTTATTTTTGGCAGTGAAAAAGATAAGAATGGTTCATACTCTGAACAAGCTTTATTAATTGTTAAATTAGACAATAAGAAACAGTTTGATATAGGGAGTAAAGCATGTCAAGCATACCATAGATTGAATGATGGTATTGATGAATTTAATAAAAATCATTCTGAAAAAATAAGAAATGGTGTTAAGAGTCTTGATGAGGATTTTCATAAACATGTTCCAAGAAGAAATGGGGGGATTTTAACAATTGAAATCAAAGAAGGCCCGATTTTTATAAAAGATCCAACTGATCAAACAATACAATTATCTGGGTATACAACTTATGATAATATGAAATTTGTAGGGAGACGAAAAATGTCCAAGGCAACGGCTAAGGCATTACAGGAACTTGTTTACGCTTATAATAACAATAAAGTAGGACCAACTAAAAACCCATTTCCAACCACAGGTCACGGTATATATGCTTATTTACTCCCATTAGGCACGACAAAATATCAAATAGAAAAATATATAAAAGCCACAACTGCGGCTGCTAGAAATGTTGAAACGACTGTTGAGAATAGGACGGCAGCACAAACTAATGGTTACGAAAAGGTTACAATAAGTGATAATTCATCTGAAACAGATAATTGGTTGGACGAAACAAGAAAAAAGAAGATTATAGACATTCTTGGCTTTGAACCAACTATTGGAAATTTTGTTAAACTAATGATGTGTCACCTTGAAACCTTTATTGAGGTAATGATGGTATGTAATGAACGCATCCAATCATATATTGACAATGGGGAGAGAACTTATGAGAACCTTGGTATTAAGAAAGATGGTACAGATTTAACGATAAGCCCAAAACCGTACCCTTGGCCTGCTTTATATAACCCTAATCACAAAACAAATGATGAAACAAAACCACCTGCACAAGAGGGGGGTAATTATGAAGTTTTGGGGTGGCCAAATGATTACAAAATTAAACAGGGATTACCTGATATGTGGGAAGAGAAAAAGGTTGTCTTATCAATTATTGAAGCTATTGAAAAATATAGTGAGGAGACACAAGCAATTGTTACTTCGTCTGTATTTAGATATGATGGTTTACCAATTACAGGTGGTGATCTATGGACACAAACATCACCGTTTAGAAACGTTGCACGTGAATGTGATTCAATCGAAAAAATTGCCCCTTATTTAGGGCTGCGTGCTGCAAATGTTATTGGCCTTGGTGATAATCAATGTTCAAATGAAGATGCTAGAATACTTGGTTATATGGATGCCTTAAATATGATTAGTTCTTACAGTAAGTATGATAAGTTAAAAGAGGCTTGCAAAGCTAAAGGCACTAACTCAGATTTTGTAAAACAAGTAATTGCATATTTAACTTGTGACAAAAATATTACACCCACTAATCAGACAGAAGACGGGAAAAAATATAATGCGTTTGAAACTGTTATAACAGGTTCAGGTAATCCATATAATGGCACTCGTCACCCAATATTCATAAAAAAAGGTAAAGATTATAAGTATAGTTACATTTATACAAAGAATTTAAATGGTGATGGCTATATCTCAATTGTCCCGACTGAGATTTTGAAATTTGATGGGTATGGTAATCCTTACAATAAATTATTTGAAAGCCAAATAACCAATAAAAATGGTGAAAAAGAGAAAAGCCATAATTTTTTATTGAAAATTAATTCAACTGTTAAAGGTGGTAATATAACGGGCACAACCCAAAATTTCCTTTATAGTTGCAAAACATTTAAAATTATTGATGATAGCCTTCAACAAAACTATACAAATGAACAATTATTTTATATAAATGATAATATTGATGCTTCAAATAAATTTATTCAACAAATTGAGGACTACAAGAATGGTAATGTAAAATTTATGAATTATGCAGTTAAGGGGGAAAAAGAAGATGAAAATCTGCGAAAATTTATGAAAAGGAAATACGATGTTTCAATAAAAAGTTATCGTAAAAATTACAATGATTGGACATTACTTATACCATCACTATCTGAGGTTGATGAAACTTACGCAAAGAAAAGCTTATGTAATTCAGATGAAAAAAAGAATGATGTTAAATATGATAATCTATGGTTTGATTTTAAAAGTAAATTTAATATAAATAAGATTCAAAAAAAATTAAAAGAACATATAAATACATTAAATAGTAATGGCCGTAATGATAAACTTTATATACGTGAACTTTTATTATTCGTAAATAACAGACTTCATTCTCTATTTGGGTCAAAGTTTTATTATCAACAAAATCTTGTAAAAGATACTGAAATAGATAATATTACGAAATATGAAGAAAAGAATATTATTAATAAATGTAAGGCATATTTGATATTGTCATCCTTTATGTGTTCCGTAAAAATTAATACACAAAGTGTTTTTAAAAGAGGCAATAGAAGTTTTGTTCAATTATTACCACCTTGCTATGTCCTATTTTTAGGAGCTTTATTATGGCGTAGAAAGTTTTGGGATACATTCAATAAAGAACCGTTATGCAAAAAAGATTATGAAGCATCGTTTCCTAACGAGAACACATCTTTTATAATAAACTCTGATAATATGTTACATATTAGTAGTACAGGTGATAATAGAAAGCGTAATAAAATTGCAGACTATTATATAGATTATGAATATATTGATATTGCGGTTAGGAATAAGTTAATTAATTTATTTGAGAATTTTGTTCTTAATGGAGACCTTAATACTATAATTAATAATTGTGAGTTAAATAGCGCAGAAATAGTATCAGAAGAGGAAAGATGGAGTAATTGGCGTGGCAAATGGACATCTACAAATTTTAAACCTGAAAGCCCAAGTCATTGGACAAACATTTTTAAGAATTATTTTGGACAATATTCTTCTATTTGTCTTGCAACTGATAAAAATGGATTACGCCTTTTATTCAATGAGGACAATAAAGCAATGGAAGTTTTAAAGGATATCTATGGTTTAAATGGTGGCTATATCGTTAGCCGAGCAACAACAACAAGAGTTGGTCAAGGTAATAATGAAATTTCTGTAACAGACCAACAATTAAGTGGATATCTAACAGGATTTGCACAAAGAATTAATGATATAGAAACTGAAGCTAAAAAGACTGAAGAAATCAAAGAAACAAAAGATGAACAACAAATAAAACGAGACATCTGCGTTTCACTGTATTATTCATTAAAACACCTTTGGGATACATGGCTTGTGACAGCAGATAGAAATGAATTTACAATTGAGAATTTCTTTAATAAGAATTTTGTGTTTATTGATTCTTTCTATATGAATATGTATAATGTTATTAAATTAAATGCTGAGGATATTTACGATGCTTATAGAATGCAAGATTCTAATCTATTAACATTTATAACAAACGTTACTTCTAAGGAAGGGTGTATGTTCTTTGCCTTACCTTCATTTCTTGACTCTAATGTTACGCCAAATGGAATTTCAACAGTAAATAGCTATCGAGCAAATGAAGTAATGGACTTTAGTTTGAAAAAGGAAAACATGAAAAAAATGTTTACACCAATTCAATATAATAGCATTGGTTCTCCACAGCTTCATAATACATTTGTGTTTATTTATACGCATTCACCTTCAAGTGTTGCGACTGAACAAACAGAATACAGATATGATAGTTATGATATGCGAAATGTTGATGAACGTCCTGACGCATTAAAAGTTGGAATTTTGCCACCAAAACAAGTTATTGGTGCTGATGATTACGATAATTTTCAACAAAAATTATTACCAAATAATACATCTAATAATATTAACAGATCACAAGAAGAAGAAGAATTAGTCAGTGCAAGATATGGTTATTTAATGCCTTGTTTCGGTGTTACGGTGAATAGAGGAAATAACTACATTTTCAAGAGTATTAATGTAAATATGGATTCACCAAAAATTACTAATGTGGCAGCACAAACTTTTGATGATATTCTAAATAAAACGGGTTCAGATGGTAGTAAACGTGTATTCTTCCATGGTCAAGACATATATTCAATCTATTCTCAATATTCTTACCAATGTGAAATTGAAATGATGGGATGTGCACAAATTCAACCATTGATGTATTTCCAATTACTTAATATTCCTATGTGGCGTGGAACTTATATGATTTATAAAGTAACACATAACCTAACAGCAGGAATGATGACAACCAAATTCACAGGTATGAAAATGTCAAGAAGACAAACACCTTATGCCGATGGATATCATGTTGTTGGTAAAAAATCTGCTAAAACAGGTAAAATTTCTGTAAATTATAGTTAATATTGAATGATGTTGACGATTATATGAAAAATTTATCCGATTCAATTTGGAAAAAACACGTTTCCTGAGTATTATTATATTGAACTTAAAAAATTATATGTATAACAAATTAAAATTTATTTAACATGCATTGTCCTTTTTGTGGAAATACACTATCGCCTTCGGCAAGAATTTGCTATAATTGTGGTCATGAATTCCATACACAGTTAGATTATAAAGATTTAGAAGGTACAGGTTGTCTTGGTGTTATTTTAGTTATATTAAGTTTTTTAATTGCGTTGCTTATTTGTTGGGGGATTTTTGGACCTACTTTTTTTTCACGTGTTTTTTAGTTGAAAAATCGTAGTTTAAACCTATATTCATAATATTTATAAAAATGAATATAGGTTTTTATTATGTCAAAAAAACAAAGATCCAAAAAGAAAAGGTCAAAAAAACAAAGACCAAAAAATCAAATATCAGAAGAACAAACACCAAAACTGCAATCATCTGAAGAACAATCATCAGAAGAAGAAACGTCAGAAAGACAACTACCCAAAAGGCGAGGTTCAAAAAGACAAATGCTTGAGTCTAAAGATGCGAAAATTGTCGAAATGACTAATGAAGAGATACGAGTACTTGGTGATGCTATTTATGAAATTGGCATTCAACTTGAAAAAGCTAATGAAGCTGAAAAGCAGAAATTAGAAACGATGAGAGCTGAGTTGAAAGTTCAAGAAATATTAAATAGAGCCAGACAAAATCATGCAATGTCTCGGCTAGAACGTAACTATGGAACTAATATGACCCCCAATGAAATTGCTCAACAAGTTAGTAGAAATGAAGCATCAAAAAATGATAATTCAAAATCTGACAAGATAGCAACTTCATTTAAAATGATTACACTATTAATTGAATCTATTACTAAGCTTGTCAAAATATCGTTTGAAAAAGACATTGAAAACATTTCAGCCAAAGCAGATTTGTTAATGGCTGATATTGATAAACTTGGTCAAACAGCAGTATCAGCAGCAAAATTACAAGCAAAAGCATATACTTCGGCAATAGACTCTTCTCTTTCAAATCTTATAGATGGTATAAATGAAGGTGCATATGCCTCTGCATCAAATTTAATTGATATAAGTACTCAATCTAAAATTTTTAATTTAGAACAGAGAAGACTTAACTTAGAAAATAAAAACACAAAAGATGTTCGTATTGCAAAAAACCAGGCAACTTTAAATAACTTAAATGCACAAAAAACACAAGCGTGGGTGAATGTTGGTGCTGAAGGTACTAAAACGATTGTAGGTGCATTTGGTGATACGGCTGGGAAAATTGCTGATGGGGTTGGATCAGTCGCAGAAGGGGGTGCGAGTGCATATGCTGCATGGGTAGAGATGGAAGGTAGAGTACAGACTCAAAAATTTGAAAATGAAAAGAACATAACAGAAGCAGAATTAAAATATAACCAAGAAGTTCAAGAAGAATGGATTCAAGCAGCAGCTAATGTTCAAAAAGCATTTTTAAAACTTGCACAACATGTAGAAGGGGCATTAACAAAAGCTGAGGCTGCTGCTAATGATATGGGTATTAATCTTGGTTTTTCAGGAAAACAATTAGATACGTTTAAACGTTCAATGTTTCAGACTCAAATTACCATTGCAAAATGGGGAAAAACCATGGAAGATGCGCAAAAGATACAAAATGAATATATTGAGACAACAGGACGTAATATTCAATTTACAACAGAAGATTTTGATTCATCCTTTGCATTTGATAAACTTGTTGGTCAAGATGGGCTTTCAAGCCAATTAACAGCAGGCATGGAATTATTTAATCATTCAGTGTCTGATAGTAATGAAATGTTCTTTGAAATGTACAAGAATGTTTCTAAAATAGGTCTAAATTCTAGAAAATATTTTAAAGATTTACAATCAAATCTTCGTTTAGCTGAAAAATACCAATTTAAAGGTGGTGTGAAATCTCTTATGGAGATGTCTAAATGGGCACAAAATGTAAGATTTAACATGGGGTCACTTGATAATATTCTTGATAAAGTACAAACAGGTGGCTTAGAGGGTATCATTGAACAGTCAGCTAAACTTCAAGTACTTGGAGGTAATTATGCAATGGGTGCTGATCCATTGGCGATGGCTTATGAGGCATTTAATGACCCATCTTCATTAGCTAAACGTTTGAATAAGATGCTTGTTGGTGAAGGTACATTTAATAGTAAGACAGGAGAGGTTGACTTTAGTGGATTTTCACAAATGAAAGTTAGAGCAATGGCTGAAGCAACGGGTCAAGACTATAAAGATCTTCTTAATCAAGCACGTCAAATGATTAAAGGAAACATAGTAAATAAAGAACTTAATGGAAAGTATAAATGGTCAGATGAGGATAAAGCTCTTATAACGAATAAAGCACGTTTAGTCAATGGTGAATGGAAAGTAACAATGGATAACAATGTTGACCAATCTGTTTCAACTTTATCCCCACAAGACTTAGATCATTTAAAGCCCACAGATAATGAGGAAAAATTAGTTAACTATGTTGCTAATATAAGAGACATGATGACAAGACTGACTGGGACACAGCAAGAGAATATAGCAAAATTACAAAATGATGGGTTTGAACAATGGATGCAAGAAGAACAAACACGTATTCAAAATGTTGCAACTGAATTTAATGATAATTATCAAAAGTATCTTGATATCTTTAGTTTAAATATGAAACTTGCAACTGATGCACAAAAAACAATGCTAAGTCTATTTGATCAAGGCAATTCAAATATTGATAGCGCTCAACAAGATATCTTGACTGAGGGGAAAAATATTTCAAGCACGTTATCTAAGGTAAACACTTTAATTTCTACTTCTTTTGCTGAAATGAAAAAACAAATTGCTAAAGTTATGGGTGAGATGGCAGCAATAAGAGGTGAGGCAGGCAAAAATAATGAATTTTTTAAGGATGGTTCTAAAGCAACAGATAAACAAATTGATTTAATTAATGGTTATCTTAAAGCAAATGGAATAAATGAAAAAGTTGATACTAAATTAGGTGAATGGGGTGATGGTTATTGGGAATTTGAAGACTCGGAACTCATAAAATTAAATGCATTTATAGAAAAACAACCTGAGTTAAAAAAGAAATTAATTGAATTGGGGAAAAAGGAAGCTGACCCTCTTGTTATTGGTAATGACCCAAAGAAACCACGAATTCTCCCATGGTATCTTAAAGGAGCAAAGGCTTATTCAGATCAGGCGTCAGCACCTGGTGCTATACAAGGTGTTACAGTAATGGCTTTACGTGACGGTATCGTTGATAAAAATGGCCAACCAAAAGCTATTAATGATGGCTATGTTACTCAAAATGGTTTAACAACTAAAATTGATAATAATGATCAAGTTTTAGCAGCAAAGAAGGATGGGCCAATTGATAAGATGCTTGATACTGTTAGTTCTATTAGTAGTCCTGTTTCACCTCGTCCAATGTCTTATAATTCACAAGTCATGGAATCACCACATCGTTCTCAATCACAGAGTGGTGGAAATGGTAAGTTAGAAGTTGCTCCAATACAGATTAACATCAATGGTAGTATTAAAGTAAATGGTACTGGTGGTTCAACAGATATTACTCGTGAATTAACAAACAATCCTGAATTTGTTAGATCAATTGCCCAAATTATTTCAATTGAAGTTGAGAAGAAAGTCCAAGGTGGACGTGTTGTTGACCCAATTAATAGAGGGCTTGTTTATTAGTTGGCACAATTAATAGACTATTAAAATAATGAATAATAACGATATTTAATAATGGGAAACTTATGTAGAAATATAACACTTAATTTGAGTGGTGATTCAGCCAATCCATTAAGTGGTGGTGGAAGTGGAACTGTATTATCTATTGGCAATCAAAAGTTAGATATGAGCGGAAATTGGGGTTGGAAAGGAGAAGGTGGAAGATATATATCAGATTATGATAGTTTTTTTAAAGCCACTGCTAAGAGGCTTGGATTGGATTGGAGGCTTGTTGCTGCACAAGCATTTGTAGAGTCAGGAATAAAACCTAATCCTCCTAATAACGGTAGAAGTAGTGCTTTAAGTATGTGGCAAATAATTGAAAAATATTGGCCAACAAATATTTGTCAGCCAACGACTAATCCACGGGAATCAACCTTAGCTTATGAATATATTATGAGAAAACATCTTGATGAATGCAAAAATGCTAAGACTGATAATGATAGAATCGCAATGGCCTTGCAGAAATATCACGATGGTAGCTCTACCACAGGTAATGAATGGGCAAAAAGAAAACCGGGTAAATATGGTTCTACCCAAGAAGCCATTCAATATGTTCCAAAGATAATTAGAAAATATAAAGAATATTGTAGATAAAAAAATGCCGCCTCATTATGAGGTGGCATTTTATGCTTTTAATCTAAATACGTGAAGGTTTGGGTAGTCTTTTTGTCCCTTCTTACACCAATTCGTTGAAACCCTAACATGGTTTTTCCCCTGCGGGTCACTATTACTACCCGTTTGTATTATTTTTGTGATTAAGCCATTTTCATCAACTTCAACACAAATCATATTATGTCCAGAACTATTTGGTCGTTTAACACACATAATATCGCCTGGTTGAGCTTTTTCTCCATTTGCATATTTAATTTCCACAAAACGAGGATCCTTTGAAAGTGCATCACAATACTCATTAGCTGTTTTAATGTCTTTCATAAGACCACAATCTTGTAATACATAAAATAAAAGATAGTTGCAACATGGTAAACCGTTATCCCCCGTTGCTCCTTTTGGCAACCATTTACCATTATATTTTAAGGCTGCTTGGAGTATTGTATTTCCATTTCCTGTATATTGGCCTGAAACATCACCATTCAATGTGACTGTTATATTTCTACATAAGCTTCCCATTTGTTTTAAAAATTCTTTATTATAAATATTATATTCATCTAAAGCAAAAAAAAGAGAGGATTACCTCTCTTTCTTTTAAGCTAAGTCTAAATAATCTCTATTCATGTCGAGTAAAGTGTATTTAATACCATCAATTATTTCAACCTTATGATAATGAAAGTGTCCATAATACCAATTTGTTAATGGATGGCTGTGTTCTTTTAGATAGTTAAGGATAAGGTCACAAACACACCTTTCATCATTTAGGTCCTTCTCTAAATCACCGTCCATTTGAACCCATTTAGAAATACTCTCTTTTGTCAACGGATAAGTAAATGAAGGGCCTGTATGTGTGCATACTGTATCAATCTTAACACCTAAGGCTTCTAATTGAGACAATTCACCCTCATCATAAATATTTCGTTCATCCTCCCAATATGTTTGTTTAATGTTTTGACGAGCAATATCTACAGTACAAGAATGATGACGCATATAATCATTTACCCTCATATCCATACCAATCTTACGCATGGTTCTATCAATTGAGATACCTCCACCGACGCATAAAATATTTCTTGAAGGAGATTGTATAACACTATAGTCAGGAACAAGATGAATGTACTCAAAGTTCTTGAAATGTTCACCATCAAAATATTTTGGGTCATCGTGGTTTCCCCTAAACATATATAAGTGTACGTTTCGTTTTTTAAGAGACTTAGAAATATGAGTAAATGTTTGATTATAGTATTTCTCTTTCTGAAACCCCATGCCAATATCACCACAAATAATGATACAGCAATTATCAATCTTATAGTGGTTTATTGACGTGTTGATTAAATCAAAATTTCCATGTATATCACCCGCAAAAAATATGTTATCAGATTCTGTTTTAAATATTTTCATTGCGTCATAGTAGTTAATCAATTACTTCAACCGTTACACGAATCTTCTTATTTACCATTTCATCAAAGATTGGGAATGTTAGAGCTTCGTTAGTTGAATCAATTGAAACCGTGATAACTTCTTCACCAATTTCCTTTGAAATGGGGTTAAAATGTACCAAACTCGTGCGTTTCATATTATGTTCCGATGAAACTTGCAACAAATCATTAGTGTTTCCTTCTACTTGAAAAATCATTTTTTTATTATCCATATTCTTATTTAATTAGTTATTGTATCAATATTATACTCCATAAGAAACGGTATAACAAATACAATTCGATTAAAACATGTTAAATCTTATATGTAGTGTCATTTTTTTGATCAACAAGCCAAAGTTCATAACATTCACTTTTACTTGGAAATTCAAAAGTGTCCCACATATGTTGAATTACTGATTCATCAATCTGACCATATCTGCGAGAAAAATTGTCTTTCAAAGATGGTGCTTCAACATAAACAAAGATTGGAACAACATTAAATTCTTTGATAGTGTTATAATATGCATCACGATATACTTTCTTTAATGATGTATTATCAATGATAAAAGATTTACCGACAGAAGCCATATTTTTCATCTTCTCTTCAAGCAACTTTGTCACCTTTTTTTCTTCTTGTTTTGTACCAACGTATTTTTCATGTTCATTACATAAACCAAGTTCAATACGTATAGTATCACGGCTAATAATAGGTAATGAAGATAAGTCAGAGCATTTAATCACTTCACTTAATTTCTCCGCATAAGTAGATTTTCCACTACCGGGGATTCCAATCATTACATACATTTTAGCACTGTGTTCATCAACATCATCCCACTTTTTATGCTTACCTTGATCAATAAATTCTTCTTTTGCCGTAACAATCTCATTAATGCAATTGGTTATAAATTCCTCATCATTTTCATCATTAATTGAGCCACGCATGTCACATTCTTTTAAAAGAAGCATATCGTCAAATGGCACTGTGCCATTCAACAACATTGAAAAATCGCTTTCTTGCCCCTTTTTATCCTTATTTAAGGTGTTGTGAAGCATCATGTGATAACGTATCATATAAGCCACCTTTTCACGCAAATCAAGGCATTCTTTAAAGAACATGCTGCGGAATAAACGTTCACCAACTTCTCCATGACGCTTGCAAGACCAATCTTCTTTCTCCTCATTCCAACAAGTTGTAGAAGGTTTTCCAATGTCATGTAACATAGCAGCACTCATCATAATAAGATACCATTCATCATCATGTTTGTCCTTAACTTGTGAAACCTTATTATACATTTCCTTAGTCACCAACTTCGTATGTACAAGTGGACTGCCTTCCTTGTGCCATCGCATTGAATGTTTGCAAGTTGACATTTCAGGAAAAGTTCGTTCAAAAACCTCCCAATCTGGTAGCATATCTTTAGTAAATAAATCAAGTAATTTCATAATATATTTTTCTGTTAATCTATTGACCGTACAATATAGAGTGAAAGAATATCATCGTCTTTCAGAGGTTTAATGAATCTATCATAAAAAGTCTTCACCCACTCTTTATCACTGATTGTGTGGTCAAGTTCTTTATAACCTTTATCATCAAGATAACCATAACACCAAAATGAACAAGAATGATTTACATAATCTTCTTTACTATCGAAATTATCAAAGTAATCTATTCTTTGACACATATTATCTTTAATAGTTTTTTCTTGCTCATTCTTAGGTTCTTCATCATTAACACATAAATCCCAAGCCTTTTCATATAAGGCAACATTCCACATATGCATTCTTTTCCAATCAATCTCAGACTTCTTGGCGGTATATGAAATAATTTCACCTTCCTCTTCACCTTCTTCGGGCAATAGAATAAATGGGTTAGCAAAATCATGTTCCTCTCCCGTTGCATCAAGACGTTTTTGTGGATTCATTGCATGTTGATAAAAAGCATTCGGATTTACAGTTGTTAGTGCATCTCCATTATTTGGGTCATATGTGCAATCTCTTGTAGCTTGTTCAAAGTATTCCGCCTCGTCCATATCTTTAATGTCAAGATAGATATTCTTATAAACTTCTCGCTGACGTTCAGTTAGAACAATCTTATCCGATGTTAGAATACTATCAATAAACTTTAAATGGGATTTTTGAACCTTCCCTGCATCAGAACGTTTAAGTTTAACATAAGGTTCAACCTTAGTGTCAAGGTCATATTTTTTAATAAGTTCATCTGCATTGTTACCAACAACCAATACAGTTCTAAAAGTTATTTTACTCATTGCAATAAAATCTATTTTTAATAGATTATACTCCATAACAATGATAAAACAAAAAAATACCGCCAAAATTGACGGAATTTATGTTATTATTATTATGCGTAATGTTTTCTATAAACTTCCATTGATAAACCTGTATCGAGCAAGACCATTTCAGGATAATCATCTCGATTGGTCATGCCCCAATTACAAATTCTACATGCATCACCAATTCCTGAGTCCCAATTGGCGTAATACTCGTGAAGATCATTGAATAAATTAGTTGCATCTTCATTTTCCTCATATTTATCAAAAAATTCACCGTATATGAAATTCTACGAAAATTTATGATTTAGGTACATTTCACTTCTTGCTTCAACCTATCACTACTTTTTAGGTTCATTACTGAACGGTCATCCATAGGAGGATAGTCCACAAGCGTTAATTCGGTACTACGGATACCTACTTAAATTTATTTAAGCTGCGCTTATACGCCTTCCCTCATGAAGGATATTAAGTGCTGCATTCTTATCTCTATCATGATTTGTACCACAATTAGGACATTGCCATTGACGGTCTTGTAACTTCAACTCCTTATGTATATATCCACATTGTGAACAAGTCTTTGAAGAAGGATAATATCGTTCAATGAGGAATACTTTCTTATCGTTTTGCAAGGCCTTATTTTGTAATGTTGTCTTAAACTTGAAGAACCCCACCTCTTGGATTGCCTTGGCAAGTTTATGATTTTTCAACATTCCACTTGTATTGAGGTCTTCCATGTAAATGGTATCATATTTACATAACAAATAATTAACCACAGAATGAATGTAGTTTTCCTTCTTGTTAGTAATTGTATTAAACACCTTAGCAATTCTATTACATTGCTTGTTGAAGTTACTTGAACCTTTACGCTTCTTCGATAATTGACGTTGAAGTTTTACAAGTTTCTTTTCATCCTTCTTGTAAAAATGTTTGTTCTCAAACACGTCTCCGTCAGACGTGATAACAAAATCCTTAACTCCAAGGTCAATTCCAACATCACGACTTGTCTTTCCAAACTTAATAAGCTCATTATCGTTCATTTCAAGAAGGATAGATAAGAAGAAATTTCCACTCTTGGTTTTCGATAAGGTTGCCCTCCTTATATTATCCTTATATTTCTGTAACCTACGGAAAAACAAATCTGAACAACGGAATTTAATATTCTTTAACTTTTTCGTAAGAGTTATCTTACGAGCTTCAAACGTGTTGGTTTTTGAAATTGCTTCATAAGGGAACAATGCGGATTGTTTATCTCTCTTACTCTTGAATTTTGGAAAACCTTTATGTTCTTTAAAGAACTTGTCGTAAGCGGTGAGCATTTGCCTAATGGATTGTTTCAACACTTTTGTATTCTGTTCCTTCAGCCAAACATATTGCTCATCTTTCAGTAATTCTCCGTGAAAGTATTTTGAAAGTTCCGTCAACCCAAGGTTTGTTTTATCGGCCTTATAAGCTTCTTGTTTCCGAGCAAGCATATGATTATAGACAAAACGATAGCAACCAAGCACCTTATTGAGTGCTTGCTCCTGCATTTTATTTGGATATAATCGTACTTTAATTGCTCGTAACATAATTGTCATTATTTAGTTTTTACATCTTTATTATACTTAAAATTAATCATAAAAACAAATATTATTTATTAATTTTTCTTAAATTTTTAATGAACTGTTAATAACCCCGTTTTATTCGCTTCACAAGGTACTTCATGTATTTGTAATTTAAACAGTAGTTTATCCTTAATAATACTACATATTATTGTTACTTATAAAATTTTCGGATAATGTCTTTCGATGCTCCTGTGTCAAGTAAGACCATTTCAGCGTATCCGTTTCTATTCGTTAACCCCCAATTACAAATTCTACCTGCATCGGCGATTGCGACATCCCAATTGGCGTAATAATCATGGAGTTCATTTAAGAAGTCAATCGCATCTTCATTTTCCTCATATTTATCAAAAAAATCGCCTTCATATTGACCACCACGTACTAAATCTTCTATGAAAGAAACAACATCATTCCAATCAATACCATAGCATTGTTTAAAGTCTTGTTGTTTAGCAGGCAGCACATACTCTGAAACAAGCCATTCATAATTTTCAGTATCTGAACGATTTTCATCAACTTTTACAGCCAATGTAGTTGCATATAAATCAGATGCAATACGATACTCTTCTTCGTTTTGTGCTATACCTTTATTATTTCGAGCAAGTTTCAAGACCCAATGGTCATCAATTTGGAAAACGATACGAGATGAACCACCACCAATTTGGCCGCCAAACATCTGTTTACAGTACTTGACTTTATTTGCAAAACTTTGGCCTTTTAAATTCTCAAATGAGAAACCATCCATCATTGCTTCATATAAGGTTTTTTTGCGTTTATTTATCTTATTTTGATTGTAATAATTAGCATTAATGCTTTCATTAAGTACTTTACGTACGATTCCCTTGATTGTATCTTTTAATGTTCCTTTTCTAACAGTCATTTTATAATACGATTTTCTTTTAATTATAAGTATTATATAATATTTATGTATGTTATAAAACTTAAAAAAAATGGATAAATTTATTAACTTTCTTTCCTTTTTAAAAGGTAATTTAAAAGGAAAAAACACTACAACATTCCTTATTGTTGTTGTAACATTAATGCTTTATAAGATATTAGGCATATTTGGTCTATTGTTAGGCTTTTTATTTATGTTTGGCTCTGATGTTTGCGGAACAACTAATGTTAAAGCAATTTACAATTACTTTAAAGAAAAATTAACAATATTTAAATTTAAGTAAAAATAAAGCACCTCAATCAGAGGTGCTTTTATCATTTATTAGTATTTACGAAATCAAAATCACTTATTTTGTTTTTGAATAAACTTATCAAAATGATTTTTGATATACGTTGCTTTAACGTCCATAATTGCCTCAACAGTTTCTTTATTAAACTCTCCGTTGAAGTCACTTGTCAAACGACAGAAAGGAGACAAACGTGAACGCTTACGAGCAATCTTTACACCAATCTGTTCATTATATTCATCATCAGGATTATAAATGGAATAACCAATTCTTAGTTCACGATAACGGAAACTAATGTCGTTAAACCAATCTTTATGATTATAAACCTTAGAGTACAAGGTAATCTTGTAACCATCTACTACATCATATACCTTTGTGTACACACGAGCCTCTTCCTCTTCCTTTCGCACAGGTTCGAGTTCTTTCTTTGAAAAAGCCTTCCAATTACTAAAACCATTACCAACCTTAACGAGATACTCAATGTTAACGCGTTTACTACCTTCTACAGGCAGAATCTCACGACCTTTAACAATTCCAATTTCACCCGTGGCGATTACACGCACACGTTCATTAACTTTAAACTTTTTTGCCATAATCAATATAATTTTGTTTACATTAAAATTATACTTCATTTTCTTGTAAAAAACAAAGTTTTAAGTAGTTAAATTATGTTATAATAATTCACCATAAAGATTTTTATAAGCCCAACCTCGAGCCATCCATCCTGAACGTCCAACACTTTCTGTTAGCCAATTACAAAATTCTTCGCTATATTCAGCATTATTTTTTTTACAATTTTCCATTATTCCTCGTTGAATGGATTCGAAAATGCTAAAAGGTATGACATACTTAAAATTTCTTCCAATAACACTATAATTGTCATTAGCGTCTATCTCAATATATGAAGCCTCTTCGTCTTTTTTAATATATGGATTTGTTTCTTTGTTGAATGGTTTACTTGCATCTTGTTTTTCCCAATATTCATGAATAACAGTTCCATCATCTTGTTTTCTTCCATAAATGAATGATGTTTGCTCAAACATAGCAGAATAATACATTAATACATTTAAAGGAATATTAAATATGAAATACGAATATTCGTTATTTCCGCCAAAACGACCTTTTTGACGAACAAATGGGTAATGTGCACTTTTGATTTCTTGTGCAAGAGTTTTCATTCCTTTTTTATTAAGGGCTGCAGATTGTTGTGTTGAATCAGGATTTTCAGCCGATACAATTCCATAACATCGAATGCCATTAATACCACCACTACCATCACGAATAAACTTTTCTGCGTTCCGATTGTTTCTTTTCTTGGCGTTAATACTATCTTCACGAAGTAATTCTTCGTGAATCATTTTTTTTAACTCACTTTTCTTTACAATAATTTTTGCCATAATTCTTTTATTTGTTTACACAATGATTATACTACTACAAACAGTAAAATCCAAAAATAAAATACAAATAATTTGTTAACAATTTTGGTTTTGCAATAGTAATATAGTATATTATAAATAAAACCGTTATTATAATTTTATTATATTATTATGACAAATAAAGAATATAAAGAAATCTGTGATTATCTTAGAACATTGACAGTAGGTTCTAAGTGGGAAAATCACATTTATGCTGTGGGTGGGGCTGTACGTGACTCGGTAATGGGAAATCCAATTAAAGACATTGATATTGTTTTGGATTTACCCAATGGTGGTATTGAGTTCAGTCAATGGCTATATGAAAACAACTATCTTATCCGTAAGCCTATTACCTACCCAACTTACGGAACTTCAATGTTTGTTTTAACTGAGTTCCCTTCTTGTGAGATTGAAGCAGTACATACTCGTAAGGAACAATATAAAGATAAGGGTTCAAGAAATCCTAAGCAAGAATACGGAACCATTGAAGAAGATGCGTTCAGAAGAGATTTGACTATTAATGCTTTATATTATAATATCACTGAGAGAAAGGTGTGTGACCCTACCAATAGTGGTATTAATGATATTAATGAGCAAATTATTCGCGTTACTAATCCTAACACTGATATTGTCTTCATTGAAGACCCTTTAAGGATTCTTAGAGCCATTCGTTTTTTCACTCGTTATGATGGTTTTAGCATTTGTGAGAAGACTTTTTCTTCAATGAAAAATAATGTAGACCGTTTAAATATTATTTCAAAGGAACGAATTGCGGATGAACTTAACAAGATGTTATTATCTGACAACCCATCTAAAGCTATCAGAATGATTTGTGAAATTGGTGCAATGAAATATGTGATTCCTGAAGTTGATACACTAAAAACCATCAAACAAAATAAATACCATTTTGGTAATGGGTTTGAACATACAATGGCTGTGTTGGATAAATTGTCGAGTTGTGATAAACTTGTAGTTAGAATGGCAGGTTTGTTACATGACATTGGTAAGATAAATACTTTTTCAGAAGATGAGAACGGTAACGTACATTTTTATAAACATGAGTTGGAATCTGAACAATTATGTAGTATAATTCTTAAGAGACTTAGATACTCAAATGATTTCATTGATGAGGTTGCTTTTCTTTGTAAGAATCATATGAAAACTAAGAATTGGGGGGACGATAAGTCAAAGATTAAAGACAAAACTCTTAGAAAGTTACAATATGAATGTAAAACTTTTGAGAGATTTATGAATCTATTATCCTTGATTGATGCTGATAATAAATCTCATGCTGCAGAATATTGTTTGAATGACAATGTTAATAACATCATTGAAAATGTAAGAGAAATGATTGAGAATAATACAACTATGTTCAATTATAAATTGCCAATAAATGGAAATGATGTTATGGCAATAAAAGGTATTAAACCTGGACGAGAAGTTAAAAAAGTGTTAGATTATATTCTTAAACTATGTTTCAATAATCCACTGATAACAAAAGAAGAATGCATTAAGCATGTTAAAGGTTATAAAATTATTAAAAAATAAATAATATGAAAAATTTTAGTTATACGATTAAAGAGGGTGAGCACAAAGGTGAGACACTATGGTCAGGTCGTTATTGTGCTGTACTTGCGATGACTGTGGTTCAGCAAGTCATCAAAGATGAATTAAAGCACTTCTTGTTGGTTTCAAAACGTGGTAAAGGTACGCCTAATTATCAAGGTTGTTGGAACATTCAATGTGGTTTCTTGGAATGCGATGAAACGGGTGCTATGTGTGCAGCAAGAGAGACTTTTGAAGAGTGTGGGGTTACAGTAGATCCATCTGAATATCGTTTAATCTCAGTACTTACAGATCCATCTGTTGATAAGAATGTTACATTACGTTATCGTGCAATTCTTAATGATTTTCCCGAACATAATAAAGATTATAAAGGAAGTGGTGGCGAAGAAGATGAAGTTGAAAAAGTTAAATGGTTGGATTTAGATGATGAAAAGTTCATTAATGGAGTTGAATGGGCTTTTAACCATCGAAAAATTATTAAAAAACTTAAAAAACAAATAAAAAATTACAAATAATAATAAAAATTAATTAGCATGAGAAAAACTTTAATTATTGTTGATGCACAAATTGACTTCATTCGAGGTTCGCTTGCCGTTAAAGGTGCAGAAGAAGCGATACAGAATTTGGTTCAATACATTTTAAAGCACGGAAATGAATACCATACGATTATCATAACAAAAGATTGGCATATTAAGAATCATCCATCGTTTAAAGAATATGGTGGAATTTGGCCTGAGCATTGTGTTGAATATTCTTTTGGTGCTGAACTTCCTAATTCATTGGAAGATGCTATTCGATGGGCTGATTGTGTAACCACAACGATTAAAAAGGGAAACACAGAAGAAGCATATAGTGCATTTGAAGAAATTGATAATGGTGTAAAGAATCTTTTATCTAACAGTGATGAAATCCATGTTTGTGGTATCGCAGGTGATTATTGCGTGAAAGAGTCTATTAAAGATTTGCTTAAACATGGTTACAATAATATCTCAGTAATAAAAGAATGCATTGCATCAATTGATAAAAAAGAATTTGAGAAATTTTTAAACGAGAAAAATATTTTAGGGGTTAACGAAATTAAAAGAACGTAAAAATGGTAAAATCAATTTTAGATACAGATTTGTATAAGTTCTCCATGTCTTATGCGTACATGAAGAATTATCCCGAGGCAGAAGGTAAATTTGAATTTAATGACCGAGATAAGACGGAATATACTAAAGAGTTTGAAACAGAACTTAATATGGCCCTTATTAACTTATCTCAACTATCATTCCAAGATAATGAGTATGAGTGGTGTGTGGAACACATTCCTTATATTCCTTCGGTATATTGGTCTTGGCTAAAGACTTTTAGCTTTGATGTAAATAAGATTAAGGTTTATCTTGATAATGAAAACCATCTGCATATCGAGGTGGAAGATAAACTCTATAAGGCCACATTATATGAAGTGCCGATTCTTGCTACGGTTGCTGAACTACGTAACCGAATGCTTGGCAATAAGGCCCTTGATAGTGATGTTGATACTCGTTTGGCGAAAAAAATTAAATTGTCAAATCTTGAACATTTGAAATTTTCAGAGTTTGGTACTCGTCGTAGATTCTCATATAATGTACAAGATCATATTTGTAAACAATTAAAGAATGATTCTGTATATTGTGTTGGCACATCTAATGTCCATTTCGCAATGAAGTATGACATGTTACCTTTAGGAACGATGGCTCATGAGTTTATTATGTTCCATGGTAGTGTATTTGGTTTTAAGCAAGCCAATTACCTTATGATGGAGGCTTGGGTGAATACTTTCGATGGAGCGTTAGGTATTGCCCTTACAGACACATACACATCAGATGTATTCTTTAATAACTTCTCTAAGAAGCATGCGAAATTGTTTGATGGTGTGCGCCAAGATAGTGGTGATGAGTATGAATTTACAAATAAGGCGATTTCTCGTTATAAGGAACATGGCATTGATCCAATGACAAAGACAATCGTTTTTTCTAATGCTCTTGACTTTCCAAAGGCTGTTAAAATTAAGAACTTCTGTGAAGGGCGTATTAATACATCATTCGGAATTGGCACGAATCTTACTTGTGATATTGAAGGAGTAAAACCTGCAAATATTGTAATGAAACTTTCAAAATGCCGCATGAACCATAATCAAACTTGGGAAAATTGCTTAAAGATTTCAGATGATAAGGGTAAGGTCATGGGAGATGAGGATGAAAAGATGATTTTCAATCTTACATTTAAACAACACATAAAATGAATGATGTAAAAGAAGCACTACGAAGTGTATTTTTAACATTTAATCATCCAAAATATCATAAATATTGTGATGAATGGTGTAATGGTACATTAAATAATAAATCTTTCAATATTGAATATTTTTTAAAAGAATATCAATATTTGAAAAGTAATAAACTGTTAAAGCATTAAGAATGGAAGATAAAAAAGATTATAAATTGGTGTTTGACAATATTGTTGAGGATCTACGACAATATGTTATTAAGAACAATTTGAAATCAATGGTTCTTGGAATTAGTGGTGGTATTGATAGTACTGTTTGTGCTGCAATTTGCCATGAGGTTTCAAAAAAGACGGGCGTTCCTCTTATTGGGCGTAACTTAATAATTAAAAATAAAGAGGATGAAACTTCTACTGCACGGTTGGTAGGTAAAGCGTTCTGTAATAATTTTGAGGAATTTAAACTTGTTGGTTTATTTAATTATGTTTCAGATACTCTTCGCTTTTTTGAGCAAGATTGCTTTAAAGACAAGTGGACAAATCCTATTGCTGATGGAAATATTCAAGCACGTTTACGAATGATTTATCTTTATCATCTTGCAGGCATTACCAACGGCTTTGTAATTGATTCTGATAATAAAACTGAAAACCTACTTGGATTTTGGACAATTTGTGGTGATGTTGGTGATTATAAACCTATTGGAAATTTATGGAAGACAGAAGTATATGAATTGGCCAAGTATTTGGAAGAAAAATATAAATATAATTCCGACATGAAGGTTGTTGCTGTGACTAATTCAATTGGTCTAACTCCAACAGATGGACTTGGCATTTCAAGTTCAGACTTGGAACAGATTGGTGCAAATTCATATGAAGAAGTTGATGAAATTCTTCAAGGACTATTAGCTTCATTTGATGAACAACATTCAAATATTGAAACTGTTATTAAATCTTTTAAAGATAATTATAATGGAAGTATTGATAAAGATGTAGTTGATAAGGTTTGTGAGCGTTATCGTAAGAGTAACTTTAAACGCTTACCTAAGCCAATTGCAAAGATTAATTAATAGAAATACACTATTATGAATGATTTAAATATAAAAAAGGTTGGATATGTATTTGGGTCTTTCGACCCAATTCATATCGGACACATTTCAATCGCAATGCAAGCGTTAAATGATAATATCGTTGATAAGGTTATGTTTGTCCCTGCAAAGCAAAATCCGTGGAAGAAGGGCACTACAGACTTTAATATACGATGTGAAATGCTACGGGCAAGTTTGAGTAATCTTGACGATGTGGGATTCACCGATATTGAAAATCGTGTTGAATCACAGTTCACATTTGATGTTTTAGAAGCGATTGAAAAAGAATTGAATGATAACGAGAAAATGTGCCTTATTACAACGCAAGAAACATTTGATGAAATTCCAAAATTTTTTAAGGGAGATGAGATTCTTGAAAAGTATGAAATCCACGTTGTGAATATGTCAATTAACGTTCATTCTACTGATATTCGGAATATGATTCAAGATAATAAAAAGCCATTTCCATACATCACAAAGGAGGTTTATGAAATAATTAAAGAAAATGGCTTATATAGTATAAATTGCTAAATTAATAAATTTAATTTAAATTTATGAAAGAGAAAGAGTTAAAATATATGGGGAATACCATTAAATACCGAGAAGTGGTGATTCCAAATGAGAAGGATAATTATGGTAGAGATAAAGTTATAAAGTTTGCCAAGCAAAGTGATGCTGAACACGTTACTGATGAGGAAAGTGGTGTGATGCGTTGGACGGGCGGTGCATTTTTGGATATGCAAATTTCATCCTATATCAACGACGAGGATTATAATAAACTCTCTGATGAAGAATTAATTGAATTATCAAAAAAACTTAAACTATAAAATGTTATGTTTGTAATTATGAATTATTATAAGGAATTTCTGTCAGGTATTGATAATGATATTTGTCAGTTTACCACAAACTTTGCTAAGGCTATTGTGTTTAGTACTGAACAAGAAGCACAAGCAATGTTTGATGACTATGGAATTGAAGATACTAACCTGACTATTGAAAACCTTTAAAACTTTCGTTATTTGTCACTTTTTAAGCCGACTAACGGCTGTTTATTCATTAGGTGGTAATATCCTTATGCTTGATGAAATAACGCTTATTAAGGGAAATTAATGCGTAAAAAATAACACCCAATCTTGAAGTTTTAATAACTTTTTGATTGGGTGTTTTATCTGTTTTTAAAAAATATTAACAATTTGTAGATTACCTGTATTGTTGTCAGAAACATCATAATAATTATATGTGGATTTATTTGAAGATGCACTTAAGTATATATCAAATGCATTTTGTAAATCATTAAATTTACCAAGATTTAAATTATCAAATCCAATAAATTCACTTGTATTTGTTGGCAGGTCTTCTAAAATTTCAACTTGTGCAACATAATGGTCAATATCGTTTTTTAATACACTTAGTTTGCAACCATTTATCATTTTTGAACCAATTTTCATTTTTGTAAATTTAGGGATTATGGTTTTTACACCATATTCAGATTTTGGTAATGTGAATAATTTTATTTTAAAGTTTCTTACATCAAGTATGAAAGTGTCACCTTTATTAATATCTTTTGTCGTTAAATTAATAATGAAAGTATTTGCATTAGTTGTCATATGTTTATTAACATATGCATAAGAATTCTTTTTTATTATTAAATCATAATCAAATATTGCTGTTCTATCAGGTTCTGAATTATTTATTAAAATAATAGAATTATTTTCACGATCAAATTTAATTTCGAATATTTTTCTATAAAACACATCTACTTGTAAAGGTTCATGTGTCAAAAGATTTATTGAACCATTGGCTGTGTATTTTTCTTTTTCATTAGCAATGAATTTAACAGAATAATTAATTGTTTTATCTTGTGGGGTAGTGTCATACCATTTTGTTTTAAATCTAATAATGGCATTACTGTTTGTTTTCATAATTTCTTTAACCCTATTTAAATTAATTGTGAATAAAAAACTTTTTTTATCTTTTATATCATATTTAATTTTTGTTTCTACAAAAGATTCATCATAAGCCCAATCATATGTATGAAAAGGCTCTTGGTTTGGTAGGCCATGTAAAAAAGAATAATGTGTTTCTTTACTATCAGCCGATAAAACAATATCAAATGCCAAGTCATCAGTACTAAATCTTTTATTATTTTCTATTTCAATTTGAATTGTGTCAGCCATTACGACTTTACCAAATAGGTTAACAGGTATTAGTTGTAGCTCTTGATACGCAGTTAGGTCAGCCGTTATTGTTTTGAATTGCTTTGAGCGTGTTTTGGTAACACATCTATTTATATCATAGTCGGATGGCTTATCGCCCCCCCCCCCTAAGGTGAATAATTCTTTTTCGGTTGCTATTTTTCCTGATATAAATAATATTTTATTTCAATTATTTAATTTTTTCTTTGAATTTTTTCCATTCATCACTATTATTCTTTTTTCCCAATGGTTTTCCTTTTTCATCATAAAGTTCATTATCGTTCCACCCTATAATTCCAGGGCATGATTTACGTGAAGCATCATAATGTCGAATAACTTTATCTGATGGGAGATTTAGTTCTTTCATCAAGTGTTTAACCAACTTAACTGTATTATCAATAACTTTATTGGTAATTGTCCACCCTGAATGATTTGGTACTGATGCTGATGTTCCTTTCTTTAATGTTGAACACATTTCAATTGATACACTATTTGTATTCGTAATACCATAATTACCTTTTCCATCACCAACAGCCCAACATACATAGTTTTTTAGATTTGGGTTACATTGTACTATTGTTTCATCATCAACTACAAAGTCTGCGGATGCAGGGCGTGTACCTTTATTAAATAAATTTCTAACAGCCATTGCATTGCCTTTGGTAGAGGAACCACCTGCTGTGAAGTGGACAACAATATATTTAATATCCCTTGTTTTATTTGTTATATTCTTGCTGATTGGAGATAGTGTGATATTAATGTCAGAATTATTGGATATGTTTGTTGAGGTTGGTTTAGATTCATCTAACAAAATACCAAGTTCTCTAAGGGTTGTCGTACCAACTATACCATCTGCAGTAAGTCCTTTAGATTTCTGATATTCTTTAACCTTAGATTCGGTATTAAAACCAAAGTCTCCATCAGCAGTAATACCTAATGCCTTCTGTAAGACCTTTACGTGTTCGCCTTTATCACCTTTTTTTAATATTATAGCCATTGTTTATTCTTATATTTTATTTGATAATAAATAGTCTATAATTAAAAAATACCAAATCTTGAAGTCTGTTACAACTTTTTGATTTGGTATTTTTTGTTAGCTAAAAAGTCTAATAACTTTAAGCGTGTTATTAATGTCATAATATATGTAAGAAGAATTATTTGATAAATAGTTTTTTTTCATTTATATAGAAATTGCTTGATAAATGTCAGTAAAGTCCATAAATCAATATAGCAACTTGTAGTATTTTTTCACCTTGATGTGATGTTTATATATAGTAAAATGTTAAATAAAATTAATGGTTATGCATTAATAGAATATGCAGAACTGAAAACTTTCTAATTCCTATAAGGATGAATTTGGTCATATAAAAGTGAAAAGGGATGATGATAAAATTGGAAATAGAACCATTGTATAAACAATGGTATCTGTCAAATGACAGAAAAGAATCACTAAAAGAACAACAAGGAAAAAAGATAATTGCCATAAACAAGATTTTTATTTGTTCCATGAAATTATCTTCATTTTATATTTGGTTCTTACTACTTATGTTAGTATAATATGGTTGTACGGTTTACGGAGAAAAAAACAAAGAAAGAAATAATTGACTTTATTGAAAATTAATTAAAGATGTACTTAACTGAAAAACATATTATAAAACGAACACACCCATTCTACAATGAGTGTGATCGTTTGTGTTTTCTATCAAAAAACATCTATAACCAAGGACTGTACAATGTAAGACAACACTACTTTAACACAAAGAAATACCTAAATTACTATGGAAACTATAATCTGACGAAAACTCAGGAATGTTATGATTACCTTCCAAAGAAAGTGTTTACTCAAACGTTAAAGCACGTTGATATGGTATTCAAATCATTTTTTGCTTTACTTAAAAATAAAAATGTAAAGAACAAGTTACCAAAATACCTTGACAAGGTGAATGGTCGGTATGTAGCAACATTTCCAAGGCAAGCAATAGGTTTAAGGGAATTCAAGAAAACGGGCAAACTCCGTTTATCACAAACGGATATATACATATCAACAAAGCTAACGGATTTCAGTTCTTTGAAAGAAGTGAAAGTTATTCCAAGAACAAATTGCTACTTAATTGAAGTGGTTTACCAAGTGAAAGAAAAAACACATTGTGATAATGGAAAGTATGCTTCCATTGACCTTGGATTAAACAACTTGGCAACGGTCGCATTTAATGATGGTTCAAAGCCGCTCATTGTTAATGGAAGGCCACTTAAATCCATCAACCAATACTACAACAAGAAGAAGGCTCAATACCAATCAAGACTTAAAGGGAATAAACGAACAAGTAAACGTATATGTACATTAACTAATAAGCGTAATAACAAGGTAACTGATTACTTGCACAAGGCAAGCCGATTATTGGTGAATCAATTAGTTTCGCAAGGCATAACCACATTGGTTATTGGCAAGAACAAAAATATGAAACAAGACATCAACATTGGCAAAGTGAATAATCAAAATTTTGTTCAGCTTCCCATAATGCGTTTTGCCGATTTAATGAAATATAAATGTGAACTTGAAGGCATTAAGGTTTTGTTCAATGAGGAAAGTTACACATCGAAGTGTTCCTTTTTGGATAGTGAACCCATTTGCAAACATGATAAGTATATGGGTAGGCGTATAAAGAGGGGGTTGTTTATTTCAAGGAATGGAATTAAGATTAATGCTGATGTTAACGGTGCATATAATATAATGTTAAAAGCAATCCCAAATGCTTTTGCGGATGGGATAGAGGGTGTTGGAGTTCACCCAATGGTATTAACCATAAAGAAATAATATTCTATGTTATTTCATACTCTTGGTATGCTGTTAGGTTAGGATTTATAGTTTTGAATTGCTTTGAGCGTGCTTTGGTAACACATCTATTCACATCATAGTTGGAAGGTTTATCGATTTCTCTCCCCCCCCCCCTAACAAGAACAATTCCCCCTCGGTGGCCATTTTTTCAATCATAATTATTAAAAATTCTTTATGTTAGTTTATATTATATGTGTTTAAAAATATTAACGTCAAGTGGTCTTGTTTTTATTTCATCAGAAACCTTATAATAACGATAATAAGATGGTAAATTATGTGATACCATTAATAAAGTGAATGCTCTATCAATAAAATTAAAATGCCCAAGACTTAAATCTGCTCCATTAAATAATACTTTATTTGTATCAATTGGCAGGTTCGTTAAAACTTCAACTTGTGCAACATAATGGTTTACATCATTTTTTACAACACTTAACTTGCACCCATTTTTTGTTGTTGTTTTCACTTTCGTCACTGTGAAGTTAGGTGTAATTGTTGTAGTTACTGACTCAGTATTTGTTAATTTTATCTTGAAGTTTTTTACTTCAAATGTAAATACATCCCCCTTATTGAAATCCTTTGTGTTTAAATATACCCAAAAACATTGTGAATCGGTTATCATATGTTTATCTACAACAACTTTTGAGTTCTTCTTCATTATAACATCGTATTCAAAAACCGCAGTTTTATCTGGTTCAGGTATATCAAGTAATGTGATTGAATCATTTTTACTATCATATATAACCTCTAACACTTTTCTATAAAACACATCAACGGGAAAATATTCTTGTGTTAAAAGATTTATTGAATAATTCCTATTGTATTTTTCTTTATTATCACTTAATAATTTTAATGAGAAAGTAATTTTTGCATCATATGGAATGTTATCAAGCCATTTTGCTTTTAACTGAATATTTGCTTTTTTGTTAGAACCAATTAATTTTTTAATTTTATTTAAATCAATGCTATATATAAGACTTTCTTTGTCATTTCCTTTATCTTCGGTTGTCATTTCAACAAAAGAAGTATTCAACGCCCAATCGTATGTGTGGAAGGTATCATTATAATGAAAATCATTGCCATCAACAGATAAAACAATATCAATATCAGGCACACTATCAAAAGCATATTTTTTATATTCGAATAAGAACTGAATTGTATCAACCTTTATTACGTCTAAAAACGTATTTAAAGGAACTAATTGTAAGTCTCTGTATGATGTTAGGTCAGGCAATGTTGTCTTGAAAAAAGTTGAGCGAGTTTTAGTTATACATCTATTCGCATCATAATGTGGCGGTTTTTTAATTTCCTCCTCCCCACCTAATATGAATAATTCTTTTTCAGTTATAATCTTATCTGACATGTCTATATTGTATTATTTGTTTCTTTATTTATATAAATAGTTTTCAAAAGATTTCTACTAAAAAATATAAATAACAAAAAAAACTAAATTATACCGTACAATTTTATTGCGAAATGAAGGATATTTCATAATGAATGGCCTTATACAAAAAATACCAAATATAAATGTTGAAGGTAATGTATTAGTGATAAAATGATAAAAATGAGATGTTGTTTAGCATCTCATTTTCATTTAAGTAAATTTATGTATATAAATATTAAATTATAACACTTATTATTTTTTTATTATTCAATAATATAAAAATATTTTCTTTATAGGAAATACTTAGATAGGGTTGCCCGGGTATAAATAAATATTAATGTGTGGTCCTAAAAAATCAAAACTAATACTTTGTACTTGATTAATATTATTAACATTAATATCAATTGTCATTTCAGAACCATTATTTGCAATATTATAAGTGCACGTTAAAATATCGGACGTTGGTTTATTAATATTACCAATATCTCTTATTTTAAGATATTCAAATAATGTCTGTTCATGCCCATCTGGATAAGTAACTATTTTTTCAAAACCATATGGATATAAAGTTATTTTAATATTATCATGTTGTGCTACGTTATAAATATAATAATCTCCATTATAAGTTGATGGTGAGACATCCAAACCATTTTTCATTATTTTAGGTACTATATTTTTTGATGTTACACTTTTTATTTTTGGAAAATTTATATTTAATATTGCAGCAAATGAACCATAACATCTAATTCTTTTTACTAAATCATAAAAAAAATAGTCCCCAACCTCATCAAGACTTTTTTTAATTATATTTGTCGAAAATTCATAACTAAAAGTTTTAGTAATTTTTTCGTTGATAAAAGTAAAACGTTCTTTTTCGACACGTTGAACATCATCAGCAATAATTGACTCAATTTTCATAGTAATGGTTTGATCAACATTATTTGTTCTGTACCAAAGTGTATATACATCAAAATCAAAATAATTAATTGTTAATTTATGGTTTTTTTTATATTCTTTTAATTTCTTTATATCAATGAGAAAATACTCTCCACCTGGGCTTGTGCTATCTCCTGACCATTGTATAAGTTTTTTTAATTCATTATTACTATTATCATATGATATTCCATATGAAAGTCCTGGTTTTGGTGCGCCAAAACCAATCCCAGGATATTCTTCATTAAAATTCTTTGGTTTTACAATACAATCTAAATCACCATCTTTTTTCCATTCAAAAGAAAATAACACATAATCAGCATTCCCTACATCTATAAATGTGGCAAGAGGAACGAGTTGATTATGTTTATAGCTATTTAATGCATCAAATGTTTTTTCAGTATATTTTGGGATTTTATCTTTCCTTAAACAAATGCCTGTAGAAATTTCTGAGGGTACATCATCAAATGGTTTTAGTATTTCATAAAACTCAGCCTCAGTTGCAATTTTTTTATCGAATTCTGCCATAATTTTAATAATTTGTTTCTATAATTATCTTCATTTTTATAATTTCACAATGTTTACTTTTGCGAAAGTGGACATAATATGTTTACTTATGAAATTTTCAACTTTTAAAATATTTAGATTGTAACTTATTTTGTTTTTAGAATGTTGAGTAGTATAATACTTATGAGATTTTGAATTTATGAACAAAAGTAATTTTTTAACATTATGGCAACATCAAAAGCAGTAATTAAAAATATAAACAAAAACCAACATCGTATCTTAGCTGATATTATGACGTTGTACACCCCACATGGTTATGATTGTGACCCAACATATAGCAAGGGGTGTTTCTATGGTAATTTCAAATGGACAAATGATTTTGGGGAGGTTGAACATTATGAGATTCCTCAACCAAAACATAAATTTGATGTTTATCCTTTAAGTGATGACGTTGAAAAACTTGAGATAATGGGCAAGTTCCCTCTTAAAGATAAATCGATTAAATCAATTAATATTGACCTCCCATTTGTAATTAGTTGTGGTCCTTCAATGAGTAAAGAAATTAAGGGGAGCAATATTATATCCAATAGATTTAGTGCATTCTATCCTGTTTCAGAACTTGTAAAAACATATTATCACTTCCTTAAAGAGGCTTATCGTGTTCTTGATGATGATGGAATTTGTGTTTGGAAATGCCAAAGAACAATTACGGGTAGTAAGACTTTAAATTCTCCTGAAATGTCTTGGATGTTCGCTGAGAGCCTTGGTTTTGATTGTGTGGACCAATTCTATCTTGGGGGGAAAGCCCGACTTATCAGCGGGAAAATAAAAAAACAACAACATTCTCGCTCATATGTGTCAGTATTCTATGTTTTCAAGAAATCACGCAAGAAGAAAATTGACTATTTAACTTGTTTTGACGAAACAACACAGAAAAATATCATTAATGGTCTTTTTCAAAATAACATAAAGAACGGAAGAAGATTCATAAGTGAGTTATAATAAAAAAATATTAAATATGAATAAACAAGAATTGATGCTATCTCAAATTGAGATGTTTAAGAAACAAACAGGCCATATTCTTAGACGAATGGATGGTAAACTGTATTATGATGGATGGTTGTCTTGTAATAGTGATTATCTTCCTGATAATTTGGTGGTTGATGGTAACTTGAATTGTTCTATAACAAGTACAAGGCTACCAAAAGGTTTAAAGGTAACTGGGTATTTAGATATTTCAATGACAAACATCACAGAAATCCCTGATGATTGTGAATTTAATGACTTATATATGAAAATGACAAAAATTACCAAACTTCGGGATGATATGATGTTATTTAGCCTTGATGCGCGTGGTTCTTCATTAACCGAACTTCCAAAAGGGTTGAAAGTGAAGGATATGTTAGATATTTCATATACAAATATTAGTGAAATTCCTGATGATTGTGAGTTTTGTAGCTTATTTATGGAGGATACGAAAATAACTGAACTTCGAGATAATTTAGAACTAAATAGTCTTAATGTACGTTGTTCTTCATTACAAGAACTACCAAATGGGTTAAAGGTAAAATGGTATTTAGATATTTCAGAAACAAAAATCACAGAAATTCCTGACGATTGTGAATTTGGTTCATTGAACATATCAAATACTAAAATTACTACACTTAGGGATAATTTGGTATTAAATGAACTGAAGATTATCAACACGCCATTAGAAAAATTACCAAATAATTTAGTTGTTTACTTCTCATTATTTATGGTTAATACACCGTTTACTACAATACCTAATGATTGTTTAGTAAAAGACATTTATTGTCGTTCAGACTTTAATGATGAACGATATAAAGAAAAGGGGTTTGGTTTTTGTTATTATTTGAAAGATGAAATTGTTCATATCTCCCATCCATCGGGGCGTGAATTTCTGCATGTGGATGGAATACTCTCTGAGGTAATTGAGAAGAAGGGTAATGTTTATCATGTTAGGAATGGTATTAATAGGTCTATCAGTTACGTCGTTACAGATGGAAACAACCATTGGGCACATGGGGATACTTTAGAGAAAGCGAAGCAAGACCTTATTTATAAAATTAGTGAACGTGATAAGTCTAAATATGAGAATCTAACTCTTGACAGTGAATTATCTTATTATGAAGCTATTGCTTGCTATCGTGTGATTACGGGAGCTTGTAGAATGGGCACACAGGATTATCTTGAACATCGTTTACCTAAGCCTCATAAGGAAAAATACAGCATTAAGGAGATTATTGAGTTAACCGAGAACGAATATGGTAGCCAAACGTTCAAAGAGTTTTTTGTGACAGAGTAAATGAAATAATAGTTTTAGTTATGTTTAACAATTAAATAGAAAACCAACATGGATGGACAAAAACAAGAATTAATGATTAAAGAAATAAAGTTGTTTGAGGAAACAAAAGACGATTTACTTGAAGTAAAGGATGGTAGGCCATATTATAAGGGATTACTTTCTTGTGTTAGTGATGGACTCCCGGATAATTTAGTGGTTGATGGTAGCTTGATGTGTTACATACACAGCACAAAACTACCCAAAGGGTTAAAGGTCACTGAATTGTTAGATGTTTCAGAAACAGATATTACTGAGATACCTGATGATTGTGAATTTAAATCATTAAATGTTAGTCATACAAAAATTACAAAACTTAGGGATAATTTGTGCTTAGACGAACTTGGGATTTGTGAAACTGGATTGACTACACTTCCGAAAGGATTGAAAGTTAAAGGTGAATTAAATATTTCATATAGTGATATTACTGATATACCCGACGATTGTGAATTTGGTTGTTTAGCTATGGAGGAGACAAAAATTACCAAACTCAGAAATAATTTGAATTTAATTTATCTTGATGCACGTGGTTCTGCCTTACAACAACTACCGAAAGGGTTAAAGGTAAAAGGCCAATTAAATGTTTCAGAAACAAACATTACTGAAATACCTAATGATTGTGAATTTGGTAGCTTATTTATGAATGATACAAAAATTAAGAAACTTCGAGATAATTTGGTATTAAATAATCTTAGTATATGTAAGTCTTCTTTAACTGAACTTCCGAAAAACTTAATAATTTATTATTCTCTTGATAACGAAAACACAAATATTAAAAGTTTACCATATGATTGTTTAGTTGATAGAGTTCATTGCAGGTCTATGCAAAATGATGAACGGTATAAAAAAGACACCTTTGATTATTATTATCACTTGAAAGATGAAATTGTACATCTCAAACACTCATCGGGTAAAGAATTTCTTCACGTGGATGACATTCTTTCGGAGGTAATTGAAAAGAAGGGGAATGTGTATCGAGTTAGAAATGGCGTTAACGAACCAATTACTTACGTCGTTACAGATGGCAACAACCATTGGGCGCATGGGGACACTTTGGAGAAAGCAAAGCAAGACCTTCGTTATAAAATGAGTATTCGTGATAAATCTGAATACAAAGATTTAACTCTCGAAAGCGAATTGATGTTTAATGAGGCCGTTGCTTGCTATCGTGTAATTACGGGAGCTTGTAAACTTGGTACAAATGATTACCTTGAACATCGTCTTCCTAAGCCTCATAAGGAGAAATATAGCATTAAGGAGATTATTGAACTAACCCAAAATGAATATGGAGGCAATACTTTCCGTGAGTTCTTTAAAAAAATAATTAAATAAATAAAATGAAGACTTTTATCAGATTAGCATTTATTGCTGTTTTATGCTTTTCTTTCGGAAGCTGCAAAGAAGCTCACAATGAGAATGTTATTTTTGAAAATCTATATTTTACCGTTCTAAAATTAGATAATGGAAAATATATTATTTTGCCAAAAGATAACGATCATGGGAATATTCCTATAGTAATTGATGAAAAAGATTATCAGAGTTATAAATGTAATTTTAACATAAATAAATAATTAAATTAATATATAATATGGACAATAAAAAATTAGCAGCAATTTTATTTGCATTCTTTCTCGGTGGCATTGGTGCACACAAATTTTATGTTGGTGATGTTTTGATGGGGATTTTTTATCTCTTATTCTGTTTGACATTCATCCCTTCTATTCTTGGTGTAATTGATGCAATTTTATTTATCGGAATGACGAATGATGAGTTCAAGAACAAGTATCCAAAGCCTTATCTACGATATAAAAAAGTTTAAAAAAGTTAAAAGTGAGAACATTTTTGTGTTTTCGCTTTGTTTTTTATGGGTAATTGTGGTATAATAACTTTGAATTATGAAACTTCGTGTTGGTGTTAAACACCTCAACACGTTGTTAGAAAATTGTTAAATCAAATAAGTGTTTAAAAAATGAAGAAACTTTGTCCGATTCACCACTATTATTACAGTGGAAATGTTTGTCCTCTATGCACGAGTGAAAAATACGAACGCATGATGGAAAGTTATCAGAATGAAAAACCGATTAAGGTTAAGAAGAAAACTGAAGAGGTGACGAGTGATATGCTTTCAATGTTGAAAGAAAAGTTTAATCACCGATAAAAGAATGTTTGATTTTTAATTTGTTTAATTAATGAGATACTTGGGTTCTAAATCGAGAATTATTAAGCAAATCACTCCAATCATTACAGAGCATTTAAATGGTGAGAATGAGTTTGTTGATGCATTTATGGGTGGGGCGAACGTAATCAGTCATATTGATTACAATAAGAAGGTTGGGATTGAATATAGTGTTTATCCTTGGGCAATTTGGAATGAAATATCAATGTTTGGTATTGATTGGATTCCACAAGCCTTCGATGAAGAGGATTATTATGATGTAAAGAAATCTTATAAAGATAAAGATGGGCGTTATAAACAATCAATGATTGGATATGTTGGTAATTGCTTATCATACGGTTCAAAGTGGTGGGGTGGCTTTGCAAAGTTTAATCCAAAGAAAAATGAAGACCACGTTAAAGAGGCATATAATGGTATTAAGAAGCAATATGAAAACTTCAAGTATATTGAAACCACAAGATTTGTGCATGCTTCTTATGATGAATATGATTATAAACCAAATTCTGTAATTTATTGTGACCCACCCTATCAGTCTACAATTGGATATGAAAGTTCTTTCAACCATGATAAATTTTGGAATTGGGTGCGTGAAATGTCAATGAAAGGACATCATGTGTATGTTTCTGAATACTCTGCCCCTTCTGATTTTAAGTGCATTTGGCGAAAGGCTGTAAAGGAACAAGTTGGTAAAAACATTAATCAAAAAGTAGAAAAATTGTTTGTATATGGAGGAAAATAATATTAATTATGTTGCCTATTTTTGTAATGAATATCAGAAGTATATTTTACATGGAAAAGATAAGTTTTTGATAAATGAGGACAAGATTGTTTTTGTTAAATTAAATAACGAAGTAAAATCTACTGATTATACTAAAGTCAAGTATAAATGTGGTTGGTTTTGGAACCGTAAAACTAAAGTAGGTTATCAGATGGGAATTTTTCGTTATCTTGGTTTAATTAAAGAAGAGTACATCCATAAAGTTTTATTTGAAGAAAATGAAAGACATGATCTTTTTATTAAAGATGATGGTGAAATTTATGTGAAGCCAAGAATTCATCTATATTTTTCAGATGGTAATAAAATCATTCTATATTATGATACCTATGAAGATGCAAAAATAGATTTTGATAATATTAAGAAAAAATATCCTAAACTTAACACATTGAGTGAATTAGTGGATGGGTTTAATGTTAATAATTTTAAATAATGTAAGATATGACTGAAGTAGAAAAAAACGTAAAGAACCTTGGCGAAGATAAGAAGCCAAATATCATTACAAAAACATTGAATAAGATGTTTAATAAAGATGAAGGAGAATTTAGTGCTGAAATGGCATGGCTTTCTACCACTTACGGTGTTGGAGCAAATCGACCGATTGAGGAGCGGATTGCAAATAAACAAAAGGACATCATGAATGTCATTAAATCAAAGTTCCGTTATAGCACAACAGGGCAAGAAAGCAATTCAAATTATCGCTGCGTGGTTGATATTGAAGAAGATCTCGCCGCAGTAAAAGACGTTGTAATGACACCTTTTATTGAAAAGGGATTCAAGGTAATCAACCTTTCAGAAAAAATTGATGAAGTTAAAGATGAGAATATTTATTTGATTAGTTGGAAGAATATTTTCCGACATACAAAATAATATTGCAAGAAAGGAAGCCTCTGTTCATATACGTATATTTGTTCAGTGGTTTTCTTCTTTTTAGAACACAATGAAAACATGATGTGATCGATATTTATCATTAAATATTAATTTAATAGATGAGTTGTAAAACACAGTTGACATACGTTTATAGTTCTCCTTGTATATCATTTTTGAGAGAACTTATAGAGTCTTTGGAATCTACATTTTCTGTAAAGGATAAGTTGGATGATATGTTTTGGTATGGTATTTTTTGTAACCCCGAAACATATTCCAATTTTCGCTATTATGACCTTTGTAAGGAAGAAGTTCCTGACATATTAATGAGTGATTGCGAAACACCTGGTACTAAATTAAGTTATATTAAGGATACTATTACTAAAATTATTAAAGGAGAAATTGACAAACCTGAATATTTCTTCTATGTTGAAGAAACAGAATCGTTTAACGATTTTGAGGATGCCCCATCAACTTTCCTATATCTTATCCCAAAAGATGAGAAATACAAAAAGTTTGGTGAGGCGTTAACCAATTTCCTTTACAGTCCAAATTTAATGATAACTTTGAAAACTAAATAAAAATGAATGAAGTAAATAAATGGTACGTTGATGGCGTATTGGAATCCAATATACGTAATTATGTGCGTAATCTTATTCGTGAAGCGATGGAGGCGGGCTTTTCAGTACAAGACTTAAATAACGCATTGACTAACGATATGCAAGGAGTTAAAGACAGTTCTGATTATAAAGATAAGATAAATTACTTCTTTGAAAATGGGTATAAGTATTGTGTAAAAATGTTAGGTGAACCAATTGGTAAGGGGTCAGCAAGATTCGTATTCCAAATTGATGATACTCGTGTTTTGAAGTTGGCAACTAATATGAAGGGTGTTGCTCAAAATAAATCCGAAGTAATGGTTTATCAGCAAGCACCTAATAAGACTTTTATGCCAATTGTTTATAATGATTCTGACATGGAAAACTATTTTTACGTCATATCAGAATACGTGCTACCTGCAGAAGAGAAAGACTTTGAAACGGTTCTTGGCGTACCATTCTACACATTGGTTGAAATATTTTCAAATTATTACCGTGGGGATGAAATTAAAAAATATGAGGAATACTCACCAAAAATTCGTCACTTACTTCAATATTTTACAGAAATGTCTAAGATTGGTGTAAATACCCACGATTGGTTTAACCTTGAGAATTGGGGGTTGACCAAGAGACATGGTAAGGCGATAATGGTCACATTGGATAATGGTTTAACAAATAATGTTGCAAATAATTTCTACCGTAACAAAAGTGTGTTTGATGGTGATAATGAATTTTTGGGTATGATGGGATACGAAGATAGCTATCGTCAAGATAGAGAACAACAAATTGATAAAAGGTTTAGTAAAGTTCTACCAAAAGATACTGTTGGACAAAATGTTGTTGAATGGGCTGAGTCACATAGTAGTGGTTATTATAAAACTGTAATTGAAGAAATTATTCAATCCAATTTCCAAAAAAAGGAAGCAATTGGCGAATTAATTTATGACTACATCGACGAAAAGGATCCAAGCTTTGATTGGAGTGATGGTGAAGAATTGCCAGAATATGCCTATGATAGTGTCGCTGATTATATTAAGAAGATGTATTCCAATGTAAATAATTAATTAAATGGGAAGGAAGAAAAAGGCAAAAGAAGAATTCATTAAGGAAGCAACGGAAAAACATAAGGGTAAATATGATTACTCCAAAGTTGAGTATGTTAATAACAAAACAAAGGTTTGTATTATATGCAATAAGCCTAATCATGGTGAATTTTGGCAAACACCGGATTCTCATTTAAGTGGAAAAGGTTGTCCTAAATGTGGTAATGAAAACAAAGGTGAATATTGTCATTCAACCAAAGAAGAATTTATTAAAAAAGCTCGTGAAAAATATGGGGACAAGTATGATTACTCCAAGGTGAATTATGTAAATGCTAAAACTAAGGTTTGTATCATTTGCAATAAGCCTAATCATGGAGAATTTTGGCAAACACCAAACGACCATTTAAAAGGCCGTGGGTGCCAAAAATGTAGTGGTAAATATGTTCCAACAACTGAAGAGTGGATTGTATCCGCTCGTAAAGTTCATAGTGATAAATATGACTATAACAAAGTGGGATATAATGGTGCTTTTACCAAAGTATGTATCATTTGTCCCGAGCATGGTGAATTTTGGCAAACACCAAATGATCATTTACAAGGTTGTGGTTGTCCAAAATGTAATTTAAGTCATTTGGAACGGAGTGTGATGAATTACTTGGACGAACATGGAATTACATATGATTATCAGAAACGATTTGATTGGTTAGGAAGACAATCATTAGACTTCTATTTACCTGATTATAATGTAGCCCTTGAATGTCAAGGGCGTCAACACTTTGAAGAGATTGATTATTTTTGTAATAAAGAAGGGCTGAATGAATGTAAGAAACGTGATAAGTTGAAGTTTAAGAAGTGTCAAAAGCACGGCATTAAGGTTTTATATTATTCTAACCTTGGTATTGAATATCCTTATGATGTATTTGAAGATATAGATTTGTTGTTTGAGGAAATAAAAAAACAGTAGATTTTAATAAAAGAAAAAAACATACATTTATATCTGATTGTAAAAATCCCAATAGTAATTCATATTACAAGCGGTAGACAATATAATAAAAGATTATTTAAAGAAATGAACATGAAAAATATAGATAAGAAAGATCTTTTTAAAGTTTTAAAAGATACTTATGAAAAAAGTTTTTATAAAGACTTAATTTCTTTAAAAGATTCAAAATATCTTAATAGAATAGAACATAAAAATAAATCATAAATTATTATGAATAAAAAAACATTAAAACAAGTAATTAAAGAAGCTGTAAGATCTGCTTTAAATGAAGGTGTGATTGGTAATTATAGAGGTTGTAAAAATGTAAGATTAGTTTATCATGGAGAGTGGGCAGACCCTGAACTCAAATATCGTAATTATATTGCAAATTATAATGATATAGAAGATGCGTTATGGCAAGAGTTTATTGACGAAACCGGTTATCCTGATAACCCATCAAATAAAGAAGTTGATAATGCTTTTACTGAATATGTTAAAGAAAACGAGAATGAAGTTATTTCTTTAATTAAAGAATATGGCGAAGAGGCTAATGATGATGATCATGATATCTTTTAATCGGATAATGGTGCATATGAACCTTAATCGTAATGGCATAAATGAATAATATATAAAAAGCAGTTTTCCATTTGGTAAATCTGATTTTTTGTTGTATAATATGTATATATAATATGATAGTTAAAAAAAAATGAGAAAACCATTGGAATGGGAAAAGATTGATATTAGCACACATTTTAATAATGAAGCAACATCTTTCCATGTTAATATAAATAATTTTGTATGCATGCACACAGTAAATCCATTGTCTAAAAACGTTAACAATGACGATAGTGGCTACTATGAGAAATTCAATCGTTTGTTTGATTTAATGTGTAATGGTGATATTGATGAGAAATATTTAATTGAAAGAGATAAAATTATACCATTTGTTTATAGTATTAGAGAAGTTAGAAAACTGCAAGAGGTTATAGGTAATAACTTTGGTGTTTCTACGATTGAATATCTTCGTTTCTACCCATATAAAGGTAAATACGTTGTAACAAATGACTGTGAGCTACTTGACTATAAGAATTTAACGAGTGAAATATTGGTCGGCGAAGATGAAATAAATTTAGAGAAAGAAACAAGTTATTAGTTTTTTTAAGGAAATATATTATTTGCACCACTTTGTTTTTTCTTTGGTTTGTCGTATAATATGTGTGTAATAAATTAGGCATTGACCAATAAAAAATGTCATTATTGACTTGTGGACAACACTCCTAATATATCTAAAAAAAAACAATGACAGGTTAAAGCAAATATTATATGAAATAAAATATCAACAAATATTAATTGTAAAATGTTAATTAAATTATATTAAACATGAAAAAGAATAAAATCGTTTTAAATATCCCTCATTCATCTATTGCAGGAATTACACAGAAAAATAGTGGATGGGTTGTCAATCAAGATTTCATCAATAATTCAGTGAGAAGCCTTACTGATTGGTTTACAGATATGCTATTTACTTGTTCAAAAAAATATGATGAATGTGTAATATTTCCTTATTCACGTTTTTGTGTGGATGTTGAAAGATTACATGACGATGAGATGGAAAAGTATGGGCAAGGCATTCTGTATTCAGAATATAATCATAAGAAGAGACACCTTAGTGATGAAGATAAGGAGTTTTGGATGATGAAATATGATGAACATCATAATGAATTAAAATCAAGTTTATGTGAAAATGCAATTTTGATTGATTGTCATTCATTTACTCCAAAGGATGGTGATGCAGACATTTGTATTGGTTTCAACACGGATTGGTCATATGATGAAGGGATTGTAGAAATTGTTCGACAAACGTTCATTGAAAGTGGTTATAGTGTGTCTATCAATAAGCCATATTCAAATAGTATAACGCCAAATTGTCCTTTTACGTATAAGTCGATAATGATTGAGGTGAATAAGAAGATCTATATGGATGAGAGATTACTCTTATTAAACAACAATCCTCGTCAATGGATGCGATGGGCAGGGTGTCTTGATAAAATTTATGAAAGATTATCAGAATATAAGATTTCTTAAAATAACAATGGGGGCGAAAAATCGTCCCCATTATTTATATATTTATCTGTTAAATTTAGGATTCACTCTCTTGTCAAACTTTTCTTTGTACTTACTATATGCCTGATTATATTTTGTGCGGTGCTTTGACAATTCAAGGCCTTCAACATTAGGGTTTTTATATTTAGCATCAAGCCGCCATTCAGGGTCATCAGGTTGAAACGCAGGATCAAACTCGGCTCTCCAAGTTTGACGGTCGAAACCTGCCTCTCTGTACTTATCACCTAAGAAACCATTAGTATCAGTTCCATCATCTTTTTTAGGGCCACGGTAATTATCCATTTGTGTTCCACCTTCCATTTTAGCAAATTCAAGAACAGAACTACCAATTCCTTTAAGTTCACTGTTATTAACGAGATTACAAATATCAATTTGTCCATCACCAATATAATGTAAAGCAAAAGCAACATCATAACCTTTTAATGTATAAGTTACCCAATCATCACCTTGTATTTCGTCCAGGCCATGCCAAGTTAGAAACCCTTTCTTATCGGCAGGTGTTTTTTTAATAATATCTAAGAAACGATCATAATTATTTATCTCCCAATTCTTCTTTCTTAAAATCTTTTTTCTTAAAATCTCTAAATTTGGATTACTTTCTTCGAATAACATTCCCTTACTACCATCTTCCATTAAGGTATGTAAAGTACATTCATCAAATCTGAATGTACATTTTCTATTTTCATTAAGAATATTTGTTATAATATTCTTAACCATTTCGTTTAATTCCTTTCTTGTTAATACCATTATTAATAATATTTAATATAAAAATAAATAGTATGATTCTTGATAATATTACAACATATAGTTATTAACATTTACTATATTTTTTTAAGAAAATATGTTACCTGTATTATTTTGTTTTTCATATCGTTTATAGTATGATATGTATGAAATAAATAATTTCAATGGTTGAAGATAACAATAAATTACTTGATAAATTTGTTTCAGGCTTTACATTTCATTTGCATAATGAAAAATATCATGTTGTTGATACTTTGAAAACTGATGACAATGACACATTATATGTTGTGTGGTCATGGGACGTTTATAAAAAACGTAGATGCTATGAGGTGTGGTCAAAAATAAAACTTGAAACACTAATTGATGATAAATTGATAGAAAAATGAAAAATATTTCAGAAATTGAAGCTTATGAGGAGGTTTATCCGCAACAACTCTATATCAATTATTGGGTGGATTGTTGGGATAGTTGTTATTATGGTTTTTCTGCTTCTGACGAGAAATCATATCCTGAAAACGATGATGTAATATATGTGCGCAGTGATATTGTTCAACCGTGGCACAAATACCCAAAGGAAAAGCCGTCAAACGATGGTGCTTATCTATGTACTGTGGTTGATGATCGTAATGATGATGAAAAGAGACATGTAGAATACATATCATTTAATACGGAAAAGAACTGTTGGTTTGACTTGAACGGTGATGTAAGAAATCATATTGATGCATGGCAGGAATTGCCTCGTCCATATCTTTACTAATTAAATAATAAAAATGAAAGAAAGAAAAACTTTATATCTTTCCCTAAAGAAAGAATGGTATAACTTGATTGATGATGGTGTAAAAACTGAGGAATATCGTGAAATTAAACCGTATTGGGTGAAAAGGTTGTTGTCTCTAAAAAACGGTAAAATGGATGCAACCAATGTTGAGAATATTACGAATAGTATTAAAGAACTTGGTGATATTCTAACCGACATGTGTGTTGTACCATATACAGATGTTTGTTTCTCTTATGGCTACACTAAAAAACGTATGACGTTTAAGATTGATGGTATTACCATTTCCAACGGGAAGACAGAATGGGGAGCACCTGAACAGGACAAAGTGTTTGTAATTAAATTAGGTGAAAGAATTTAAGAAATAAAAATATGCAAAAACATTTGGAAAAATACTCCAAGTAAAGTATAATAGAGTTGTAAGTTAAATGTTAAATTAAAAATTAAATTAATGAGAGTTATTACAGTTAATGGACGTATTGCCCAAGATGTAACACGTCAAGTAGCAAAGAGTGGTAATGAGTTTATCAGTTTTAGTATTGCAAACTCAGAGTTTGGCGACCCCAAGTCAAGTGATGGTAAGCCTCAAACGCAGTGGTTTAGAGTGACATCATTTATGCCGCAGCACATCAACCTTTCGCAACACCTTAAAAAGGGTAAACCTATTACAGTGATTGGTAAGTATTCAAATCGTCTCTATCAGAGTCAACAAACGGGTCAATATAATATCAGTAATGATATTGTTGCAACTGACATTTATTTTGAGATTGGTTCAGACCGTGTTCATGGTGAAGGTTCGCATACAGAAAGTGGAACTACGATGTCTCCGCAGGCATCAGCAGCACAAGTTTCAGGAGCTGTAAATGAAATTCCTCAAGCCACCTCTCGTAAGATGACTGCACCTAAGGCAGAAGTTGGACAGTCGCCGTCTGCATCAGCTAATGTGGGTGACGATGATGATCTCCCCTTCTAATTAATTTGAGATGTTAAACTACTAAAAAGAGAACTATAATGGTTCTCTTTTTTATTTCTCATCGTTGGTTTTTAAAAATATGAGAAGTATAATAAGTTTGACTAACTTTATTCATTATGGCAAAAGTAAGAATTTCGCCCAATGAAAGGCGTTTTGAATTTGGTAAGTATGTTGGACTTTCTGTAATGGAAGTGATTGAAAAAGACCCTCAATATATTGAGTATATGTCAACTAAAATTACTTGGCTATTCACTGACCATGAAAAACAGGTAGTTAGAAATCTAAGAAGTAGGCAATCAAATAGAGACATTCATATGATTCACGTTAAGGGTCGTTCTAAATTTGAGGATGAAATGTATTCAATTTTTCATAAGATTTGTGACGCATACGACTAATGTAATAGAAACCTTAATTATTTGAATAATTTACTTAAAAGCATATTATGTTAAAAAAAGATGAAATTAGATATGGTTATAATGATGTGATGATTCAACCTGCACGTCGGTCTGATGTAGAACATCGTTCACAGTGTTGTCCATTTGATGAAAATGGAATGCTTCCTATCTTTACTGCCCCAATGAGCACTGTTGTTAATGTTGATAACTATCAAACATTTTATAACAACAAGATTTTTGCAATCATCCCTCGAAACATTGATTGGGAAACGAGAAAGAAAATGGCAATGGAAGGTAAGTGGGTTGCTGTTTCTCTCAATGAGTTTGAAGAATTTTTCTGTAATGCAGACAATTTCTTCTTTGCAAGGGAGAACCACTATAAGTTAAGAATCCTTATTGATGTTGCTAACGGAAATATGTCTAAAATTTTTAATTTATCTGTAAAGGCAAAGATGTTGCACCAAAAAAAAATTGAGATTATGGCAGGTAATATCGCAAATCCCGAGACATATATTGAATATTGTAATAGTGGTATTGATTATGTACGTGTTTCGATTGGCGGCGGCGCGGGCTGCATAACCTCATCTAATGTTGGAATCCACGATGGGACTGCATCACTTTTAGATGATATTTATAAAAATAAACAATTTAGGGAGAAACATGATTTGAAGTTTACCAAAGTTGTTGCTGATGGCGGTATTCGTAATTATTCAGACGTTATTAAAGCTCTTGCCCTTGGTGCTGATTATGTAATGATTGGTAGTGTACTTGCCCAAACTATTGAAAGTGCAGGTGATACATTTTATAAGGATAAGAACACAGGTGAAGACGTTAAACTATCTTGTCAAGTCTGTTATAAAGATGGAAAGTTCATTGACGAATTTGGTCATTCTTATGATAAGCTATATAAGGAGTTTTACGGTATGGCATCCAAATATGGACAAATTGCGATCAACGGAAAGAAAACAAAGACGTCTGAGGGCATTAAAAAGGTCTTGGAAGTTACCACGACTCTTCAAACTTGGTGTGATAATATGGCCGCTTATTTGAGGTCTGCAATGTCATATTGTAATGTGTATCATGTCAATGCTTTTAACCCCGATAATGTTAGCGTCGTAATTATTTCTAATAACGTTCAAGGCTCGATTAATAAATAACTATAACATGTATGGTATACAATTTTAAATCTCTTTTTAATCGAGAGAAGGAATATACGATTGATACCGAAGAACCATTAGACTTATATAATACGTTTTCGTTATCAATGAAAAAGTTTGATGAGAAAGACAAATCATTTGGTTATGATAATATTGTATGTGTCCTTAAATATGGTAAGAAAGGGGTATTAGAACTAAAACAGATTGAACTTGACCAAACCAATTTTAGTGGTTTCTATTTGATGGTGGAAGTATTTAAACAAAGAAATTGTTTAAGTATGGGTGAACCACTTGAATTAATTAAGGAAAATCCATTTAATGAATTTGAAAATGTTAGTCTCGATAATGCAGAAGAAGAACTAAAATTGGAGTTCAACAAATATGTTGAAAATAGTGATATTATGAATACATTATTCAAGTGCTTTTTAAAAGGTGTTTCCTACGGGAAGAAAAAAAATTCATCTCAAATTTAGAGGTGAATTTTTGCTTTTTGGCAATAATTGTAGTATAATATATTTGAATATCAAGATATTAATATGAAAGAAAAAGATTTTGAAGAAAGAGTGTGGAATGTTTTCACACATATATGTGATAAACAGAATATTGATTTAAAAGCAGATAATATTAAAGATTATCGAGTTAATTTTGAATCTGCTTTTAATAAAGCTTATAATGTCGTCACACAATATTACAGCATGAAAAAAGATGTCGATATGGCATCACAACACATTAATTAAATTAAAAAATGACACAAGAAGAGATAAATAAGTTAAGAGAAGACACACGAGCCTTATTTAAGGAGAAATTTGGCAACATTGTCTTTGAAGAAATTCCACACCGTTATACAATTGATGGGGTTGAGTACACTCCTGTATCAACCATTATCTCTCAATATGAGAATGAATTTGACCTTGAAGAGCGTTCAAGAGCATTTGCAATTAAGAATAATCTAACCCAAGATGAGGTTAAGAAAAAGTGGAGATGGACAAACGTTTGTGCTACTGTAATGGGTACAAGAGCACACGAATTTGGAGAATCATATACCAATATGCTATGTGGTAAACCTGAACTGATTTGCCCACAGAATAAACCTCAATATCTTGCAGAGGAAAATTGGATGATTCCAACCTTCCCACAAGAATTTGCCATAAAACAATTCTATGATGATTTAAATGGTAGACTTCATCCGGTAGGGGCTGAGTTTAAATTAAGCACAAAATACATTGATGGCGCAAAACCAATCTGTGGGACTGCTGACCTTTTGTTCTATTACGACGCACCTGATCCTTCTAAAAGTGGGTTTGTAATTGGTGACTGGAAGGGTTTAGATGTCAACACACCAATATTTACCACTGATGGGTGGAAAACCATGGGTACAGTGCAAGTAGGTGATGTTGTTTATGACAAAGATGGGTTTCAATGTAAAGTGCTTCACACATCTGAAGTGCATCATAGAAAATGTTATAAACTCACATTTGATAACCAAGAGGAAATTATTAGTGATAATGAACATCGATGGCTAATAACTCTTAAACGTAAAAAAAAGGGAAAGAAAAAAGTTGTTATGACTTCTGAGGAGCTTTATAAATATCTCGATGGTCTTGATACACCAATTCCATATAGTAAATTTCCAAAAATATATAATCCGACAGCAATTAGAAATGATTATATTAAATTGCCGATTGAACCGTATGTATTTGGTGTTTGGCTTGGTAATAAAAATAAGTCAGTTGGGGAAATTACAAATGTGGATGAATGTATTTGGGAAGAAATTAAATTCAAGGGTTATGTTGTAGAAGGTGATAACGCACAAACAAGAACAGTGGTTGGGTTAACAGATAAATTAGCTTCGATTAATGTTTTAAACAATAAACATATCCCTGACATATATTTGAAAGCATCATCTTATCGACGATTGGAATTACTTAGAGGGCTAATGGACATGAATGGCTACTATGATAAAACAAGAAATTGTTTCATGTTGTGTACAATGCAAGAATGGAAGAAGGAGGCCGTTTATTTAATTCTTTCAAGTTTGGGTATTAAAACGACTTGTGAAAAATGTAAGGATGGGGAGTTTCATGTTACATTTGGTTGTAATTTTAATCCGTTCCTTCATAAATATAAGAAAATAAGCAAGCATACACCTGATGACTATAATTTCCGCAGAATTATTAAAATTGAAGAAGTAGATAGTGTTCCAACAAGGTGTATTGAAGTGGATAGTAATAGTCATACATTCTTATGTGGCAAGAACTTTCTTGTAACTCATAACACTAATAGAGAGTTGACAAAGGAATTTGTGAGAAACACAAACATGATGATGCTACCACCGTTCACCAATTATTATGATGAGGCGTTGTCTCATTATTATGTGCAGTTTAATCTGTATCAACGAATGATGGAATCTGTTGGGCTAAATATTATCGCAAGAAGACTTATACATATCAAGAGAGATGGCACTTATGAAGTGTATCAAGTTCCAAAGATTGATGATAATATAATTGACCAAGTTATAATGACTTAAATCTTAAGATTTGCACATTGTTAAACCACCGTTCATATATGTATATTTGTTCGGTGGTTTTATTTTTTATACAATAAAACTAAATGAATGGTGATGTTTTAACATAATACGGTGTAATTGATATTTATTTTTAATTAATAAATTTACAAATTAAATGAATAAGAACAATACAAATAAATGGTACATTAATAACCTATTAGAGTCTGAAATACGTAATTATGTGCGTAATCTTATCCACGAAGCAATGGAGGCGGGGTTTTCAGCACAAGAATTAAAGAATGCTATAACAACAGATTTACAAGGGGTTAAAGATCGTTCTACTTATATGGATAAAGTTGGACACTTTCTTAAAGATGGATATTATTATTGTGTGAAAATGTTGGGTGAGCCAATTAGTAAAGGTTCAGCAAGAGCAGTTTTCCAAATTGATGATACTCGCGTATTGAAATTGGCGTACAATATGAGAGGTGTTGCCCAAAATAAAGCGGAAGTAACTGTTTATCAGCAAGCCCCGGATAAAAAATACATGCCAATTGTTTATAATGATTCTGATATGGAAAACTATTTTTATGTTATATCAGAATATGTGTTACCTGCAGAAGAGGAAGATTTTAAAAAAGTGGTTGGTATTCCATTTTATCGTTTGGAGAGTCTTATTTCCAATAAAAAGCTTGAATCTGCAATGAAAAGTTATGAGGATATGCCGAAAGTTCATGAACTACTTCAATATCTTATAACAATGTCTAATATGGGTGTAGAAATTTTTGATTGGACCACTATTAGTAATTGGGGGTTGGCTAAGAGAAATGGTAAACCTGCAATTGTAACCTTAGACAACGGGTTTACTCAAGATGTTGTAAATCATTTCTACGATTACCTCAACTCCGATTTTACTTCCAGTGATGTCAGTGACACATTTGGAAATATGATGGGTATTGACGACGAGTATCGTCAAAATAAACAACGAGAACTTGAGAAAGAGCAACAAGAACTTGAGAAAGAGCAACAAGAACTTGAGAAAAAGTTTAGTAAAATTCTACCAAAAGACACTATTGCCAAAGATGTTGTTGATTGGGCAACATCAAATCGTGACAAATATTATCAAGAGATTATAGAAGAATTTGTTGAATCCAATTTTGAAGATGATTCCGTACCTTATGAACTTATTGATGAATACATTCATGAAAAATACCCCAATTTTGATTGGGAGGGTGATATCCATTTACCACAATATGCCGAAGATAGTGTTGCTGAATATATTAAGAAAATGTATTCTAATGTAAATGATAACTTTAAAACTAAATAAAAATGAATGGGGTAAATAAATGGAGAGTTAACCATATTTTGGAGTCCAACATACGCAATTATGTACGTAAACTTATCCACGAAGCAATGGAAGCTGGGTTTTCAGCACAAGAATTAAAGAATGCGTTAACGGGCGATTTACAAGGCGTTAAAGATCGTTCTGAATATAAAGATAAGATAACACACTTCCTTGAAGGTGGGTATAAGTATTGTGTAAAAATGTTAGGTGAACCAATTGGAAATGGGTCATCAAGAGCTGTTTTTCAAATTGATGACACTCGTGTTTTGAAGTTGGCCACCAACATGAAAGGCGTTGCACAGAATAAAGCAGAGGTGATGGTTTATAATCAAGCAGCAGAGAAGACTTTTATGCCAATTGTTTATAATGATTCTGATATGGAAAACTATTTTTACATTATATCAGAATACGTATTACCTGCTGATATTGAAGACTTTGAGAAAATTATTGGTGTACCATTTTATATATTTAAGAATATAATATTAGATAATATGGTTATAGATAATGAGATAGAACATGCTATGGAGAAATATAAAGACTTACCAACAGTTTATACTTTACTTCAATATATTTTAACTATGTTTAAAAGTGGGGTGAATATTAACGATTGGGCTAATATTTCTAATTGGGGTATGACCAAGAGAAATGGTAATACGATAATGGTAACATTAGATAATGGGTATACTCGAAATGTTGCAAAACTTTTCTACCATAACAAAAATGTATTTAACGGTGAAGATGATACTATTGGCATAATGATGGGCTACGATGACAATTATTACCATCAACTTGAAAAAAAGTTCAGTGAAATTTTACCAAAAGATACACTTGGGAAAGATATTATTATATTTGCGTATCATTATAGTAACAATTATTATAAACATATGATAGAAGACATTTATAAATCTAATTTTCAAGATAAAGATATGATTAGTGATTTAATTTATGATTATATAGATATAAAATATCCAAACTTTGATTGGGGGGATAATAAAATATTACCAAAATATGCATATGAAAGTGTTGCTGAATGGATTAAGAAATTGTATTCTAATGTAAATAAATAATTAAATGAGAAAGAAAACAAAAGAGGAATTTATTAATGATGCAAGAAAAGTTCATGGGGATAAGTATGATTATTCTAAGGTGGAGTATGTGAATAAAAGAACTAAAGTTTGTATTATTTGCCAAAAACATGGGGAGTTTTGGCAAACATCAGGTAATCATATCCAAGGTAATGGTTGTCCTAAATGTCGTAATGAAGCCAATGGTGAACGTTTACGTACATCATTACTCGATTTTCTTAAAAAAGCACGTTATGCACATGGTGATAAATATAATTATTCCAAGGTGAAGTATATTGGCACTAAATCAAAGGTATGTATAGTTTGCCCTGACCATGGAGAATTTTGGCAGGAAGCAAAATCTCACACCAATGGTGTAGGATGCCCTAAATGTAGTGGTAAACATGTTCCCACAACAAAAGAATGGATTACATCCGCACGAGAAGTTCATAAGGATAAATATGATTATTCCAAAGTGAAATATGTGAATAATCACACAAAGGTTTGCATCATTTGTCCCGAACATGGGGAATTTTGGCAAAGACCTAATAGTCATTTACAGGGTGGTGGGTGTTCGAAATGTTATGTTGAAAAGAAACGTAAAATTCTTAGTTCAGACACAGAAGATTTCATTAAAAAAGCTCGTAAAGTCCAATGTTATTGTTGTTCAAAATGTGCTAATGAAGCAACAGACGATCGTTGTCGTTCCTCATTATCTGATTTCATTACAAAGGCTCGTAAAGTTCATGGTGATAAGTACAATTACTCCAAAGTGGAATATGTGAAAAGTAACATAAAGGTATGTATTATCTGTTCTGAACATGGTGAGTTTTGGCAAACACCAACTGCTCATTTAAGTGGTCAAGGTTGTCCTAAATGTTGTGCTAATTATGTTCCAACAACGAAAGAATGGATTGTGTCAGCTCGTGAAGTTCATTGTGATAAGTATGATTATTCTAAGGTGGATTATGTGAAAAGTAGCATAAAGGTATGTATCATTTGTCCTGAACATGGGGAGTTTTGGCAAACACCTAATTCTCATTTACGAGGCTGTGGTTGCCCTAAATGTGGTAATAAAGCCAATGCTGAACGTAAACGTTCTTACAAAGAAGAGTTTATTAAAAAGAGTCGTAAAAAACATGGTGATAAATATGATTATTCCGAAGTGGAATATGTAAACGTAAATACCAAAGTACATATCATTTGTCCTGAGCATGGTGAATTTGAACAACTACCAAATAGCCATTTACAAGGTTGTGGCTGTCCAAAATGTGGTATCGAAAAGATGCGTGAAAGTATTAGTTCTTCCAAAGAAGATTTTATTAAAAAGGCTCGTGAAGTTCATGGTAATAAATACGATTACTCGAAGGTTGAGTATGTGAATAATAAAACAAAGGTCAGTATCATTTGTCCTGAACATGGGGAATTTGAACAGATAGCTTCTTATCATATGTGTGGCAATGGTTGCCCAAAGTGTAATTTAAGTCATTTGGAGCGTAGTGTGATGAATTATTTAGATGAACATGGAATAACTTATGATTACCAAAAGCGTTTTAAGTGGTTGGGAAGGCAATCGTTGGACTTTTATCTTCCTGATTATAATGTTGGAATTGAGTGTCAAGGTAAACAACATTTCTTTCCTGTTGACTATTTTGGTGGCGATAAAGAGTTTAAAAATACTTTGGAAAGAGATAAGCGGAAGAAAGCATTATGTGAGAAACATGGAATTAAGTTATTGTATTTTGGCAATGTCCCCAATTACGACACATTTCTTGGAGAGGTGGTTCATGATGATGTGCAATACCTTATCGATTATTTGGAAGAACATAAAAAAGTTGATAAAAAAGAACATAATTCAATTTTATAAAAAAAAATGATGCCTTAATTCATAATATGTTATACAATAAAAAGTTGGAATACACAATTTTCGTATATTCCAACTTTCTTTTTTTTCCTTATTTCGCACGCCTAATAATACGCCTAGTAGCCACAGAGCCATTTACAACTTTTTGTCTCGAAGGATTTTTTACTATTGGTTGACTCCCAACATTTTGTTTTTTACCGCAGTTACACGCCATATGTATATAATTTTTTAACTTTATTTTCATATAATAAATAGTCTTTTTAAATAAAAATTACAAGTTCTTTAATAGTTTTTTCATCACTATTCAGTATAGTGCTTTTGTTTTAATGTCCGTTAAATTAATCATTATATTTGGAAACTACAATCATTTTTCGTATAAGGTGTTTTAACGAAAGAAGAAAAAATAATTCGTTTATTTAAGTTGGTTTCTAACTAAGCTCATAGTATAATGAAAATGAATATAAAATTTAAAAACATATGGATAAACAACAAAATGAATTAATGTTATCTCAAATTGAGATGTTTGAGAAACAAACAGGTGAACTACTTGAAGTAAAGGATGGTAAACCTTATTATAAGGGTTTACTTTCTTGTAATAGTGATTATCTTCCGGATAATTTGGTGGTGGATGGTAGTTTAATGTGTGAATTAGATAGTACAAAACTCCCAAAAGGCTTGAAAGTGAGTGCCTTATTAGATGTTTCAGAAACAGATATTACAGAAATTCCTGATGATTGTGAATTTAAATCATTAAATGTGAACCATACAAAAATCACAAAACTTAGGGATAATTTGGAATTAGATACACTTTCTGTTTACGATTCTTCATTGTCAGTATTACCAAAAGCCTTGAAAGTTAAGGGTGAATTAAATATTTCAAGAACAAATATCACTGAGATTCCTGATGATTGTGAGTTTGGCAAATTATTAATGGAGGATACAAAAATTAACAAACTTCGTGACAATTTGGAACTAAAATATCTTAATGTGTGTGGTTCTTTATTACAAGAACTCCCAAAAGGTTTGAAGGTAGAAGGTTTATTAAATATTTCACATACGAATATCACAAAAATACCGGATGATTGTGAATTTGATTCATTGAACATATCATATACTAAGATTACAAAACTTCGTGATAATTTGGAATTAGATTGTCTAATCATTCACAACACACCATTAAAAAATTTACCCAAAAATTTAATTATTTTTTCTTTTTTAGGGATGGGTAGAAATTATTTTACTACAATCCCAAATGATTGCTTAGTAACATGTGTATGTTGTAGTGAAGGTTTTAATGATGAACGATATAGGCTGAATCAATTTAATTATTATTATTTGAAAGATGACTTTGTACATATCAATCACCCATCAGGTCGAGAATTTCTTCATGCCGATGGCATTCTTTCGGAAGTAATTGAGAAGAAGGGGAATGTTTACCACGTACGCAATAGCGTTAATGGACTCAATGGCTACGTCGTTACGGATGGCAATAACCATTGGGCACATGGGTACACTTTGGATAGCGCAAAGCAAGACCTTCGTTATAAGATGAGTTTTCGTGATAAGTCTGAATACAAAGATTTAACTCTCGAAAGTGAATTACCTTACGATGAAGCAGTTGCTTGTTATCGAGTGATTACGGGAGCTTGTCAATTTGGTACGAAGAGTTACCTTGAGCATCGACTTCCCAAGCCCAATAAGGAGAAATACACAATTCGGGAAATGATTGAGTTAACCAAGGATGAGTACGGTGGTAAGGAGTTCCGAGAGTTCTTTGAAAAATGATAAATAAATTAATTTAGTATGAATAACATAAATGACAATCTTGTAACACCAATATCTGATGACTTGATTAAAGCCCTTAGAAATCTTGAAAATGTCGTTTCTAACGCACGAAAAGGCACTTGCCTTATGGATGCGAACAAACGCTCACAAGCACGTAAGAAACGAAAGAAAAACAAGAAGAAATAATTGTAGGTAAATAACCAATCGTATTATAGAACTTTTTAAAGAGAAATATACGATTGGTTATTTTTTTTTTGTTAAATAACATTATTATATTTGGGAAATTAAATCCTTTGTTGTATAATCTATTTGAAATAGATTATTAGCATAACTAACATTTAAAAAGTTATAAAATGAAGTATAAAATTGAAGCAGGCCGAAATAATTTGGCATTAACCATTTTTGTTCCGTGGAATTGTAGTAAAAAATTAATTTATGCCTAAGAAGAAGACAAAAGAGGAATTTATTAAGGAAGCGAAAGAAAAACATGGGGGTAAGTATGACTACTCTAAGGTGGAGTATGTGAATAGTAAGACCAAGGTTTGCATCATTTGCCCCGAACATGGGGAGTTTTGGCAAACACCTAATGCTCATACCCAAGGTCAAGGTTGTCCTAAATGTTGTGGCGTATATGTTCCCACAACGGAAGAATGGATTGCTTCAGCTCGTAAAGTTCATGGGGATAAATATGATTATTCCAAAGCGGAGTATGTTAATAATAAAACCAAAGTTTGCATTATTTGTGCTGAGCATGGTGAATTTTGGCAAAAGCCTAATAATCATTTAAAGGGGCAAGGTTGCCAAAAATGTAGTGGTAAATATATTCCAACAACAGAAGAATGGATTGTATCAGCTCGTAAAGTTCATGGTGACAAATATGATTATTCAAAGGTGAAATATGTTGATGCTTTTACTAAGGTTTGTATCATTTGCCCTAAGCATGGGCATGGTGAGTTTTGGCAAGCACCAAGTAGCCATTTAAGTGGCTGTGGCTGCTCTAAATGTAAAGGAGATAAAACTCGTGAAAGATTAGCATCAACTAAAGAAGAGTTTATTGAAAAATCTCGTAAAGTTCATGGGGATAAATACGATTATTCCAAGGTAGAGTATGTGAATTGCGCAACAAAAGTTTGTATTATTTGTAAAGAGCATGGTGAATTTGAACAAGTGCCCCATCATCACACCAATGGTGTGGGTTGTCCAAAATGTAATTTAAGTCATTTGGAACGCAGTGTTATGAATTATTTAGATGAAAATGGTATCACTTATGATTACCAGAAACGTTTTAAATGGTTGGGAAGACAATCGTTAGATTTCTATCTTCCTGATTATAATATTGGAATTGAATGCCAAGGTGAACAACATTTCTTTCCTGTTGATTTTGCAAATAAAGGGATTGAATGGGCTTGTAAGCAATTTAATAAGACCGTTTCTCTTGATGAACACAAGAAAGACTTATGTGATAAACATGGAATTAAGTTATTGTATTTTGGCAATGTCCCTAATTACGACACATTCCTTGGAGAGGTGGTACATGATGATGTGCAATATCTTATAGATTATTTAAACGAACATAAAATCAACAGAAATTAAAACCTTGATAAAGGTTATAAAAATTGTAAAATATAAAATTATTAAAAATTAAAAGATATATGGAAAAATCTATTGAAAAGTTATTTAATGAAATGTTAAATCAAATTCTTACTGATAAGCAAGAGTGTAAACACGTTAATGATGGTGAATTTAAAAATGATGAATTAATGAATGAGCTTGCTTGTATGAAAAACAAATTACGTGAAGCGAACGACACTATTATTTTGTTACAATCTATCAATCAGGATTTAAAGAATCGCTATGAAGGATTGCTTAATGATAATCATGAATTAATAAATAATGTAACACTTTTAAGTAAGTTATTAAGCATTCAATATAATAATGGTTAAAAAATAAACATTCAAGTTTGTTGATTTAAATTCACAAAACTTGATTGTTGAGATATTATGTATTAGTCTTTTTTGTGGGAATAATTTGTTGTGAAACAAGTTATTCCTTTTTTATTTTGGTTTTAATATGCGTTGGTAGTATAATATAGTTGCAGATTCTTGAAATGAATTGAAATAACATAATTAAAAACCATATAAGTGATGATACATATTGCAGTTTATTTGTTTAACATCATTATTCGCGTATTATTTGCATGGTTGATGTTTGTAATGTTTAGTGGTGGATATTTCTTCTTTGCTGCTCTATTTTTAATTTGCACATTGAAACGAAGTTGGATCGTATACGACGAAAAGTATAGCAAGAAAATTTACATTAACACACATTATGAAAAATAAAATGAACATTTTTATATATGGAAGATAAGAGATCTAAAACCAAGACTAAGAATAATGGTCAGGTTTATACTCCTGATTTTTTAGTATCTAATATATTAGATTATGTTGGATATACTGATGGTAACATTCTACAAAAGCATGTTATTGATAATAGTTGTGGTGATGGCGCATTTCTGTGCTGTATAGTTGATAGGTATTGTAAAGATTATATTACTCGAAATGAATCAATATATGGCCTTAAAGAGGACTTAGAAAGGTATATTCATGGTATTGAAATAGACACTATTGCTTATGATAAATGCCTTGTAAATTTGGATACAATTATTTCAAAGTTTGGTGTTCAAGGTGTTAAGTGGAATGTTTTAAATTGTAACGCTTTATCTGTTAGCACATTTAATGGAATAATTAGTTTCGTAATTGGCAATCCTCCGTATGTTCGGCTACATAATTTAGTAAATCACTATGAAGATGTTAAGTCATTTAGCTTTGGTAAAGATGGTATGACAGACATTTATTTGGTCTTTTATGAATTAGGACTGCGTATGCTTAATAAAAATGGTAAGCTGTGCTATATAACCCCAAGTTCTTGGTTGTCAAGCCTTGCAGGAACAAATATGCGGAATTATATTATCAAACATAAGAATCTTGTTAGTTTAATTGATTTAGGGCATTACCAACCATTTGAAGGTCCAATCACTTATACAATGATTGCTTTGTTTGACAAGCAAAAAACTTGTGACAATATAGATTATTATACCTATTCAGAAGAAAATAAAGATAAGGTATATGTTGATACAATTCCATATGAATAGATGTTGATTGATGGTAAGTTTTACGTTGGTACATGTAAGGAATTGTCGTTACTTAGATTGATAAAAAATACAAAACTACCTTGTAACCATGCAAAAGTAAAAAATGGGTTTGCAACGCTTGCAGATAAAGTTTTTATCAAAGAATTGCCATTTTCAAACCTTACCATCCCCGTTTTGAAGGCATCCACGGGAAAGTGGATGAAAGCCTTTTTCCCATATGACTCTAACGGAAAACCATTATCAAAAGAAGAGCTATTTTCTTATCCTGAAATTGCAGAATATTTAACTAAGCATAAAGCAGAGCTATTAAAAAAGCAAACAGAAAAACAAAATCCAAATTGGTATTTATATGGCAGAACCCAAGCAATTAAAGATGTATATCTTAAAAAATACTCGATCAATACAATTATTAAGGATGTTAAGTCAATTAAAATATTTAAAGTACCAAGTGGCTCAGGGGTTTATAGTGGGTTATATATCCTCACAGAAGCCCCTTATGAAGTGCTTGAAAGTATTATAAGGTCAGATGATTTTATTGATTATTTGAAGATTCTTAAGCACTATAAAAGTGGTGGGTATTATACATACACGTCAAAAGATTTAGAGCAATATATTAACTACAAATTATCACAAAATATAAAAAAATTATGAACGATAAAATTTGGAAAATCATTATCCCTTTAACAATTGCCCTTATTTCAGTCTTTGTTGGGTCTTATGGTTGGAAATTATGTGAAGAAAACCATTTGGATGTTCCTGGGACGGTTATTGGAAAGTCAGAAACTGCAGTATCACATCGTCATTCAAGAAGTATTTCTTCCGAATGGTGGTTTGCTGTCAAGCCTGACAATAGTGAATATAAAGCCTATGATGTGTGTGTAGATTTCGCAACATTTGCAAGTTACGATATTGGTGATCATGTGAGCTTTAAAGTCATGAGTGAAGCTGTTAAACCAAACGGACACGATGATTTTATTGGAATTACTTTAGTTCTTCTTAGTATCGTATTTGGTATAATTTCAACCTTTGTCTTATCTATTAATGTTATTACTAATGAGCCGTAATTGAAAATTACTTTTAAAACAAAAAAAATATGAACAATAAATATTTTAAAATTCTTTTATATTTAACGATTGGTTTGATTTCATATCTTAGCGCATCTTACAATTATAGATTAATTAAAGAAAACCATATTGATGTACCAGGCACTGTTATTAATAAATCAGAAGCAGCAAGCTCACATCGTTTGTCAAGTAGAGTTTCATCTGAATGGTGGTTGGCTGTCAAACCTGACAATAGTAAATATAAAGCCTATGATGTGTGTGTGGATTACGCAATATTTTCAACCTATAAAATTGGAGATCATGTTAGCTTTAAAGTTTTAAGCTATGAAGTTGACCCAAACGGTCATGATGATACCATTGCAATTATATTATTTGTGTTTAGTATTGGTGGTTGCATTTTCTCTTTTAGTAGTTTGTTTAGTAATATTTTTTGCGATGAGTGTAATTAAAAATAGATAAAAATAAGAATAAAAATTAATATTGTTTAATGAAGAATTTAATTAGTGATTATGAAAAATCTGTAAATGCAATCGTTAATGCTTTCAAGAAGAAGCAAGGTTTAACGTCAAATGATGATGGTTATTGGATTGGTGACCAAGTTGGGGAAATCTATGACTTTGGTGTTGTATATACATTTGATTTCCGTGACATTCTTACAGATATTAAAGAATCAGCAAAACCTGATGAGATTTTTAAGTGGAGAGAATATATGTTGAGAATTTGGGAAATTAACAACATTGTTGGTCACAATCTTTTAAATGAGATTAATTACCGTAGTTGGCTTAAGGGTTGTCCACGTTTAAGTGATGAAGAATTGGATAAAGCAAAAAACAAGTGGAAAGGCTTTGTTGATGAGATTTCAGAGCTTGCAAAAGCCACAAAAGAAAATAATGAATCACCAAATGAATAATGCGGTTTAATGAGATAAACAGAGAAGAGTTTAAGAAGACCAATCGAATATCAAGACGTTTCAACACACAGTGGCGGAAGTACGCAGGCCGTAATAGCATTGGGGATTGTTCCAACCTTTTTCAAAGGTTGCACCCCACTGATTATTATGACTTTTATGTAAAATACACAAAAGACGGAGAGGAAACGGTACATAATCGTTCAGAATTTAAGTATTATGGACGAACAGAAGAAGAAATAGAAAAGGTTGCCAAGAAATATATGTCTGAGTGTGGCAAAACTTCTTATACATTAGATGAATTTATAATGAATGTATATATGCATGTCATAATAGAAACATTTGATGGGCAAATTAAGGAACAAGAAGTTTGTCAATTACTTGTGAATATGGGTTATACCTATGAAAGGCCTGAAAAGAATGAAGATAGTCGCTTTGGAATAGACTTTAAGGTTTTTAAGGGTGATGAATTGAAATTTATTTTGCAAATTAAACCAATATCATTCTTTACGGGCATTTACAATCGTTCGCTTATATTAGACAGGATTAATGCCTTTGAGAAACAATCTTTGGTATTAGAAAGATATAAAGTGCCAACATATTATATGGTATATAAGGCTGACAATGATGGACAAGTTGGATGGCTTAGTGAAAATGGTAATATGTGTTTTGAATTAAAGCGACTATGTAATCAAGAAAATGGCCACCCGTATGAATTGCCAAAAGAATATGTTAAACTATGAATTGTTTTATCAATAATGAATTTTAAAGATAATTATAAAAAAGAAAAATATTTTTATGAAAGATAAAACAATACATAAAATTGTTCGTAGAGTTGTCAATGAGGCACTTGGTGTAAATTCATATGTTGAAAATGCCGTTGATGGTATTATTAATAGAATTTATGAGCTTGAATCCAATGGACAGTTAGAAGAAAAAACAGTAACAGTTGAATTTCCTGTTTTAATTAAAAGAGGTAAACTTGATTACAACTTAATCAAAGATAAAATGATTATGGTTGAATTTAGAATATACGATTTCCAAAGTAATGAGGATTTAGAATATTTTAAAGAAAATTATCCTGAAATTTTTAATGAAAAGATGAATAGAGGTTTAGCATATAGTTCTAATACAGAAAACGGTCTACCTATGATTAAGATTTCATTAGTTCGAGCAGGTGGTAAAATACAAAAGAATTCTTATGATATACTTCAACATGAATTAGACCATGCGCTTAAAGATAGTCTAACAAATAAAAAGTGGAATAAACGTAATAATTACAAATATAAAATGGCAACTTATATGATGCATGATGATGATGGTGATGAAAACAAATATGCTAAAGCTGCTGCATGGATTGTTTATTACAGTTTTCCACATGAACGAGACGCTTTTGCTAATGGACTTTATTCTGAGTTAAAACACTCTAATCCAACTAAAGAAAACCTTGATGAATTAATTTATAACAGCAGATATTATAGGATTATTACTTGGTTGAGAAAGGTTTTACCTTATTTCAACACAATAAAAAGTGAAGAAATAGAACTTGTTAATCGTATTCTATCTATTAGTTTTATGTGTGACATCGATAAAATTATTAAAATTGGAGAAAAAACGTTATCTGAATATGTTCGTAACCTTGGACGAATAAAGACCTTGATACTTCAAAGATTACAATAAAAGAATAATTAAAATTTATGTTTTATAAAAGATTTAAATTTGTAAAGGATTTTCAACAACCTGAAGGTACATTTCCAAAAGGTGGAGAAGTGACAATAATGGAAGGACGTGTTTGGTACAATAACGGAATGGTGCAAAACGCTTATGCTGAATTACTGATGGATTTAGTGGAATATGAATCCATTAATGGTTGGAATTATCTGCGTGAAGTTCCAATACCTTACAATAAGGCTTAACTTTCCACTATTATTATAATATTTATTTATTATACAGTTCAGGTTTCTGTTCCGTTTTTTAAATAAACATTAATACGTAAAATAATGGTTTCTAAAAATTTTTTGGAAAGCGTCAAAGATGATGCTGCTATACTTCACAAAGAGGCCGAAGACGGTAAAGAAGTTTGGTGTGTCAAACTTGAAGATGCTTTTAAGGCCATAGAAATGGCACGAGAGGAAGGCAAAGAAGAGATTAAGGATAATACCCTATATGTGGTAAAGAAAGGCGATTTCGTGACTATTTACAACGAAAAAGAAGATAAACACGTAGTTGGAAAGATAGACAGAATAACAAAATCTGCATTCTATTTCTTAGCGACTAATAGTGAAGAAAAGACATACAGTCGGGATAATTGGACATTGAAAATTGAAATATAGTCTCTTCGGAGATTATATTTCTTTATTATTTAAAATATTAAATGAAAAATGAAAAAAGTTTTCTTTACTTCTGATTTACATTTTGGGCACCGTAACATTATGAGACATTGCCCAAAACGGTTAGAAATATGTGGTGCATCAGATGTTGATGACATAACCACTCATGATAAATGGTTGATAGATTTGTGGAATGGAACAGTTGATAAGAAAGATGTTGTGTATATGCTTGGTGATTTTTCATTTAAGTCACCCGACGACACTAAGAAGTTACTCGAAAAACTTAATGGTAAGAAATTTCTAATACTTGGCAACCACGATAAGTCATCACAACATCTAAATAGCTATTTTGAACAAATTACGCAGATTAAGGAGTTTTCATTCAAAGGCTCTGTATATCCTTTCATTGATGGTGTTTTTAATGTTTGTATGAGTCATTATCCAATGTTAGATTGGCCTGATAAGCAAAAAGGTTCAGTAATGATTCATGGGCATTGCCACGGTAAGATGGATGAGGTAAATGAATTAAGTGAAGATTTACGTGTAGATATTGGCCTTGATGGTGAGTTTGCTAATTATCAATTTATCTCACTCGAACAATTATATAATGCATTTATTGCTAAGAAAGAAAATATATCATATATGTAGATATTTATATAAAAAGATATATAAAGTATTCCATGACTAAAAGTAGCATAATTAAAAGACATAATAATAATGACGTGACTGTTGTAAAATAGTCATGTCATTTTTTTTATAATAAAAAACAACATAATACAAAACAATGCCAAAAAATAAAAAAATTAAACCTGAAGAAGCATTAGCTACAGATTATGCACCACAAAACAAGAATTTTTTTTATAAAATTGAATTAAAATGTAAAAATCAAAAACAGAAAAACTTTCTTAAATTACTTAAAGATAAGAAGAAAGAAATCTGTTTTGGCGTGGGTTCAGCAGGTAGTGGAAAAACATATGTATCCATAGCATATGCACTTCAAGCAATTAAAGAAAATAACAAATATAAGAAGCTAATTGTAATACCGCCAACGGTAGAGGCAGGTAGTAGAGATCTACATTTAGGGTTTCTATCAGGTGACAAAATAATGAAACAAGAACCTTATTGTGACAATGTTTATTCGCTTATTGAAAATATAATCTCTAAAAGTGGTAATAATGAACCTAAAAAACTTGCACGTAACATTATTAATGAATATGTAGAAATTGAATTAGTAAATTTTGCAAGAGGCAAAACATGGTCTAACTGCATCATTGACATTGAAGAAGCTGAAAATTTTAGTAAAAAAGAAATGCTACTACTCCTAACAAGAATAGGTGAGAACTGCAAAGTAATCATAAATGGTGATGCTGCGCAGAAAGATAGAAGATATTTAAATAATGAAGATGATGGTATGACTTTTTATTCAAAAGCATTAAGTGATTTAGAAGAGGTTGGATGTGTTGAGTTTACAAATGATGACATCGTTAGAAATCCATTAATACAAAAAATTATTGACCGTTCATAAATTATTATAAAAAAAAAAATAAAACCCAACGATATTGTTATCGCTGGGTTCATTTTTCACAACTCTACGGTGTATGTGTATTCTACACTATGTGAGCAACATTGTTCACAAAATCCTAAATCCTCATACTTTCCAAGTTCACTAAGAAGTTCTTCGTAAAGCATCTGCAAAACACTTAAGTCCGTCTCATTATTAATTTTATCTTTCAGTTTGTCGATGAAATTTTCTTCGTTATAGGCCTCGTTATAGACAAACACAAACATACTATTATATTCATAGTCATTAAGGTCTAAGGAGTTAATTTTATCAACAACTAAGGTTGCATAGTTATCTCTACGTTTTTCTTCATTATCACTTTTTTCAACAAGAAAGCATAGAATTGGTTTTAAAATTGTATTGATTTCATCATCAGTTAAATCAACAAGCTCTTTATTGTTAATGGTTGTGGAAAATGAGCAACCGTCCAAATAACTACATACAAACTTTTCCATATTATTGGTCCACAATTTTAATAAGATTTAAATCTGTTAATCGAGCTGATAAAATTCCAAGATATTCTGTCATAACATCGAATTGTTTTTTCATGAGATTAAATTGAGTATCACCAACTTTTTTATCAAAATCGTCTGAAAAAAGAGCACTTCCTAATTTGTTGTGGCGTTTAGCCAAATCAATTGTTTCATCAATCAGTCTTTGTTGCCAATCTTCAATGTCTTCTGTTTTAAATTTTACGCTATACTTCATATTATTAAATGTTATTAAATATTATTTTTAAGGACTTGGCTAACAAGTTTTCCATTAGCCATTGAAAATTTCTTCTGAACTTCTCCAAGAACATACTTCATATTCTTCATGGAGATTTCCATGTTCTTAGATTTCATATCGTTAATAATCTCTTGTGTATAAGCCTTAACCTCTTCATCTGTGGGTTGCTTAGGGATGAATTTATTGATATATTCCAATTCATTTTTTTCTGCTTCAGCAAGGTCTGTACGTCCTGCCTTATTGTATTGATCAATGCTATCATTACGTTGAGCAGCCATCTTCATGAGAATCTTAATCTCAGCCGCTTCATTCCACCCCTTAAAATCTTTCTCCTTCTCAGCTTTAAGAAATTCAGCCTTAATAAGTTTATAAACTTGAGTGCCAACCATATCCTTAGCTTTCATGGCACTCATAATCAATTCATTAATTTCTGTATTAAGCATAATTTATTCTATAATTTTTAATGTAAATTTATCATCAATGTAGGCATCGAGGCCTTCATATCTAAAATAGTAGTCTGTCGGAATAAGTTCTTTTCCAACCCAAAGTTTATAACACAATGCGTGATAAGCAAGTGGTACTTCTTTAAACTTATAATCCCATTTCTTTTGTTCACCTTGCTGTTCATTAATAAGGACATAAAACGGATTACGTTCTTTATCATTCTTTTCTGAATATAAGCAAGCTGATTTAAGCGTGTAAACATTGTATGAAACTTCAATACCACTATAATTTTCCGCATTCTCAACAATGTTTGCAATGTAATTTAGTAACATTAACTTAACATCCTGAGATAATTCGTGATAGTCAATTACCTCAAACACAAGCTCATCAGTATTGAATCTCTCCAATTTCAGAACACCAACTTTGTCATTAAAACTCTCATAGAATTTTGACATAAGATACTTTTCAATGGCAATCTGTCGAGATGCATTACATTTACCAAATACAACTTGTCTTGTATATTTAGAACCTTGTAGATATTTTGAATCAATGTAATGTCCCACATACTCTTCGTAAGTGTCTTTATTCTTTACAATTGATTTGTCAAAATATTTAATCACTTGGAAATTTCCCTTCTTCAAGTCAATTGAAAGGAAGCACTTGCCAATATTATCTAAGTTATAAACATTTCCTTTTGGGAATTTTTTTAAATCTTCGGTTACATTAAATTTAGACATATCAACCTTAAGAAACTCTTGATACTTTTCGTTCTCTAAGATGTCAGTAATCATCTTATCACGAATGATATAATAAGTGTTTAAGAACTCATTAATATCTCCACTGTATTTAGTATCAATCTCATTGCACAAGCTCTCCCATAAACTACGTGAATGATAAAGGTTTTCATACAAATCAAGATAGTAATCAAACTTCTCTTTATCATGCAGAATAGGTATCGGCAAGTTATTATCACTAACGAACCGTTTACACAAATCTAAGTTGAACTCTTTTTCTCTCATTTTATTAATTTATTTTATAGAATTTGTTACCTGATTTATGCCATGTGCCACCATCAGATGAAAAGTTTGATGAATTGTCATCATCATCGTCGTTATTATTAAACATTTTATAAATGATTAAAATAATCGCTGCAATTAAGCAACACTTAAGATATAAAATCATTTCATATTATCTTTATTGAATTATCTTACATAGATATTATACAACAAAAAATGAGCAAAACCAAATGCTTGCTCATTAATTTCATTATTTTAATTAGATAGTCGAACACAACGTTCAGGTTCAAGGAATGTGAACATCTTTTCATCAAATTCACCCATTTGGCCAAACTGTAATGCTTCATTCCCTTCAATGTCGCTCATAACGACAACACCATAATTTTCGTCGGTAAACATAACCACATATTCATGGCCTTTATATTCACGTTTACCAAGGTAAGGATACTTTACTTCTTCCATTTCTTCCATATCAATATTTTTATTTAATTTATTTATTAATAGATTTTTTTTTAATTTTTCCAATGCTTCCTGATCATATTTATCATTAATGTAAGGAAAAATTGCTCGTTTTGAATCAAAATAAAGATTTCTCATACAATCTTCGAAACAATTCGCAATAATACCTGCCTTTCTTAACATTATTGCCTCTTCTTTTTTACCTCTATATGCCTTCATGTCAAGTAACGTGTCAACAATTCTATTCTTAATTGTGTTAATTTCATGATCAACAAGAGAACCTTCTTCGGGCAAGGGTAATCTCAGATATACTTCTTTATAAATATAATCACACACCCATTCTAAAAAATCTAATTTCCAAAGATTTTTATCAATTGCAGAGCGATTAGTTAAAAGCATATTTTGATAAATCAAACGTTCTTTTTCGTTTTTAATCTTTGTATCTATTTCTTCTAAACGCATTAAATGTCTGCGTTCAAATTCAGCATCAATTAGGAATTGATAATCATCATATAGTTCTTTAAATGAACTGTATCGTTTTTCTTCTTCCATATTCTTATGCCCTATATACAACTTTATTATCAACGATTCGAAGAATAAAAACTTCGCCATTGAACCAATACTCATCGACATTATCTTTTTCCAATTCTTCTTTAGATTGGTAGTCACTATGACGTTCTTTGATTAGTTTTGTGATTTCTTCATTTGTGCCAACAAATAAATGATCTCCGTTAAAAATATAGTCGACATCTTTTTTTGCATCTTCGTACTCCTTATCCAACCATTCGGTATTATATTCCTTAACTTCTTTACGCCAAATAAGATTGTTGAGCATACTTTGAGTTACAAACCAATACTTCATTTTAACTAATAGAGAGTCCTTATCAAATTCATGTTCTATTTGCCATTCTATAATATCATCTGTAAAATTTTCTCCAACCGAATTAAGAATACGATTAAGATTAACAATGAAATTGTTAACCATCATATCTTCAATCTCTTTTGAAAAGTCATTGTCGTAAAATTCAAACAATAGTGCTTTGTCAAATCTTTTACGATGTTCAAGAATATAGTCTTTATTTAATTCAAAGTATTCTTTTTGTTGGTCAAAACGTTTTCTATAATACTCTTTACTGTTATCACTATAATCATCAAAAAGTTTGCTGTAATTTTGACTTCCGTCTCGAGTAATACAGTCCCATTCGTCTTTAAAAATCAATTCACTCATATCAAATTATACCTAATTGTTGTTTTCTTATTTTGATGACAAAATCATTGACAAATTCAACATCAATTTCATCAGGCAGCGTGGACTTGGCAATTGCATCATCCATTTCAACTTTCTTTTCTTCAAGAAGTTCAATTATCTCATCATATTCATATTTGTGCATTTTAACGTCCAACAAGAAGTCACGGTCAATATTACGACGATTTACATTAAAACCCTTATTTTCAGCAATTTCAATGCACATATTCATTAGTCTGAAACTATGACTAATGTGCTTTGCATCATAGTTTTTTTCTTTATTTTCAGCATAACGAATAGGATTACGATTTTTTACCCAATCTTTATAGTCTTTATAGTCTTTACAATGCTTAACAAAACCATTTTGATTGAATGACATATGACAAATTGGTTTATCATTCTTATCATCAATCGATGAAAGCCTTACTTCAGTACTATCATCATTCTTGAAAATACCACGATAACCAATTGGTTTTTTATTTAGTTGAGAAATATCACCCAACTTAATTTGATATTCTCCCACTAAATAACGACCCAAACAGTATTTTTCGTCATCACGATATTTTTCACCACTTGCATATTCACGATTCTTTTCTTTAAAGTATCTCACCGCATCAATGGCTTGATAACCGACAGCCTCAAAATGTGCCCCCCAATCATAGAATACCCCATAATCATCATGCATATTTGGGATCTTATTAAGACCACAAAACTCAGTACGCAAGCCACGATAACTAAGCCAATTCTCAATTTTTGTGCTGCCTTGGTTATAATACGTATAACAGAATGATAATGCAGTTCTACGCTCCACTTCCTTTCCATTATCGTTTAAGCATTTCTTTCCAAGCGCACGAGCCTTTTTAATTTGTGAGACAGCATAAGCCCCAAATGAATTAAAACAAGCCTTTGTAACAAACTTATCACGACTCTTCTTTAATTCAGTGATGATTGGGTGTTCATAGTCTACAAACTCATCATCAACAAACAATGCTTCAAGCACTGTTGGGTTTGATTTAAGTAGAAGTCGCATGAATTTATTAAATTCCCATGCAACATTGTCGTGTTTCTCATCACTCACTTCATCTTGATAATCAAAACCAAGACCAAGAAGTTGGTCAGGAGGTGCAAGATAAACAGAACACGTGTCAATATCAGATTTACCCTCAATAAACGTACCTTGGGCTAAAGAACCTCTTTTATACTTATACAAAAGAAGGCCTTCCTTATCAATATCTTCAAAAGTTAAAGTTCTCATATTATTTTATTTTTTAATTGTTTCTGAAAGCAATGCGTTTCCGCAAGTAATGCGGTCTTCATCTTCTTCTTTGGATGGCACAAAAACAATTACGTCCCAACCTTCATCCAACAATGGTTGCTCAAATTGACGATAAACGTCATAATCGGCATAGCCACTCACTTCAAAACCATTTTCGATGGCTGAATGTGTTTCATGAATTGGGGTGATTTTTACAATAAATTTGTTTTTGTCAAATAATTTAGACAGCTTCTTTGCATCAAGAATTGTTTCTTTTGTTACCGGGAAGTTAAGGGTGTATTTACGACCAACAGGCATTGGTAACTTATCGGCAAGTTTTGAAATATCTTCTAACGATAAACTTTGTTTTGAAAATAGCACATCACGTTGTGCATCGTCAGTTGAATTAATAGAAAATTGAAGACCCGCCTCACCATTGTATTCTTTATTTTTAATGTGACACCATTTAAGGATAAAATCTTCAAGATTTGGGTTATGTTTTGGCAACATAGTTGAAACAACGGGGTGTACTGTATCGGCTTCAAGACCACATTCTTTTACATCATTACGAAGAATTTTTTCTGAATAGAATAATACATCTTCATTCCAAGTTGGTTCACCCATGCGAGCAAAGTGTACATTAAAACGTTTGGTGTGTTTACAATCCTCACCAAGAATTATCGTTCTAATTTGTTTGCTCAAATTTTGCCAAGAAACATTTCCATGATACCCACATTTAGGCACATCACAAAACTTACAAAATTCTTTACAACCATGTTGAGTGCTAATCGTTGCAACCCACTTATATTCAAGGTTTACTTCTGTATTGGCAACACCATTAATTTCTTTTGTAAGGCCAAGAAAATCAGCTTTAATATTATTTTCTTTACCATAATCTCCAACGGTAAGAAATTCCAATTTATTATCTATGTCGACATAAATCTTACCTGTATGTGTCTTAACTATTTTCATAAACACCTTATTTTTTTTTGTTACATCTATATTATACAACAAAAAATGGGAAAAACCAAATGTTTTCCCATTAATTATATATTATGTATATTCTTGTTGTGCTTCAATATCAACTTCTCCCTTATCGTAAAGTGAAGCCTCTTTCATTAGGAAGTTCTTACACTTAAGTTTAAATGCTTCAACCAAAGGATCCTTATACTTACGAATAACAATACCTTCACGATAGCACTTATTCTTACACAGAGGTTCAAGTTCTTCCATCCCAAAATGTTCCTTATCATTCATCATTTTAAGAAGAATGTTTTCATGCCAATGCTCATCAAGTTTCACATCAGGATACAAATTTGAGAGAGTACCATGATATAAAATTTGAATTGGGCGAATCTTATTGGCAAGTTCAGGATGCTCAGTGATGATATTCTTAGTCCAATCATGAACATCAACAACCTCCCATTCAGTTTTCTTACCATCTTTATTGGTTACAATGCGGTATGGCATAATAAAGAACTCACCGGGCTTACAGCCATAATCATAACCGCCTTGAATAGGAGAATTATCAGCATAACCACAGATTTCTCCATATACAGTCATACCATCAGTGATGAATGGCTTAAGAATCTCGTTAGCCTCATTCCAAATATCAAACTTATAGTAACCATTTTCATTACCATTCTCGTTAATGAATTGATTCTTAATTACTGAACGAGAAGAATAAATGTTATCATATTCTTCAACAAAATCAGTAATACGATACTTCTTAAGACATTCAAAGTTATCAACGAAGTTATTGTACCATCTTTGATAGAAAGGCAGATGAATAGGATTTTTTACCTTAATATTAGCACAGATGACCGAAGTTCCGTGGATTTTACAAGAAATGGTTACAATATCGTCAGGATTAAACTGCCACATATTCTTACCCAATTGACTTGTATCGTAATGGAATGAAAATTCTCCCTCAATCATGCGGTCAAATCGCTTTAACTTTTTATCACGCTTATTTCCATTCTTTACGTTATTTTGACGGCCACGAATAGGTGGCATATAAGCCTTCACAAACAGTTCACCATCTACAGTATCGAGATCAACGTTAAGATAGTCCTCCATATTTACGCTCTTCGCCTTTGGGCAATATTTTACCATTTCATCAAGTGAGAACAAATAACCCATTGAGGGAGTCTTCTTCAGTCGAATCATTCGCACACGACCATTATGGGTAAAGAAACCACACATTGACTTAATCTGTGCTTTATACTTGTCACGTTCAGCATAAATTTCAGTCAATTCAGCAGAGTTATCCGTATTGCTAAATTGAGTTTTAATCTTTTCTTCGCACTCTTTAATCTTCGCACTCAACTTATTAACCTCGTCAGCATTAGCATTTTTCTCGTAACATCCAACCTCAAAAAGATTGTTTACACTAAGGAACTTTTCATTCAATTGACATTCATTAGATGCATAGAAAAGAATATCCCCTTCTTTAACTTGATCCTTACGAACAACTACCGAAGCATCACCAATGAATGTTTGTGCAAGGAAGTCACTTCCCTCAATCGGCTTGAGTGTTCCAATCTTTACCACATTGACACAGTACTCGGACTTACCATTCTTGCTCATTTCAAAAATGTTATTCTTTTGCATATTTTTTAATTAAAAGTTATTAATTGTATTTATCATTTATCATAAACATCGATGACTTTAAATGTTTAAAACTGTTTTTCTAATTTATCAAATAAATCCCGGTATTCTTCATAATGTTTTTTTAGTTCTTCATGATTCATATTAAGGAGACCCGTATTAATTACACGGTTTAATTCTATCCATTCTGCATTGGATAATGTGATTGAGTGTTCTTTTAAATACGGAGAAGGGTCTTTACCATTTTCTTTAGCGTATTTAATTATTTCTTCGTTAAAAGTTCGCATGTTACAAATTATTTATCAAAAACAGTTACTTAGACCCAAACAAAGAAGTGTTAAATTAATTATAATATGATTATAAATAATTGCATTTTCACTATATTTGCAGCAAAAATTAGTCAAATTGTGTAATATATTCATCATTTCTTACAAGAATTTTAAATAAATTATTGATTAAATTTACATAAACGATTACCAAAGAATGGGTCTTTTTCAAAATCATCGTAAAACCGTACATGAAAATCTAATAAAATCTATGATTATGTTTAGTTTTCACTTCTTGCTTCAACCTATCACTACTTTTTAGGAGCACTTATTGTGCTCGGTCATCCATAGGAGGATAGTCCACAAGCGTTAATTCGGTGCTACAGATACCTACTTATTTAATTATTTTATTTTTTATACAGCAATTATCCTACGACCTTCGTAAAGTATATTCAATGCTGCATTATAATCTCTATCATGATAAGAACCACAATTTGGGCATTGCCATTTGCGTTCACTTAACTTCAAATCCTGATAGATATACCCACATTTACTGCAAGTCTTTGAGGAGGGATAATATCGCCCAATTAAAACAACTTTCTTATCGTTTTGCAAGGCCTTAGTCGATAAGGTCATCTTGAATTTATAAAAACCAACTTCCTGAATTGCCTTTGCAAGTTTGTGGTTTTTCAACATCCCACTTGTATTTAAGTCTTCCATGTAAATGGTTTCGTAATGATGTAACAAATAATTAACAACAGAATGAATATAGTTTTCCTTCTTGTTGGTTATAGTTTCAAACACCCTTGCAATGCGTTTGCATTGCTTATGGAAATTACTCGAACCTTTACGTTTCTTGGACAATTGACGTTGTAATTTAGTCAGACGTTTTTCATCTTTCTTAAAGAAGTGCTTGTTTTCAAACACTTCTCCGTCAGACGTTATGACAAAATCTTTAACCCCAAGGTCAATTCCAACATCACGACCCGTTTTGTTAAACTTAATAAGCTCATTATCGTTCATATCAACAAGGATGGATAAGGTATAACAACCACTCTTGGTTTTCGATAAGGTTGCACTCCTTATATTATCCTTATATTTCT